TGTCGGGAATTAACCACCTACCAAGCCGACGACATATCCAATATGCAACGTTGGCGCCATGAAGTATAGACCACGCATAACAATCTATCTTATCTCTATGTTTGGGATGTATTGGGACATAATAAATCGGAATAGATAAACGTGACTTCTCGGTATATTTAATATAAAGGCCTGCTTCGATTGAAGACGGGTCCTCTACCCAATCCCCCACATAATATTTAACAACTGGTGCTATATCGTCATTGCAAACTATCCAAATTGATTCACAGCCAGCATAAGCACACTCTAAAACCGAACGTTCTATTAGGTTCAGATCGGGAGATACCGGCATCAAAACACCATGGCCCGGAATATTAAACTCTGTAGTAGATCCTGCAACTGGGATTATTCCAGCCAAGTGAAAAGAGTTTTTATCTAGTTTTCCGAGTTCCACCGGTGCATCTCACAATAAAAATATGTTCTCGGGTAAGTCATCATTTATGGAATAGGACTTTTTAAATTTATAAAGTTCTCTCCTGCTGTGTTCTAAAACTATACTGAGATGATAATTCTTTTCGGCAACTTGACGGGCTGGTCCCGAGAAGCCATTTCGCATCATCAGATTTAATGCTTTAAGTCTGGCCGACGTCTCAGAATACTCAAACTCTTTCAGGTGCCGCGGCTTTATAAACGATTTTGTATAGCAGTCCTTAAAGATTCCATTGTTGCCGTCTTTTCTAATCGAAGGATAAAAAACCAGTTCCCTAACAAAATCTTTTGAGGTTAAAACTCTACATGATGGTTGTTTGGCGCCTCGCTTTATATCGAACCAGTCATATACAACGTACTGTTCTACACTTTCCTCTGCGGGTATACCCTCCACCCGTTCTAAATTAAAAATATAGAGTTCATCAAAGGAACACTTGATTAAATTATAGTTCTCCGTAGTTATCTTGACAAGATTCTCATCGATCCTAATGTTTTCTACGCGGGATGGTGCCAACAACAAACCTCGCATACCCAATTCAAAGCTTAATCTATACCACTCTAGTGAATCCTCCTTGTTTGTTATTTCATTTGGTGTTTGTACGTCGTTTACTAGAAGAGTTGCGTTATTTATATTGGCGTAACGAAGAGCCTGTAAGGTATAACCGACAACAACCTTTTTTAATTTTAATAGAGCCGTCATTCTAGATCGAGCAGACCTATAATATAATTTTCCTTAATAACCGTAAAAGAACTTCCAGAATATTGTATACGTTGAAGCATTCGAGCTTCTACCACCAAACACGCGCCCTCCATCCAGATGCCGGTTGACGTCTCACTTTGTTTTACAACGCGTACAACGACAAATGGTTCCTCGGAGGGCTGGTAGTCGTGGGGTAATAATATCGCTACTTCGTTTTTCTTTTCCTCAACTATTTCAACATATACATAATTATTAACCGGTGTAAATATCATTTATTTTCCAAATCTTGTATCGCGGCTTTGATTGCCTCTTCCGCCAGGACCGAGCAATGTATTTTAACGGGAGGGAGCGCCAGTTCTTCCACGATATCTGTATTTTTAATCTGTGCGGCTTCCGTTAAAGTTTTTCCCTTAATCCACTCGGTTGCTAGAGAGGAGGCGGCAATGGCGGAGCCACAACCAAATGTTTTAAACTTTGCATCACAAATACAATTATTTTCGTCTATCTTAATTTGTAATTTCATCACATCCCCACACTCCGGGGCGCCGACTACCCCAGTACCGACTCGGGGGTCCTTTTTGTCCAGAGATCCCACATTCTGTGGTCTTTCAAAGTGGTCTAATACTTTTTTAGAATAAGCCATAATTTGTTTCCCCTAACTAAATGATGAACCACACCCACATGTGGTGTTGGCATTCGGATTCATAAATTTAAATCCTTGTTGCTGTAGTGTTGTAATATAGTCTACAATAGTATCTTTTAAAATTTCAGAACTATAAGGATCTAAATAAATATCCACCTCTTCATAGTTCAAGCGAATGTCTTCTTCATCAGTTTCGGTTTCAATGTTTAGGGCATAGGACATCCCCGAACAGCCTCCGCCCACTACTCCTATACGCACCATCTCTCCCGCCTCTAAGACCGACTTAAGATGAGCTACTGCTTTTTCTGTAAAATTTATCATATTCTAATTAGCTATCCGCATCTAGCAAAGCCACAATTATTACAAGTGATACAGCCCTCAACGTAAACCAATCCTTCGGTACCACACTCGCCGCAAGTCTTTTCTGTTGCCGTTTGACCATCTGGAATATAGTTCTTTAAAATACGAGCAATACAACGAGCAAAACTAAACATATCGCTATCTCGATCCTTCTGTAACTGTTCCACAACATACTGAATATTCGCTCCATGGCGCAGCCCGAGCGAAATCATTCTAGTGAAAGCAGAATGGTTGGGATTATCAAAAACTTTAACTAAATTTTTTACAACGATGCTGTCGCCGTTCCTCCCAATTTTTAAATCATATATAGAATTCATTGACTTTCGAGAGTGCTTAACCAATATGCCTTCGGTATCTTTGGTTGGAATCTCAATCAAATTTGAAAGACCCCCCATAATTTCATAGGGCTTTTCATCCATAAGGCCAACTAAAATAATCCACCTCTCTCCCTGAATCGTGGTGTGATGAATGTTACAGGGTAACTCTGTGGGGCGCTTGGGTGCTTTGTGTTGCGGAAATCCAAGGTCTTTTCCGACAAGAAGCACACCCGAACGTGATCCATCTACATAAACTGTGATCCCCTTGAGCCCACGGCGCCAGCCTTCCATATACAGATTCCCCACCAACTGAGAAGAGGTACCCTTTGGAAGATTAATTGTTGAACTAATGCTGTGGTCTATATATTGTTGAATAGCCGCCTGAACGGCGACTCGGCGCGTCCAATCAATGCTGTCGGACTCTACAAAAAAATCAGGTAGAGGTCCTAGAGTTTTGAGAGGGTGCTGCTCAAACCACGCTTGAACATTGTGGTGAAGCACTTCATATTCTACCCACCTGTCTCCCATATCATCTATATGGTCTTCGTCAAGATCCTGCTCATCATGGGAAAGTTTGCGACGTCTAACATAAGAATTTCTAAACACCGGCTCAAGGCCGGATGAAGTCTGTGACATAATAGAAACAGAGCCAGTTGGTGCATTTGTAAGAATTGATATATTGCGGCGCCCATGCTTGGCAATCAACTCCTTGAGGAATGTCGGTAACCGTTGAATAAACTCGTTGTTTTCCTCAACACTCCAGTCAAAGGCCGGAAAGTGGCCACGCTCTTGGGCTAGGTAGACGCTCTCTTCGTAGGCTGCGTCCCGTAAAGTGCGATAGATTTTTTCAATGATTACAATGGCTTCGGGACTATCATATGCCAGATTAAGGCAAGCAATCGCATCGGCCAAGCCGTGAGTACCTAGACCAGTTCGGCGGCCGTTGAATGCAGCGCCATAAAGTTTAGTCCAAAGACTTTTTTCATCATCGGTGTCCGCACACTTGCGTATATTTTGTAGCTTTTCTAACTCCAGTTCTACCAAGTCATCAGATAAGCGCATTCCTACCGCTGAAACTTCTTTCAGCTTATTAAAGTCAAAATCTGCATTTTTTTCAAAAGAATTTTTCACGAGACTTTTCAAATTCAAAGAGATGAGCCTGCACGAGTCATACGCTGAGAGGGGGATCTCCCCGCAAGGATTGGTGGTCTTGGTCTCGAAGGCTGCATATGAATGAGCCGGTAAATTCTTAGTGATGTTGTCCCACATTAGGAGCCCGGGCTCTGCGGTTTTGGTGGCCGACTCGATAATGGTATTCCAGAGAGCACTAGCATCAATCTCGGATGTGTATTCAGGGTGTTCAGCATCGACGGGGAACTGTAAAGTAAACGTATCGTTGCTCTCAACAGCCTCCATGAAGCTATCGCTTATCTTTACGGATACGTTCGCCCCCGTTACTTTAGTTAGGTCGTGTTTCATCGTCACAAACTGCTCAATGTCGGGATGACGCACGTCCATCGAAATCATCAACGCTCCGCGGCGGCCATTCTGTCCAATCATCCGGCAGATGTAAGAGTAGAGATCAGCGAAACTCCAAGCCCCAGTAGTAGTGCGAGCCGAATTATTAACAATGCCGCCAGTCGGACGTAGGCCACTGATATCAAGGCCAACACCGCAACGCCGCTTAAAAAGATTAGCGAGGTCTTTGCCGGTATCTATAATAGACGAAATGTTGTCTTCTGGATTATCGATAACCACGCAGTTAGATAGAGATACATTAACATAGTCATTTCCTATCCCCATCATGGGAGAGCCTTGAGGTACAATATATTTAAAATCTTTTAAATAATCATATATTTCTTTCTCAGATAGAAGGCTTCCTTTAAACTTTTTTTCAATACGAGCAAATTCTTTAGCCAGGCGGCCGTGCATATCATCGGGGGTTTTTTCTACAAAATTGCCTTTTCCATCTTTGAGACAATATTTTGTCAAAAAAACGTTTGTTGCTAGTTCATCATCGTTAAAATATTTTAAACTGGCCTCTTTTGCCTGTCCTTCAGTGTACATTTTATCTACCCCCCGCTTTTAAATTTTTTATATTTCTCTGCCAATTTTTGTTTTTGTGCCTTCGGTGTGATTTCCTCGGTTTGTGATTCGTCCGGCTCCAGCACTTTTAAAGTGACGTTGCTAGTATCCATAAACATCGGGAAAACCATACCGTCGGGCCCATTTCTGTTTTTTGCAATAAAAAGACGTCCCGTATTTGTCAGTTTGTCATCCACGGTTCTTGATATACTAAAAATAAAATCTGAAACGAAGCATTTATTAAACGCCTCGGATATTGATTCCATGGTAATCACATCCGCATTTAATCCCGACCTATTTGTTTGAGACGCTGTCCAGATAGGACATGAGTATTCCTGGGCTAGGCCGCGCAGCTCCTCATAAATCGATTCCAACTCATTTCTTTTCTCTCTTTGTGAAGAAACTGGTCTGAGTAGGTCTGCATAGTCCACTATTATCATATCAATATCGATGTCTCGCATTTTTAACCTTTCGAGGTGGGTTTTTAAAGTACGTGTGGAAGCAGCCTTTGTTGGATATTCCTTAATAATTAGTTTTCCATCAATATCTTGAACGTCTTCATAAATTTTTTCTTTGAAAGAAATCAGATCATTAATCGGAATTTTGGTTAAACAACTGTCGTACCTAGATGCCACTACTGTATCCATCAATTCTAGGGTGTAGTGTATCACGTTTAGCCCCTCTTTAATAGCCTGAGTTCCTAAATGTACCAAGGCCATTGACTTTCCAGCACCAGTTGGGGCAAGTACCACTCCAAGCTCCTTCTTCCCGAGACCACCTTTACAAATATCATCAATTAAAACCCACCCAGTGGCCACTGGCTCTCGGAATCGCGGCTTAAACCTCTCCTCAAAATCTGCCTTCCAATCATATCCAGAATTATTATCAACACCGAGCTTTAGCGATTCATTAATAACCATTGAAATTTCTTCAAATGAAGAATTTTGAAGAAGACCTATAGACTTAATCATGGCGGATTTTAGATTTTGTTTTTTACAAAAATCCAGCGACGTCTCCTTGATGAATTCACTATTTTCTGACTGGGTCACCATTGTACGAGCGTAATATTCTCTTACTTGTTGTTGAGTAAGTTCGTTTTCGTCGTCTATATTTGATCTTAGAATGGTGCCCAATATCTGTCGCGAGGGGTGTACGCCATATTTCTTTCTATATTGAAAGATCTTTTTTACAAAGAGCTTCAGATATCGTAACTCTAAAAAGCTAATGTCTAATACTTCTTCGATTTGATCTGCGAAGGGTCTGTCGTCTAGTATAACCGCACATAGTTGTTCTTGAAACGATTTCCCATATTTTGAAAAAGTAATTTTTTCTTGTAATTCCATTCCTGCCTCTAAAATATTCTATGCATTTTTAAGTGGCTTATCGGCCGAAATGCGATTCATGATTGCATAAAGATCGACCCAGCTAAACACACCAAATCCGTCCTCATTCATCATTTTAATAAATTCAGTTCTATTATAATCATAAGCAAAATTTTTGAACCCATAATCAATTTTCTTTTGGGTTAGTTTAGATATGCTAGGATTATACAGTTGCATGAGGCGATAGTTTAATCTAATTATCTCCTCATTGTCTGTTATGGCTTCGTAAAATTTTGGGCGCCTCTTGTCATCTGGCTTAAACTCTCGACAATACTCAACAATCTCCTTTAAAGAAAAATTTTTATTTTCTCCAAGGAACGGAAGTCTCTTTTTAATGGTCGGAAGACCCGCACCGCCGACCCCTTTAAGATTATCTGATTTGTCGCCGGCGATTGCCCGGGCGGCCGCAAAGTTTTTAGGATGAATGCCGTATTCTTCTACTACATTATTACGATTATGAACCTTTTTTTGAATAGGTCGAAAGAGAATTGTTTCACCGTCGCAGAGCTGTAAAAAATCTTTATCACTAGAAACAATAATCTTTTGCCACCCGGCAAACTGCGCAGATTGGGCTACGTATGCTATTACATCATCGGCCTCAACTTCTGGAAACATGTACTGCACGACGGGTAGTTGATTGAGATATTCTAATAGCCGCGTCTGTTGCCAAATTTTATTTTCCAACTCTTCATTCTCAGTTAGATCTGTCTCTCGATTGAGGCGAATCGGCTTGCGGCCCTGCTTATATTCTTTAACTATCTGTCGTCGTTTAAGGGATCCTCCGGGGCCATCCCAACAGACGGCTATCATGTCGGGTTTAAGGTCGCGTGAAAGCTTCTGTAGTATCTTTAAGAAGCCCTTAACGCCTCCTATGGGCTGTCCATTTGTAGACAGGCTCGGGTCCACGATGTAAGCCCTAAAATACATGTTCAGGGCATCCACTATCATTACTCTTTTCATAGTCTCATACTTTCTATTCTTCCATTGCGATCAGTATACACAACTCTCTTTATTCCCACGTGTCGCATCGCATTTTCGCACATAGGGCACGGTCTGCTCATACGAGGATGACCCTCCTTGTTTACTCGTGCGGCGTAGACAGTAGCCCCTTGCGTAACTGAGCGATCCATTCCAAGAATGACACCAAGCTCTGCATGCAATGTAGCATTTCCTGTGTTAACTTCACGAAATCTTTTTCCAAAGTGACAATGACGGTGTTTATTACACGCCATGTTTCTTACTGAGCTTCCCCTAACAAGAACAGCGCCATGTCTAAATTTTCCATAGTCTGATTGTTCTGCAACTTTTTGTGCGAGAGATATATAGCGTTTTGTTTTCTTCAACTGAACTCCAATAGTAAAAGCTCCTATAAGTATAACCTATAGGAGCTTCGGTGTCAAGGGTTTAGTTAGAGTTTATTCAGCTACCTTGGCGAACGGCGGTTTAACGTCAACTTGCCCCTGCGCAAGTGGCTCTTTCCATGCAATGCCACCAGTCTGGGGCATAAAGTCGCGCGAGCCGGCGCCGGGGACGGGTTGTGAAGTTTGTCGCATTGAGGCTACATTTGACCAGATATATGCCGGCAAGATTTGTGTAACCACCATTTTGTGAAATCTATTTTGTGAAATTTCAGATAACAGCCGTTCGGTTATTTCAGAATCCTGCGCGCCGTGTGGTGATTCTTTGCCCGATGGGTGACTTTGAGCGGTGCCACCTTCTTGTTTGAGTTTTTCAATAAATCCTTTACCGGCCTTCCATATTGTTTGTGATGTTTTTATAGGAACATTTTTCATGATCCACTGTTTAAGTTGCGTTTCATCTATGTCCAACAAATTTGACCCCTCCACACTTTGGATGGGAATTTTCTTTGCCTGAAGTCCGATGGCCATTTGGACGGCCTTTAGGGCATCAAGGGGGTCGACGTCCGCAATTGTTATGTTTACTGCCTCAATTGATGCATTTTTATTGCAAGCATATACTGTTGACCATCGATGGTGGCCGTCGATAACATATTGCCCGTTAAAAGTCACAATTCGTTCGACTACTGTAAATGGACCATTGCTTGCAACTTTTTCTATAAATTGGGCCGGGTCCTTAACGAGTGGATAGGCCAAAGATTTATTAATATCAATCTCATTTTGAGTGGGTTTGAGTTTTGCAACAGGAATCGCAACATTTTCAAATCCAAATTTATCATCGCTCGGATCGCCATCCTCTAAGCCAGCGCCAATAAGAGCCTGCGTTTTTGGGTCTTGGATATTGTTCCCGAGCCATTGAACAAACTGTGTGTACTTGGCACCCAGAAGATTTTTCATTGACATAGGTTCGTCTTGTTCATTCAAGTATCTACGCCAGTTTTCCATTACAAGTTTCATAGGGGTACTCCACTATAAATAGTCTCGGTTATTCTTCTTCTCCATCCAGCGTATAAAATTCTTCCGCTTCTCCGATGCGCTTATCAAACTTCATGATAATTTCTTCATCCATGATCTCTAATACGCGATTTCGGAACTTTTCATCTTGAAGTTTACCTACCCAATGAGAGCCCATGAACTTTTCTTCAGTGCCATCTTCATATACGAGAGAATACCAAGCGCCTGCCCTCTTAATCCTTTCGGAGCCCTTGATGGCTTCGAACCAAGACTCTTCATCCTGAATTCCAACCTCTTCACCCCATAGAATCTTAAAGGCACAATTACGTCCCTGCGTTCCGAATCGAGACTTCTCCAGCTTCACCTTAACCTCGGATCCGATACGGAAACCGTTGTCGTCAAGTACAAAACTTGCCTTAGCCTTGCGACCCGTGAGCCAGATTCTGAGTGAATAGGCATAAATCATTGCCTTCCCGCCCGGAGTGACATACGGAGTTGTCATAGCCTCGGCTGGAAACCGAGTAATATTTGTTTTAAGCTGGTTTAATACAAGAAAGCTAGATTGACTGTTCGCTATGGGGATAGTAAGCTTTGACATTCCTTTCGCAAGAATGCGAGCCTTCACTGCCATGGATGATTGAGGGTTGAAATCGCCCTCTACATCAGAAATGGACGGTGTAAGGGCGAGTGAATCCCAGATAAACAAGGTTCTCTCCGCTCCGCTATTAAGAATACTCTCAATAGTTTCAAGTACTTGCTCAACAGATTGGACCTGAACATAGATAAGTTCATCTAGATCACAGCCTGCGCGTTCTAAGAACGAGGGGTCGATAGCCGACTCTGCATCCATATACACCACGGCCATGCCCATCTTCTGCGCATTCCCGGCTATTTGTGCTGCCATAAATGATTTGCCTGTTGCCTCTAGGCCAGCAATTTCTGAGATTTTTCCAATTGGAATTCCGGCCAATTGTCCTCGACGAATAATGCTATTAAGCCATCGTGACCCGGTAGGAATCCACTCCTTTACTTCGGTGGGGTTTTCATCATTAAGATTATAGGCCACCTCCATGCCAGAGGTTTTGTTAATAAGAGTTCGAAGGTCTCCTATGGAAACCTTTCCGGCGGTTGATTTACTCCGAGCCATTAAGATCCTCTATTCTTTTCTTCAAGTGTTCAATCTGAGCGTCCAGGCGCGCCAAGCGATAAACAAGATAGCCGGCCCCCAGAAAAAATGCAAATGCGGGTAATAATTCCACGTTCTTCTCCTTACTTGGCCACGCAAATGGCCATCAAACTGTTAGCATATTCATTCTTATACGAGCTAAGATGATCAGCTGTCTCAGTTTCATAAAATTTATGCTCTGCCAGCGAACCAGCGAACCAGTTTCTTAGCAGCGCCGTTTGAGTTTCATCACTGGCTCGTGTATAAAATTCTTTAATATACGGATGTGCGTCATTAATACAAATAACTATTTCTCCATTATTATCGAAGTCATACCACCAGGGGTGAGAACCCGGCATCGGAGCACTAACATGGCGCGTAAGTATTTTCTTATAGGGCTTGTTGGTGCCAGTGCCGGAGTTTTTCTTAGCCGAGCGTTTGCCCTTATCGGGCCCGCGGCCTCCAGCAGGATTTGGAGTAGGTTTTCTCTTCGGAATTCCTATGCTCCCAGCGTTTTTAGGATCTACAATCTTTTTGATTTCGCGAGCTTCAACAGCTGCAACCTTCTGAGTGTTCTTCTTGGAAGGAGTGCTCCAGCGCAATCGCGTACGACGCTTAAGCTTCTGGACAACTGGTCTCAGGACCGCTTTCAACTCGGCACTTAGGTTGGTTTTATTTTTTTGTGCAGTCGCACCAAAATGATCATCTAGTTCGCTAGTAAAAATCACCTCAAATCGTGCGTTGCACAGCTGAGGATCTCGACCCCACAATCCCGAAAGAGTGGAGGCGCCAACAATTTGACGGCGCCCGCGAATTAAATAACCTCCAGTCCCCAGCACCATGGCCTTGCTCTCATCGCCCCCTTTATTACGGCGGCCGCGTTCTCTATCAACCCGGGAACATTCCCGAGGCTTCAAAAGAGAATAATTAAAAGCGATGGAAGAGTCTTTGAATTCAACTTCTTCCGACCCGCTTTCGACTACGCAGTCTGGATGATCACGATAAAGGGGATCGTACCCTCCAACGACATCTGACGTCTTAAGGCCTTTCCCCCCTTTCTTAAGTACTTCAATGATAATCTTCATACCCGCATCGATAAGGGGCCGAAAGCTTTCGCTCAAAAATTTTACAAGACGATTCTTCATAAGGACGGCGGTCTCAACCTCTAGCCGCTCGTTACGGATATTCGTCAGATAAATCACCGTACCGGATTCTTGGTCTTCCCCGCCCGGCAAAAACTTATAAAATATCTTTTCACAGTCTTCGCTAATATTAATAAACTCTGCAATATTCTGAAAAGTGAGAGCGCTGCGGTTATTGATATCTACCTGCGCTCCGAGCAGCTCTCCATCTGTTGTCTTAGTAAGAATGCACTTCGTTTTGGCTAGAAAAAATGAAGCTGCTGTTCCGCCCATTCCATACTTGCCTAAATCCTCAGGCGAGTGCTCGGCCGTACCAGCGAAACGGCATGCTTGTTGGAGGATCTCCTGGCCCATGCCCTTCCCGTTGTCTGCAAACACCAGGCTATCGATCTGGGCGGTCTCAGCGGCCTCTACGATAGTCAATACTATCTCGGCAGCGCCAGCATCCGCTGAGTTGTCAAAAACATCTCCTATAGCATACTCAGAGGTGTATCCGAGGGAGGGAAAAATCATATCAAACAATTTTTCTACATCGGGGGTGGTGTCCATAGATTTATCACTCATTGTGGGGGGTTCCAATCGGTTATATCTTAATCATACCCGTTAAGGGCGCGTATGTCAACCTATATTTTTTATTTTTTGAGACACCTGATAACCCTGTGCCTCCCTGTGGGGATTGGAAAACTACGCTACAGCGCGCCCAATTCCGCAAATGCCGCGTCGACAGCATTTGGAGCAGTGGCCTCTGTGGTGTCAGTTGTGGTAGTCTTAGTACCAAACTTTTCAGTCTCAGAGGAAACAGCCTCCACATCAATTAGGTCCGAATTCATGAAGGTATCAAGCAACGTTGCGACTTCTTCGGTCGTCTTTCGCTCAAACAAACCATCAAAATCCGGAATACTTTCTAGCAATTCCACACAACGTTCTGGCGTCATATCTTCACAAAGTTCCGAGCTTCGACGACGAGGAACAAGCTTCGTCTGCGGGAACGAGGCGCCGGGAGGTTTGCCATAAGTAAGGGTTAAGTCCGTTCCTGTTTCGGCGTCAGTAATGTCACCATATTCCGGATTCAAAACGAGGCTAAGAAGGTTTTCATATGCCATCTTACCATAGCCCCAGATCCTTACTCCCCTGTCCTCTTCTCCGCGAACCATAACCGGCGAGAAGAAACGAGGACGTACAAAAAGGCTCTTTGCCACCTTCTTACTGCCATCGTCATTGTTTTCTACGCCGTCGCGCCACAGTTGAGAGGCGAATTCGCACACGGGGCATTCTTCCCCATAATTACGCTTAGGACATAAAAATCCGGGGGTATTTCCCAGGTTATAATGGAACCACTTCTCCTTAAAGGGATCGCCGTCAGCAGTCGGAACAATCCGAATGTCCTGATCGCCATCATCTGGGCGCCAAAAGTTGTCTTTATCGCGGTTTTCACCACGAACAGTTGCGAGCTTCTCTCGCATTTTATCTAAATTAATAGCCATAATATTTTCTCCTTGTTGTTAGGCTAGAGTACGATCAGCCAATATCCTGATCGTCTATTTCACTTATATATGATTGTACCACAGAACTATATTTAATGCAATAACAATATTTTTTTTCGTAGTTTGTTCTGTATACCCCATATGATATGTTAACTTTTTCCTCGACCTTTTCCTTTACGTAGGACTTTATTTTTCCGAACAAAGCCCCATCGGTCTTCAAGTCTTCATCATTGATTCCATAATAGTATACCACATCTCTCGGAACTTGCAAGTCATAAAACCATTTTTCTTCATTTTCTTCTATATCTAAAACACCGAAAGTAGATATCCTTGCAATTTCATGGGGCTCGGTAAAAGTGCCCAGAATGGGTTCCGAATTTTTAAACACATTTATCATGTGCATGGTGTTTACTATCGCTTGATTTATAGTATCATAATAGCTAATTATTGGAATCTCTCCTACGCTTTTTTCAATTTTCGAATTAGAAACGAGATACATCATTTCAAACATACCAGAACGTGCGTACTCCTGCAAAACGTTTTTTACAATTTGCTCTTGCATGGTTTCCGTTTCGCTCAAAAGCTCCAAATCCGGTTCAATATAAAGTATGGTTATTGGGCGGGGCATCAATTGTTGTAGAAGTGAAAGTACACAGCCAGTAATCATGCCGGCGCCGCATAATACGAATATGACGTCTCCCTCTATTTCTTGTAAGTCTTTCTTAAAGTTTGGAAAATTTTTTTCATAATCTTCATGAGAATTTTGTTTGGGGATGTTAAAACATCGATCGCCCTCTAGGTCATTATCAAATTTATACACCTCATATTGAGAGAATTTAGAAAAACAATCTACGACCGCACACCCTGCACGACCCAGGCCCATTATATTCATTATTCTTCTTTCCGATACATCATAAATTCAATTTTTTTATATTTCCAAAACTTTTGCCCAATGCTACGTTAACTTTATACTCCCCAAAGTCAGTGTCACCGAACATACTCATCAATTCTGGTATCATGTGTCTTTCATCATGTTTTAAATCTACTATAATAGAATCATGCAGCATAAAAGCAATTCGACTGCCTCTATTCTTCAAAAAATTATGAATTTTAATTGCTCTAGAAAGCACTAAGTCGCTGGTTGTACTTTGAACAATATAGTTCAAAGCATGATGATCGTCAACATTTTTTATACACCGATCAAATTCGGTAGTTACATTATAACCGTCCCAGTATTTTTCTTTAACCAGCTTTTTATTATAGTACTGCTCAGCGCGCTTATTTGGGCGCGCGGAGTATAGCCACTCAAAAATCTTTTGTTTGGCCGCCGGTCGTGAAATTTTATTATTATAAATATGTTCAATATTCCACTCGTGAATGTCGCCGCTTGGTTGTTCCACCCCGGAGAGCCCCAAGAGAGTACGAACCTCGGCCGCATTGTAGTCCAATTCTAAAAACCAGTCATTGGTTGGATGAAGACAATTTCTAAACTCTTTGGGGAGGGTCAATATGGGAAATGTATTGGGCATCGTTGTCAGTCGCCCGGTTACGGTGCCAAAAGGATTATAATGACAAATCCAATTAATTTCTTGTAATTTTTTTATAAAATTTCTACCCTTTACTGATACAAGTTTTGTCATAATCGGCTCTATATCAATATTCATTTGATGTGAACCAATGTCGAACAGCATTTGTATAAGACTGGCCATAAAATTATAATTTTTTGGTTTTATGTTGTTCTCAATAACGTGTTTAGTTATCTGGTCCTTTGCTTTACAAAATTTATAAAGAAAATACTCTGGCACCAGGTCATAGATACACACGTCGTTCAAATTTAGTTTGGCTATATTAAAAGATTTGGAGTACGCTCCAGCCTTTTTCACCACTTCATCCCATTCTGGCCTAAAACTCTCTGGGCATGCTTCCGTAAGCGTGGCACCACTAGCGTAGATACGAGCATACTCTATATCACGGTTTTGTAGGGACGGAGAATAGCACCATGTTTTTGCCGCATTATGTGGTACCTCGTCAAAGATTAATTTATTATCAGCATAGTATCCAACACACTTGCCCTTGCTGTCCAACGTTTGAAAATACAAAAAGGCCCCCTATTGATTGGCAGAATAGTTATTTCCTATGCTCATAGTAGCACCGGGGCCGGCATTAGTCAAGGAATAATATAAATTTGTCAGATAACTTTGGCTGTAAAGATACTTTCTGTAAACCGAATTGACATATAATGCTGCATTTTCTAGGGGAGTGTGGTTTTTTCGCGGAATAATCTTATATTTCTCGCGAGCAATTCGGCGCAAAAAGTTAGTTTTGAGAGGAGTCCCCTCAGATTCTATCTCTCGTAAATTTATATACAAATCAATCCAATCAAAATCCGTCATGAGGGCATCTAATTCACTCATACTGGTTGGAACTCGCTCATGCAGCGTGACGTTTGTTTTATATCCACAAGCTGGACCCTTGAATACTTTTTTCTCCAAGAGCGGTTGAATCTCTATGTAGCGGTTATAAAAATTAACAAAAATTTTCTTAAGATTGGGGATATCTTCTAGGCAGGCCAAATCGTAATAGTCACTGAAAAACGTAGCCTCGGTAGGAACGAGGCCGGCGTAGCGCGCTTCGTTCAGCACGGTGTCATTAGGGAACCTCTCCTCATAAAGTTTCATAATCTTATCCTCAGAGCCAATTTCTATTGCCATCAAAGACGCCTCGGTGAACAAATCAGCAGTTAAAATCCATGGCATATACTTATTGACTATAAGTCCAAATTTTTTTGCGGAACTTACATAAAAATCAAAGTTCGGATTAGATATAAATTTTTCATATTTAATTTTATCATCGCCGGCGTCGAAGTCTGCTATCTTAATAGAAAGACCAGAAACCATTGGGCTCACCAAATCTGTAAGAATAACATTTGTCATGGTTACCGGTAAAATGTTAGCAGACATTTTAAGAAACGAAGTTATTATTGGTATAAAAGTTTTAAAACCTTCTATTTGATCATGTCGTTTCTCAACATAGTATCTCATAAACCCCTGAAATAGATTTTCAACATACGCCGCATACGCTTTCTTCGGGCATGTCCAGCCGGCAGCAGCACTAATCGCAGCAAGATTGCCATCCGTTGTGTTATTCAGTCTTCCGTTGAAGTTGGCACGTGCCATGTGACCAGAAAAAGCTTCAAAGGAGGCAACAACATTATCAGCCGCGTATATCCTATCTTTTTTTACGGTCATAACTGGCTCTATTTTTTCATTTTTAAGGAGAATGGTGTTTTGAAAACGATCTACTTTCCCATACAATCCTTTGTCATACCACGTATCAATTGGGACAGGGCTTACAACACCTGGGTATATTACCTCTCGATAAAGTGATCTCTGATAGTACATGGCCAAAGCAGATAAATTATTAGCACCTTCCGGATTTCTAATATCTTCTCTTGTGTAGTGGAATGTTCTAGCCATCTTTTTTACTCTACCGGGGGCTCATTTGGACCCACGGGATTACCACTGGGGTCGTAAAGCATGCCGGTTGGCTCATCATAGACGTAGCCGGACTGGAAGTGGCCCATGGGGCCCGTCTCCACCTCGATCGGCTCACCATTCTCATCCTCGGTATATACATGCATTGAATCGAAATATTCCTGTACAGTATCCCTCTCCAGCCTGCGGGAGTCACGGCCATCAATACGGTCTTCGGCGCGGCTTCGAACTGTTCTCGCGGCCATGCGCGCCTCTACAACCAGTTCATGTTGCGCTTCGGTGAATCCCAATTCTTCTCCTCGTCGGCGCGCCTCGATTGGTGAAGGAAGGTCATCGCCCGGCGGAAGATCAAGTGCCGACATGGCGGCGCCGTGATATGTTTCAGCAAACTGAACAAATGGCAAATCATCTGGGTGATCGGGTTGAGGATCTCCGGGTGCCTGATATGTGACAAGGGGCACCGTCTGCGTCTGTCCAACCCTGACCGCCTGGTGTAGCGCCTTAACATCAACTTCAAAACCAGCCTCGCTAATTCTATGATTTACGCTAGTAACCAAAAAATAGCCTCCTAGTCCAAGAAGCCTCGCCAAATTTGGAACGGATCCCTGGGCAGAAGGACTACCGGCACCAATTGCAGAGGGGTTTATATAGATAAATTGTCCATTTTTTAATAATGTATTACCTATCAATTTCAGATTAACGCTATAAAGTTCTCGTAATTGGTTTGCGCCTAAGGTACCCTCTTTTTGTATCTTTGCCTCCCTAAAGCCGGGCATATCCTCGCGATTAAAACTAATATTTTTGACCAAACCTGCTGCGGAGCCTAAATAAAAATGATATATACCCTCGTCGTAATCTGTGTGCCAGTTCCCGCTTTTGTTCATCTGTGGAAGAGAGTCGGTAGAATAAATAAACAATGTTGATTTTGGTGTCATGCGATTGTGGTGTCGGCGCAGGCGAGCCGAGATCGACTGGCCCCCTTCCAACGTTGGGAGTTGCGAGGCTAGCCGTGGGTTTTTCTTTATCCTTTCTCTAAACCAAGATAGAGAGTTTCTTTCACCGAGGACTTGGCCCTTGAGGAAAAAATCATTTGTAGCAAATCTAAGAGGCACCTGGGGGATGTCTCGAAAACATCGGCTGCTAAGGGCGCGCCCTACGAGACTGGATAATACGTCTTTTATAAATTGATCTAGGTAATATTTTGTAAGAGACTTTTTAACAACCTTGTTGAAAAACCACTGATTGAATGCATCAACTGATATGGGAATGCTGGCCATATCTATATGTTCTATAATTGTGGTGCTATCGCTGCCCAGGGGATTGATATACTTAAACATCTCGGCAGCATATGAGGTTCTTAACCCCCCGCATTCTGCAATATCTTTTATGTTAAGCACCTGATAAGCAACAAGCGGATCAATAAATTCAATACTCCCCATTACAAGTTGAAACGTTTTACCATTTTGTTTAACTATCTGAGGTAATTCCAGTACCGAGGTAATGAGATCGCCAAGATAAAAATAGTGTATATCAACATTATCAGCCGGCGTAGCATTCTTAATCGTATTTAAACTACTGCCGATCCGAGCAATCCCATCCTTTCCTAAGGCTGCATCGCCATTTTCTGCGTCTTCTAAAATGGTATAAAGGGGAGATGCGTCTTCAGTTGCGCCGGCAACAGTAATCTGGAAGCCGGCCTTACGAGGATCATCAGATTGTTGATTGCGGGCCCTTTTGGCACGCTCGACAGGAGTCAAATCTCGCCATGGCTTTCTAAGGAGCGACTTCATTGGCACCCTTATTCTGTTTATGTTGCCGCTTTCATACAATTGTTTTAAAACCCGCCGATATTTAATTAATCGATCTTCTCTTTCTAAGGATATCTGTTGATCTAGGTATTCCTCAAAGATCTTTTTGTCCTCAGCGGTAATTGAACGATCTCTATAGTCCGCTCTCAGTTGCGCTGCTTCACCATCGGGATCCTCAAAAATATCCTTAAGTTCCTCCTCCCCGGAAAAAATATCCGAGAAAGATGATCTCAATATTCCATCCAGCGCGGCTTGATATTCCACTCTTAATTTTACTGTACCATCCTGTTGAAAGTCTATACTATGGCGCGCCAGTTGTAAAAATAATGTTTTTCTTTGTTGTTCTATGGCTTCTGCAAGGGCTTCGGGATTTTTAACATTAGGAATGTTCTCCAAACCATCGGGCACACTCCATCCTACTACTATTTTAATTCGATATAAAGCCCCTTCATATATTTTACTGGCCGCATCGCAACCTCCGGTGGCAGGGGGTGGGTTTTCGGGAGGCGACTCTGACAAAAGACCCGTCTTTGTCTCCGGAGCGATAATCAAATCTAAAAATCCCGGTTTTTCCAGACCAGCTTGGGATGATACATCGTCGGACGTAGTTTGTGATGGATCTATATTGTGTCTAAAAAGATCGTACATACTCTGAAAATGTACCTCTAGGGTTGCCGAAATATTATTATCAACCTCCTCTGGCTGTACACCATCCAACTTCCATTCAAAACTTTTAACTCCGGCTCCCGCCTGTCGGGATTCGCGGCCTTCGAAGATATTATCGATATCTTCTCGTTTTGTGAAACTTTCAAATGGCATTGGATCTTCGCCAATCGGAGCACCCGAGGGGTCGTCTTTATCATATACCACGCGATAAAGTTTCATATAGGGTACCATATGTGCATAAACCGAAGGAGACAGATTCAGCATGTGCATTGCGCTGTCATCTTCGAAGGGCCCCTTGTGTAGTGCAGAAACAATATTACCTGGGGCGCCATCTAATATTCCAAAATCACTATAAGATCGCCGGCCGGCAGCAGCTGAGATTCTTTTCATGTTCTCGACCAAGAAACACTGCTGGTCCCAGGCCGACGCCCCCTTTTTGAGTTTTACTTTGGGAACAGCTTTTGGTTTTTCTACTGGTGGCGTCCAGTCGCGATCTTCTCCTAAAAACGGAAAAGAATCGAGCCATTCTGCAGTGGCCTTGTCTCCTAAAAGTTGAATTTTCACAAAATCGCGGACCGCGGCTACATCTTCAGCAGTAATCCTGCCGTTTTCCGTGGCATGCATCTTCGCCTCGACGGCGCGCTCGATAACATTTATCGACATCTGCGTCCCACTAACGTGGATAGTCCCCTCGGTACCGCGATATGTACCGCCGAGGACGCCGTCCCAATTATCAAAAAGCACTTCTCCGGAGCCCGCGTAACGAATCTTAATCGCGCGGGTCTGGGTACTCCCGTATTTGGCCCACCAGCCAAAAACTAAAAAAAGTGCTGCGAGTTCGCGGTCTATTGTGCCCGTATCTAGTAATTGTGATGGCCCGGGACACCCGCCGCCGACTCCCGGGGGCCCATTGTCATTACCGAGAAAGACCCGTATAAGGGGCCTATCGTCGTGACCCAGCTGTTTCCCGGCGGTCCACCGGCCGGCCTGAGTTTCCAGGTGCGCGTCGTTGGCCCGGTCGGCCCAGGTGGGCTCGTCGCTGAGAACGAACTCGTACCGCGGAAACTTCAGGTGCCCCCACCAAGTTTTGCTGTAGTTATTGGGGTTTGGAACATATATCAGCGGGTGGTCCTTTCCCCTACACCGGCCGGCGTAGAGTTGTGGCGTACCGAATCCCCAATACTTTAAATCCTCCCATATCCCCGTCTTCGCGAGATCGACGACGGCGTTGCCATAATCGGTAATAGTGCTGACATTATAGGCGGCAGTTGGAATTATATTTTTTTGGCTCGCCTTAACATCCGCGACACTGCCGAAGCCATACCAATTATGATTATATTCTGATCCAAATTGAAGGCCATCGGTGCTCATGGCTTCTCCGATCGCGTATTTGACGGCGCGCCAGAAGCGCCAAGCTTCAAACCACTCAGCCGGCCATTTGGGCCGTGGCCACTGCGTCCAATGACTAAATTGCGACATCATCGCTTCGTCACCGCTCCGACCAAAAGCCTTTAACGCATCCTTGCCGCCATATATTGTTGGAGGAAATTTCCGTGCATTAGGGAAGCGCTTGTCGATGTCTTTAGTGTCAAAATGGTTGCCCTTACCAAAAAACCGCCAACCCCATTTTCTGAGGTCGTTCATCTTGAGCGTATTCCAGCCAGAATATTTTTCTATTCCCATATTAAATATCTCACCGGCTAAACCCCGAAAATGTTTAGGGCGCGCTCAAGGGGCATTGGAATATATACCAAGTCACCAAGCTTCAAATGTGCCTCTGTGGGGGTTTGATTATACCACGCTATTACCCACCAATACTTTGGATTTTTATAATAGTCACCGGCAATTTTATAAAATCGATCTCCAACGGTCCAAATATGTTGAATCGTGTTCAAAGTTGCTATCTCACTAACTTCCGGATAGTTAATTATAGACGTCCCGTAGTGCCTTATTAAATTAACTCCCCTCTCTTTAAAAAAGTTTTTATAGTGAGGATTTTGATTTTTAAAGATAATTCTGTCGTCGTAACGCGAAGTCATATTTAGTCAAGCCCCAGTAATTCACGTCGAAGGTCTTGACGGCTAGCTCTTTGTTCACGGCGCCGAGAGCGCAATTCTCCCATATTTTCACGAAAAGCCTCGCGGGGAATCTCGCCGGCTCTGCGCTGTTCTCGAAGGTTCCGGCGGTTTTCTTGATTGGCGCGTCGATCGGCGCCCCTTTGAGCGGCTAAGGCTTGGCGCGTATTGGCAGCAGCAGCGCGTTGTTCGGCCGGAGAGGGGGTTCGCGTATTATTTTCGGGACATCCAGCATTATAGTTCCAACCTTGATTTCTCTGGAGTGACTGCCGAGTGGCCCGGCGTTGGGGTGAGCCTGGTCTTCCGGCCTGCTGCAAAATGTTTTGATTCGCTGCCTGCTCTTCTCTCATTAATCGTTCTGTTCGGCCGGCTTCTGAATTATTAATTGCCGAGTCCGGAATCCACGGACCATCGGCGCAGGGAAGCTGGGTTCCATCGACAGGGGCAGATATTTCCTCGCCGGCGCCGTGGGGAAAATAAGTGTCGCCGCCTTCATCGCCGCCAAAAATATAGCCACCATTCCCAGCACTCCAGCCCATCAAGTGGGTGTGTATAACATTAAAAGTGACATTAAGTTTAAGTTGTTGGGGATAGAGATGCAATTGACCCTCAGGACTATTAATAAAAAGACCAGCTTCGAAAGTAGGGGTGTACGTCATACCACTAATATATCCAACAACTCCGCGGTCTTGATAATATCCAGAAGCAATAAGGTTTGTCCACTGTATTTCCATCAATGGAGACGACTTAAGGGTATTCGCAAAAGTTTCACCAGATTCTGTATATACTGGGTATAAAAAACGTATCAACTTGTCCATTTTAGCAGTATTGTTTACTGCCTCTGGTTTGTTTGCCGCAACTACATCGAGGGCAAGCGTAATAGTTCTTCGTGTGTTTTGAAAAGTTACCAAGGGGTCCATTCGCCCATATGCAGTTTCCTCGTTCCATGAAGACTGGAAAGCGTCGGAAAAATCAGTTACCCACGCATTAAATGCAACACTTTGCCCCGTTGCAATATGTTTAAATTTAACCTTCCAGAGCGGATTTCCTGGATCGGCTATAAGGCCCGGATTTCCAGTTTCTCTTTGGTCTATTTGTGGTCCTGCCATAATGTTACCCTTAGAATATATAGTTAAATTTTAAAATTAAGTATAGCCCATCAAAAGCTTTCTTCTAAGTTCTGGACTGTCCAAGGATTCGCCAACTACTCTGGCGAATTCGCGGCCTTCGACTTGTAGAATAATAGGCCCACTGCTGCCTCCCGTCGCGGGTGTGCGCTGCATGGCATCCAGTTTGCTGTTCAGGCCCTCTATGGCCCGTACAAGCCGTTCTGTGGTGCCTGCTGGCGTTACACGAGAGCCTGTAGGGGCCTCTATGAGTTCAGGTCCATGTTCTCCTACAACCCCCAGAGAGCCTCCTCGCTTTTGCTTCCACATTGCATGCGCGAGAGCAAGTCCACCACCCAAAAGCACTTTATGGACTCCGGGTAACGTTTCATACTTCATAAAGAGTTGGTCAGTCCTGGTCATAACACCACCCTGAGCGAAGCCAGGTACGTTGTTTTCGGCCGCGGCGCCTACAATGTCCATTCGTGCCGCGGAGGCCCGGCCGGCGCCGGCCGTCTGGGCACTTTCTACTTTTTCTTTTGCCATCGTGCCCAATTTCTCTGCGCCGCCGGCAGCATATTTCATTGCCATACCAACACCCAACATTTTGAGGCCGGTCATTATCATAGGAACGCCGAAGACAGCCCCAGCGCCAGTAAATAGAAGCATTACGCCGGCAATAATGGCTAGCGCCCCGACGACGGTCAAAAACTTTTGTACTTGATTATATAGTCTTCCCAATACTTCTGTAAACTTTTCACCACCTCCTGCCATATCTCTTAATCCGTAGATTATTGGAAGAATTATGTCTTCAATAAACGGGCGCATATTGATAAGCGCTGCATTAAATGCTGCTTTTAGTTGATCAATTATTGTTTGTGCCTTTGCAGCCTGTTCGGCTAGTCGCTCTTGTGCAAGGGCTTGCTTCTCAAAAACAGCCTGTGATTGACCAAACATTCTTCTTGCGGTATCAACGTCGGTGCCCATAGCTGATGCAATTGCCATTTGTTCATATCTGCCTAGCTGATCAAATTGTAAGCCGGCCTGATCAGTTAATCGTTGCAAGATTTCAATGCGTTCTTCGTCGGTTGCGTTTAACATGTCAATTGAATTCAAGTACGGGCCACCCAAAATAGCGTTTAAGCGACCTACCGCTTTACCGGCGCCTTCAAATGTATCAAACTGCGCAGTAAAGCCCAGCAATTTATTAATTTCAATGCCTGTTTTCTTAGCTTGCTCTGCAAGGCCAGTAAAAACGTCCATCATTTGGCCACCATACTTGGTAAGTTGCGGCGCTGACGCGGCAAAATCGGCAGCCAACTGTCCAGCAGGTAGCCCGATTGCATCAGATGTGGCTTTAATATCCCGTAGAAGCTCTTCTGATTGAGCTACGTTGAGGCCCAAAGATCTGGTTGCAACGTCTAATATTTTAGCCGATGTTTCTGCTGAAACTCCAAGTTCTGCTAGCAACGAAACCGTCTTAATGAGATTTTTAGCCTCAGCTTTGTTTATTTGGGTAAAATCTGAGAATCCTTGGTATAAGGCAGTTGCAGCTTTGCCTGCCTCGGCTGCGTCGACCCCGTATAGGGCAACATCCCTTTGGGCATCTGTTATGGCTCGGCTAAATTCCATGCCAGCGCCGGTCGCCTTCATGAATCCGGAAACTGCTTCGTCTTGTGCAAGGGCTAATTTTACCATCGCCCTAACAAAACCGACGGCGCCGGCCATGAGAAGCTCTCCAACTTTCAAGACCTGAGCACCCAAGTTCTTAAATGAAAATATGGACTTAAGGGCGCCCTGAGTAAGGGCTTTGAGAGCGGTCAACATACCCTTGGGACCCCCGCCGGCTGCCTTAGCGGCTTCGTCGAGTTTTTCAGCAAAGTTCATCAAACCATTGTTCATGCCAAACATCGTTTCGGCAAAGCCCTTGCCGGCAGCATTCATCTCTTGCAGACTCGCGGAGAGTTTTTTATTGTCTTTTATTGTCTTTTCTGTGGCCTCTATGAGATTATGGTGGCCCTGGCGCATGTCCTCAAGGGATGCTGCCTGGGCGTCGTAGTCAGCCTGAGTCGCTGTACCGGCCGCTAGTTGTTTTCTTGTAACTTCTAATCTCTGCTCTTCCAGTTGAATTTCATCATTGAGTAGCTTAATATAGGCTTGCTGCATTTCTACTTCGGCGTCGACGACTTTATACATGGCCTCTCGTTGATCTTTCAGGTCGCCAACGGCGCCATGCAGTTTGGATAATTTGGACTCAGTGGCGTCAAGTGTATCTTGATACCTTTGTTCCGCCGCCTGGGCGGCCAAAACAGCTTGTTCGTCTCGGGGGCCTGCCATGGTTTAAACCTAGTTTTTAAACGGCCACCTAAGTCCCGTTTCAACTTCAAACGTTTCAACCGCTCTATTTAATTTATGCCGAGAGTTTAAAGTTTTCTCGTCACTAACCCCGTGCTCCATGTAGGTGATCATATAATCCTTCTCACCTCTAAGTGCTGAAGTAAAGGCGTCAACCTGAGCAGGGGTTCCGGAAATTTTTACTTGAGGATCTGTACCGGACCTTTGATTTTCTTTAACCTTTACGGGGATTGCAGTGTCGCCCATAATATAACTTAACAACATTTTTGTAAGACCGGCGAACGTGGAAAGAAAACTCTCGTTTAATATTTGCTTTTTGCCCACATTTAAACGTATTATTCTAGACTGCGATTCTGTTAACATATTAATTCCTCAGGTGACTATTATAATTAGTAAATTTATAACAAAACACATCAAGAACCGAGTTTATGCTTCTTTTCTGCGCCCTCTTGGGCTTCTTTTTGTTTTTCAAATTCTTTAATGATTCTTTTAACGAACCAATTTCTTAATTGAATTGGAAGATTATAAGCTTCAAAAAAACTCCAGCCGCCGTAGTGCTTTAAAGCAAACAGCTCCTCATAAACCATTTCTAAATAGTTATCGCTGAGGCCAAAAAAAGTCGGCGTTTAATGGAACGCCGACACCCCCCTCGTGCCCACACGTTTCGCATTCGAAATCCTGGGTTAAATCCACATCTGGACTTATCTTCTCATAAGTGTCCTTGATATATAATGAATCACGGAGTGGTAATATACTGATAAACTTATTAATCGAAACGACGTCGTCATGTCCGTCTGCGGAAATAACGAGCAATTTTAACAAATCAGTCGAAGTGGTCTCCTGCATTTTCTTCTTCTTACGTTTTTGACTACTATTAATATATTGCTGTTCGTGCCGGCCAGTCATTAGCCGAAGCTCCACAGTAATACCTGAAAGCGGAAGTTTCACAAAAAACGTGTTCTCTTCAGATTGCTCAACATTATCGGGAATTTCCGGATTACGAATCGTTAATTTCCCAAGATCAAAATCGGTATCCTGGGTCTCCTTGCAAGATGTACACCTAACCTTGGTTGTAAACTTCTCTCCGAAGCCGGTAATGCGTGCTGCAATAATTAATGCATTTTTATCACCTATTAAAAGATCATGTACAATAACCGACCGGTCAAGTATAAGAGACTGTAGTAGCCTATCAATAGCCACGCCCCTTCGGAGCAAACTTTCGGAAGTTAGTATATCTTCCTCTTTTGCCGTCATATGTCTTATTTCTAATGTAGTCTTTCCACATAAAGGATGACTTTCGGGATAAAACTCTCCACCGCTCGGAAGCTCAACAAACTCCGTGGGCACAACAAAAGAAAATATACTATCTTTTTCAGTTGTTGCTAAAGCAGGATGGGGAGAAGTATCGGGATTCGGGGCGCCCACCCGATCTTGATTTCTTCTTGAACTCACTTAACACCTCATTTCTATATTAAATTAACGGAGGAGAAGAATCATATGATGCCCAGTCATAACGAATGGTAATATCAACATTTAGAATATCATCTCCACTATAGTCTAGATTACCAAACTTTGCAGCAGTTATAAAGGAATTATTTAAAACCCATGTACCAACCGTTTGTCCTTCTCCGTCTAATTGACGGATAATAACATCTCCAATCGCATCATGGGCGTTTACCTTGTTAACAGTACCGACCGCCTGGTTGGCCCCCTGATAAGCATCATATTGCTCATTGGGAGCGAGATAGCCAGAAGCCGCCAAAGCGTTCATCAGTAGATCTTGACCATCAGGATCAATAGCATTAACTATCTGAACCGTCACTTCATCCCAGCTAACAGTGCCTGGGTAGTAATATGTATTTCCTAAAAATTTGTGCTCTGTTGAGGTAACCGCATAACCCGGAATTGTACAAGTTTTTGCCAAATACTGCTGATATGTTTTACCGTCCCCAGTGATCAGGGCAGAAAAATTAACCAAAAATCTATGTTGTCTCTTCGGCTCTGACGATGCTAGGTTCCAAAATGCCATTCTTCTTTATCTCCTCAAAATTAAATAGTGGGGTGATCGAAATCACCCCTTTTATTAATCAACAAACGATGCTCCTGTTCTAGTAATATTGAAATCAAGAGCAATAAACTCTATTGCACGCGTGGGCTTCAAGAAAATCTTTGCGTACAAAATGTTTCTATCAATCAAATCTGGAGTAGTCGTAGACTCATCAAGGACCATCAAATAATCAGAAAGCCCAAAGTTGGTCTTTACCTCATCCAGGAAGGGGTTAACCATGCCAACAAATCTATCCCACGTTTGCTGTACGTTGGGCTCAAATAATAGCTGGTTAGCCATTTGAGAGATTCTCTTTTTAACAAAAATTAACAATCTACGAACATTAATTCGACCGAGTGCAGACGGAGTTACTTGTAAAGTCTTCTGTCCAAAAATAACTATGCCCTCTGCGGGGAACTTAGCGATCGGATTAATATTTGCCTCATATAGGTTATCTCTTTCCTTCCGATTAAGCTGCTCGACTACGTTAACCACAGGCAATCCAGCTGCGCCTTCGGTCAAGCCACCTCGATTAAAGCCGGCTGGTGCAAACCATACCTGACTCTTCCTCTGGGAGCTTGAAAATGTTCCTAGTGCAGCAACAGACGGCGGCACCCAAACTAGGTTTCCATTAATGCTGTCTCTAATCTGAATCCAGGGATAATATGCGCATGCATAGCTAGAGTTAAGGCCCCTGCTGGTTAAATTATCAACCGTAGTGGTAACAGAACCCACTCTATCTGCAAAGCTTTCAGTATTCTCTGTATGTGCTTTATAATCACCCTTAAGATCAATAACGGCTAGGGCATCAGCACGATCCTCACATGTGGTAATTAAATGGTTTGTGGTGCCCTCGTGCCATACGCCAGGAACAGAAGCGAGATTCATATCAACCCGTTCGGGGTCAGCAACTGCATCAATTGCCCTCTTCACAGAATAGTTTGCATAATAATTAAACTCTGTAGTACTATCCTCTAGATCCGTATTGTTGAAGGGCTCTGGCTCTCGAATATTAAATCCATCGAAGCCGGCATTCAACGGTACCGTAAATCGATCGAAACCGTCAGTAAGTACTTGCTTCCAGGAGGAACTGAGTGCAGTCAGAGATAAATTAGACTTACGCGATCCAGAAACCCATGCAGCATTTTTCAGGTCTCCACTACCAACGAACTGTAGGTCGTCTAGCGAGAAGGCATCCCCAAGCTCGCAACCAGTTGCACTAGCATTATGCTGATCTGTCGTAATGCCACCTATAGGCCCCAAAAGGTCTAAATATGACTCATCAAATCTGGTGCTACCGGCTGTTCGTCCAACTTGGAATCCAAAATAAGCATCAGCGTAATTGCCGAGACCTCCATCCGAGGCACTTACTCTGTATACCGATGTTGGGAATTTAATTGAAGCAGAAAGTTCGGGGAATCCGGCGCCAATGTAAGAGCTGCTAGCACACCACGTGCCGCTCAGCATGAGCTGCTCAGGTCCACTCCCTCCGGTAAAAGCCGTCACATCAATGATGTCGACGCCTGATACACTAGCTAGCGCGCTAGTAATATTGCCCGCTGCGCCGGCGGTATCCATCGTCAGCGTAATTTGGGTATTGCTTGAGCCTTCGGCTGCAGTTACACCAATATCATAGCCAGCTTGACCATTTCCCGATGTTGCATAATTGACTTTGGAATCGGTAACTGCATTAATGGCGCTGATAATGAGAGCCGCTCTGGCTGCATCGGTAATGCCATCATCGGTGCCAATCATGATTTGATTTGCCCCGCCGGAGCCGCCGGTGGACTCACTAGCATCAAGTAAAATTGTAATAGCAGTGCCACCTAGGCCGCCTGCCGCCGTTGAGATCGATATTGTAAACGAAGCATCGTTGTATCGATCGGCCAGGAGACCAGTTGTATCAATGCAGTCTACTGCAGTTGCGGTACCAGTTCCCCCTACTCCTCCGTGCATAGAAGAACCGGGTGGAACATAAGCAGATGAGCTTACCCCCAACATTGTATTGAGCGGGTCCTGGACCACACCGCCGGGCTGAACGTCTGGAGCGGCGCCCGACAGGACAGCGTCGGCATATTTAACCATTCCTTGGAACCCAAAGGGCATATATTCCTTATAAGCTAAATTGCCATTATCCACATCTGTATTCACTTGTATGCGAATATAACGAGACCTATTATCATATTGTCCATATACTTGGTATCGGCGTTCGGAATCGTCCCAGGTGGAATAACGATCTCCTACAACTCGGCCGACGTAATTTAGTGAATCGGGATTTAAATTGCAATTTTCAAATTGCTCTACAACTTGCACTACATTATCCGAGTCTTCTAATTTTCTCACAATAACCGTGAAAGACCCAAATCCATCAAAGTCGTTTGTAGATGCCTTAACGTCCTCGATCGAAATCTTAAGATTTCTACTTGTCCAAGCTCCGGGCTCATCAAGTGCGTGAAATTTAAACAGCTTTTGCATGTTGTTGGGATTGAAACTGCCATAATCGGTGCTAATATCTTGAGCAATAACCCATGGGGTTTGCGCATTTTGTAGGGGCATTCGAAAATCACCGGCTTGAGTTCCTGTATACTTAGCATTAACAAGCGGTAGAATGGCGCCATAAAGGACGGTGGCATTCGTAATAGTATTCTTGAGGTGTCGGTCAAATGTTTCACCTAGCCAATATTTATAGGGTGTTTCCGTAGTCTGCGCATTCGATAGCTGCGGATTGGTGTTAAACACCTTTCTAATATATCTTGGAGAATCAGTATTAAAGTTAAATGAGGAAGTGATAGTTTGAGTGCCCTTGGCATTGGCGATCGCCAACTTGAATTCATAATCGGTCGCGGACGACTCAACCATAATACACGGTGCACAGACACCCTGCTGAGAAGACGTCGCGGCCAAAGCGCCCGAAAGGGCAAAACTAGATGAGTTCGAGTCCGCGGGAGAAGAATCAGCATAAAATATAGCCGCTAAAGCACCGGTGGTGTAGAGTCGTGTACTATGACCGGACGGCGTGACCATATTGCCGGTAGAAGCCGAATCGAAAACGAAGAGGCCATAGGCGCCCTCGCCCGAGGTACTATTTGCGGAGCTAACACGCCAACCAGCAGTGCCGCCTAGGTTGCCAGGACCACCGGTAGAGGTCTTGGTGGCAGATTGAGCACCCATAAGACGCACAAAGGTCAGAGGAGCGCTGTTTCTTAAATAGGCCTGGGATGCGTACATGCCGTAAGTCGGTCCTACGGTATTTCCATCTCTCCAAACGTCTGCACCGGAACCACCGGGGACGGGGGAACCGAAAATATTAACAAACTCCGAAAAGGAACTAACTGTTACTGGCCGTAGTCCGGGACCGCTTGGCGACCGACCAATTACTACGGGTCCAATTCCTGCAGGGGAGGCAGGTAGTTGAGAATTATCAATTTCATTGATAAAAACTCCTGGGGAAACAAATCTAAACTTCTTAACCGCCATGCTGGTTGCTCTCCTTATAACATGTTATCAATAACTTGAGTTATTTTATCATTACTAAATAGTACAAGATGAAGCCAAAGGTCTTATTCTCTATAAAATCCTCTGCTATCAATATCTTCGTGGGGGTCCCCCATTATAACGTGCTCTCTGGCAAAACGAAATTCAACAGCATTTTGACGCTTTACTATCTTTGGACGTTCCTGGTTGGGCCCTTCGCCAATTAAATATCCCAACACATTTGCGGTTATAGTGGTTTCATAATTCCGTTGTGCCATCTCCATATTACCCGTGTTGCTATTGTTGGCGTACGAGGCATCAATAAATACCTCAAATTTGTGATTATCTTTTTCAATGCGAGGCGGCATTGTACTATTGCCCGAAATAGTAACCCATGGCTGAACAAGATCGTTCATTTGCTGTTGATACTCCGTCCTCAGACTAACCTCGTACGATACCGTCACCCACGTAGGCAAAGGTATGGTGATAGTCTCAAAAACATTTTTACCTGCCTTCATGTTTCGTTTATTCGTTGCATGCATCGAAGAGTTAACGCGACCATTACTAAATTTTCTGCCGGCCAAGTTATTTTGGAACTGGGAGGTTTTTTTCTGGTTGAGTTGTCTGGCAATCGTAATCGTGCCCCCCTTTTCGTCGTTAACGGGCATAATATTCGCCCACGGAAGGCCCCTCTTCGCAGCATCTTTAACAACGCTTTTTCGCTCTATAACCATAAGAGGCAAAATAAGGCCATCATCAGAATCTCTTAACTCTTTATCGTTCTTAAGCTGAAAAGCTCGTTCTGTGGACGCCCAAATAATAGGCACTTTCTTAAATCCTTCGTTGGTGGTCGTTGACAGATTTAAAACTTCATTAACAAAATCATAAAAAGCATAATCAATTGTCTCCAAAGTTGATGGCTGCATTATTATTTCATGAACTTTTGCTTCAGTCTCAGCACTGTTCATATAGTCAAAGCGATCAGCATGCTTGTTTTGTAATTGTCTTTGCGTTTTTCTAGTTACCATCGTTTAAACCTCGAAAAGTGCCGCGGCGAGCACGAACACAATCAGCCGATATTTGAAACTTATAATCCACCTGGCCAAAATAATAGCGAGTATCATTATATGTTTTTGTTATCTCGTATAATTTGTCGCCGTATTGTACAAAATCACCCGTGCGCACGTAGAGATCCTGGTCTTCTACCAGGCGCCGGCGATGAAAATGAATATTTAAACTGTTAAGATAATCATAACTATATTTATCATTTGTTTGATTGTTTTCAACAACAACGTATGCATAAACACGCACAGGGGATAAAAATGTTTTATTAATCGCCTCTCCATAAAGAGAATGAAAATTGGTAGCACCCAAATCAATAGGATAGTACAAGACTGTTTGGCCAACAACCCTCTCAACCAATTCGTCATTTACCTGTTTCACCAAATCGCGCTCTTTCTTCCCAAAAAACATGGGAGGAGGCGGCTGCGCAGGCTGATTCCATTTATTGTCCGGGTTGCTCATTTTTCTATCCTACATAGATGCCAGTAGGTATATCGCCCAATACTTTTTCGCTACTATCTCCCAATGCAGCATCGGTTTCTGCCAATTTGGCATAAGTCATCTCATCGAGAGTTGTCTTAAGTTCCTCTCTGAGGGCGTCTTGTTCTGCTTTGGCCTGGGCTAGTAATTCACTGTGGTTCAGGGTAACAGATTCGCCCGGGATCGGAATAGTACTAAATTTGCCCCTAATTTGTCCCAACATCTCTTTACTCAACGATAAAGCAAATCGACGTATCCATTGCTTTCCTATGGAGTTAATGCTGTCATACGATATGTTTTGAAAGGGAAGGGTGTTCATATTATTAATACCCTTTACCCCCACAAGTCGATCCCCGTCGGAGTCTTCCCATGGATCAACATCTACTGTAAACTGAAACCAAAATTTATCTGGACTATTGTCGGTGGGCGTGGGGTGAAGCCTCAGCATATTATTTTTAAGCTCATACGTCCAGTGAGATACCCTTACGTTTAAAGCGTCTTCGTAGGCCATAGATTGCAACTTATTCTGCCAAGTTGGAACTATATCAAAAGTTGAATCGTCGGCATATTGCCCGTATGTCCTGAGGTTTCCAACTGCACTAAAACCCCCGTAATAACCATAAAAACGCCACATTGCATTTGGTGTTTTATAATATACTCTCCGAATTGTAATTTTTTTGTTACCCACTTTCCCATAATAAAATGCATCCGTGTCAGAGCCAGCCGACTCTGAAATAATTGTTTGTAAGTCATAATCAGACTTATTGTTCACTGTCGCTAAAGATCCAGAATAAATATATTCGGTGCCTCCAATATTAGATTCAGTCGCGACCCGCTGACTTACTCTTCTGGCGTGTCCATAATCATATTTTGGATATCTTAATTCTATTTTTGAGCCCGATAACGTATGACCATCCTCAATTTGTCCATCCTGATCGAAAGAAGCTGTCGTGTGTCCTAAAAAGCTTGAAAGTGAGTTCTTTGCTTGATGAACGTTAAGAATATAAGAATATTCTAAACAAGCCTCTTCATATGCCGCATATACATTGCCCGGCGTTAACTCAATATCTAATACATCCCCTCCTAATTTTTTATAAGTATAAGCAACCTGATCGGAGGCGCCTGCTTGAAATGCAGCGCTCTCATAAATACCAAAGGGAAGGGACGCGGCCACCAATGATGCACTACCGGTGGACGTTAATATATTAGAATTACTCGTAGATGAAGGACTAAGTGTAGGAAGGGCCATGTATATACCTCAAAAAGATTTCTACTATAAATAGAAAGCCCCACCTCAAAGAGGCGGGGCTTTCTTTATTTTTGACCTTCGTCAGAAATTAAACTAGATCGCGAACGACAACTAGTCCATACATATCTGGACGAACCATCTTCTTGGCATATCGGGTCATGACTCCCTTACGGGGCACGAAATCTTCAACGCCGAAGATAGTCGGGGTGGTCTGCAGTGGCACATAGGGAGCGTATACATATCCGCTCTCTAGGAAGCTGCCGCCTCTACGACCCACCAGCACGAGGCTACGCGGGAAATAGGGGTCAACATAGACGTCCCACTTCTTGGAGAGACTACCAGTCTTAACTGCACCAATCGTACCGCGATCGCTATCAGCGGTCACATTGGCACGGAAGCCAGCCGTAAACTCAAGAATGTTGGCAACTTCGGGTCCGCAGACGACGAAGTTGGCACCACCGCGAAGAGTCTTACGATGGATCTGTGCAGAAACATCATTGAGGGTCTCAATGAGAGTCTCATACCACTCACTAACGTTACCGGTGAAGTCGGGAGTAACGGTGCTAGCACCAATCTCGACACCAGTCTCTCGATTCAAGAATCGACCGGCAGCACGTGACCAATAGCGGGTACCCGCTGTAGAACCACGTACGAGGTCTTCTAGAATCTCGCGATCGATTTCAAGAGCAATTTGCTCAGACAAAATCTGAGTCAACTCGACCTCGGCATCAAGGTTGTGGTAGGCATTGAGATCTTGTCCCAATTCCGGAGTCCACTTAGCCTTGAGCTTCTTGGTAACCGCGGTAACGGCAATCGAATCGACCTTGATGTCGATCTCGGGAATGGCAGCCTCAGCCTCCAAGCCCCACTCGGTTCCACCCTTAAGGGAACCAAGTCCAGTACCGGCATCGAAGTCGTCAGTCTCGGGCTGTGTCCAGGTGGAATCAGAGTTTCCAGTAACCTGAAGCTTAAGCTGTGTGACCGACACGGCGCCGTCTCGCGAGGCGAACGTCATCAAAAGACTAGTTGAGCTACGATCACCCACGGGACCCTTCAATGAAGCAGAACTATACTGCGTCAAGCGACGAATCAAACGAGCACCGTTGGTACCGGCGTCGTTGCCGGAGCATCCGAGGACACCTACACCACCTACACCACCGCCAGAAACTGCGATCGCAACCAAATCATCAACGTTGAGAGCGGCGCCCTCAGCAGTGAATTCACTGGCTGAAACCTGTGCAACAACAACTGTAGTGGATCCAGAAACAAAATCTGCATCCCAGCCAGCTAGACTACCCAAAAGATGAGTACTATCGGCAACAGAGATGTTCAGGTTTCCAGTCGTATTCAGATCGCCCCAAGTACCGGAAGCAATAATCGAAAAATCGGAGCCGACAAGGGAAGATAGAGACGCCGTCGGTGATGCGTAGCCGTTGTTTAGGGCATACGGGCCTGCTTCTGGGTTGTTCCCAGTAGAAAGGTCCACACCTCCGGTGATCTCGCCACCGACCCTACCGCCACCGAAAATCGACTTATTAGCAACGTTACCCAAACGATGGGTTTCATTACCGCTAGCGCCGGCGCTGTCGGGGGAATAGAGAAAATCCAGGAAGAAGATCAGTCCTGAGGGTAAACTCATGGGCTGAACGCTCACTAGATCATTAGCAATTAAGTTGCCGAATACACGGCGAACTAGGGGAAAGGCAACCGCTGCGAAACCCTCAACGTCACCAGCTTGCATGCTGGATGACTCACGAAGAAGCTCTTTCGCTTGATTTTCAAGCAAGCAAGCCATTCCGTTGCGAAGATGGTCTCCGTGGATCCCCTCAAGAAGCCCTGTCTTTTCCCACTTGGAAATAAGTGCAGAGCCCTCTCGGGAGAGATCGCGATTAACGATGCCTTCAGTTAGTTTTTCAACAATAGACATTTTATATTTAACCTCCTAATAGTAAATAAATAAAATCATAAAATAGTTATTTTAAACCTGCCAAACGTAACATTCGATCCATATTTGGATCAACGGTAGAGGTACGATCACTTCTATTTGAAGCATGGTGCCCACTTAGAAGCATCGAAGTTGTTGGTTTGTTGCTAACCGCTTCGCGAAGTGATTCAGGTCGGCGCTCGCGATGAGCCCCCACTGCGCTTTGAAGTGTTTCAAACAACATTTTCATTTCTTCTACCGTGTTGGCGTTACGAACAGCCTCGACAATCTTTGTTTTTTGTCGCTCATTCAAGGAGGTGCTATTCAAAGCCTTATTCTGATAAAGGAGTTTGGCATTCTCCAAAATCAAAATATTTAATTGATTCTTTGCTTCTCCAAGCAAAGAACGTAAATCATCCAATTCGGACTGTAATTCCGATACTTGAATCTCATAAAGTTTTAAGTTTTTTTCTTTCTCTTCGGCAACTTCTTCCGATTCTTGTGATGCAGCCTCTTCTTCTAGGGCCGCCTCTTCTTCTTGTTCCAGAGTCTGGGCGCTGTTAGCTGACGACCAGCCTTGCAGTCTCGCGGCAACATCGACTGTAAGCTCTTCGGCTATAGCATCGATGAGCTGATCACTAATTTCTACTTCCTCTGCTAGGGGCTCTTCGGCTCCCGCGGGCGCGGCTAACTCTGGTTCTTCCATACCCCCAAAAATTTCTTCGGCAGTTTCTTCGGATCCCAATAGTTCAGAGGCTTCTGGTTCGGCGCCGGCTTCTTCATCCGTGTGAAGGCGCGCCTTTAAATCATCAAAATCGATTTCAATAACTTCATCTTCGGCGGGCCCGTCTATCTCTGGGTCTTCGTGGCCAAGAGGAACGTCGTCCATAAAAGAAGCGTCGGCTGTGGGAGAAGTATCGGCGGGAGCACCTAGGCCAAGATCTTCCTCTTGTTCCAAAAGTGTTGAAAGCGCCTCTTTTACTTCTAAAGAATACTTTTCTAGAACTGTACTCTCCGCATTTTTAAGCGCGGCCTCCTTCAAGGCTGATGCGTCTATAATAGCTTGCTTTAACAACGAAGACATATATATACTCCTATCCACATGTAATTAGTCATGTTAATTAGTTATGTACATTAAGAAAAGACAATTTTTGCATAACTCTCTTGTGAAACCGCAATGCAATACTGGCCGGCCTCCTAGAAGGTATTCCACCGAGTACCATCAGAGATCAAGAACACAGCGTCCCCAGCAGAAGACAAAGTTTTATTTGCACTTCCATCAACCTTCTCGGATCCACCGCCTTCAATCACAACATTCCCACTCATAAGCGAGTGGCGCTTAATCATATACGTGTAGTTGTAGTTACTAGCGGAGGGCAAAATAACTGTAACAGCGCTCGCCCCGCCACTAACAATCTGATAAGACCTCGATGTCGATGCGGTGAGTTCGGCAGCTGCTGTAATCGTACCTAACTTATGTGCCTCGGGGCCAGCGAAAGCGATCGCAGCCTTGACATTCACTTGATTGGCAGACGAAGCACCAATGGACATCCCGCCACTGACGTCCAGATTTCCGCCGAAGATAGAATCGCTAACTATTTGTAGCCCATCAGAGCTTGAAACAATGGCCGGGTTACCAGCGTTAAGGTTAATGAGGCCTGGTGAATTAATATCTAGATTGGTGCCATTGTTGGTAATTTTGGCGTTTGCGTTGCCATAGATGAGAGATTGCCCACCAGCCATCGTAACAGTGCCAGAAACATTTAGGGCACCTCCCAAAACAGTAGCACCAACAGCTTGCAATGTGGATGCGCCAGAAATGGCCCCCTTGAATGTGCTGGCTCCAGAAACATTTAGGGCACCTCCCAAAGTGGTGGCTCCGACGGCCTGCAGGGTGCTTGAGCCGGAAATGCCTGCCACGACCATTGCGCCACTTACGTTGAGCTTTCCGCCGAAGATAGAATCGCTAACTATTTGTAGCCCATCAGAGCTTGAAACAATGGCCGGGTTACCAGCGTTAAGGTTAATAAGGCCGGGGGAATTAATATCAAGGTTAGTACCATTGTTGGTAATTTTGGCGTTTGCGTTGCCATAGATGAGAGATTGCCCACCAGCCATCGTAACAGTGCCAGAAACATTCAGGGCACCTCCCAAAACAGTAGCACCAACAACTTCCATCGCAGCAGAACTCGAAAGTTTGCCGGCGAGTGTCAAAGTGGAACTGAAAGTAGCCCCTTGATCGACCGTGAGGTCACCGTTGACAGTAGTGCCAACGCCGGCTGCAGCCAATTGTGTATCGCCCTTCGATGTGAAGGTACCCGAAACACTAAGGTTGTTACCAAAGATGGAAGCACCAACCATTTGTAAGGTTGAAGAGCCGCTAATACTATCTTGGAAAGTAGCCGGTTGAGCGACCGTGAGGTCGCCGTTGACAGTCGTGCCAACGCCTGCTGCAGCCAATTGTGTATCGCCCTTCGATGTGAAGGTACCCGAAGTGGCGAGATTACCGACGAATATCGAGTTACCCACAATTTCTGCGCCGGCTGAACTTGAAACCTTTGCAGCCCAGGACTGGGCGCCGCTTACCTGCAGTTTTCCGCCGAAGATGGAATCGCTAACTATTTGTAGCCCATCAGAGCTTGAAACAATGGCCGGGTTACCAGCGTTAAGGTTAATGAGGCCTGGTGAATTAATATCTAGATTGGTGCCATTGTTGGTAATTTTGGCGTTTGCATTGCCATAAATGAGTGCATTCCCGCCAGCCATCGTAACAGCGCCAGAAACATTCAGGGCGCCTCCCAAAACAGTAGCACCAACAGCTTGCAATGTGGATGCGCCAGAAATGGCCCCCTTGAGTGTGCTGGCTCCAGAAACCTTCAGTCTTCCACCAAAGATGGAGTCACTAACTATTTGCAGCCCATCAGAGCTTGAAACAATGGCCGGGTTACCAGCGTTAAGGTTAATAAGGCCGGGGGAATTAATATCAAGGTTAGTACCATTGTTGGTAATTTTGGCGTTTGCGTTGCCATAGATGAGAGATTGCCCACCAGCCATCGTAACAGCGCCAGAAACATTCAGGGCGCCTCCCAAAACAGTAGCACCAACAGCTTGCAATGTGGATGCGCCAGAAATGGCCCCCTTGAGTGTGCTGGCTCCAGAAACATTCAGGGCACCTCCCAAAGTGGTGGCTCCGACTGCCTGTAAAGTTGAGGAGCCAGAAACCGTACCAACGACAGTAAGTGTGTCGGTCGGACTTGTCGTTCCGATGCCGACTTTGCCAGTACTGGTAACTCGCATTTTTTCTGTTGGGGCACTATCATCGGCCGCAGTATAAAAGGACATGGCAGCAGCAGAATCCGCATCGCCTTGCTCTTCTCTAACAACCGCCACACTGCCGCCGTGATCCGAGCCGGCAGTTTCTCCAACGTAAAAAGTAATGGCAGGTCCGTGTCCAGCGGCCATGTCAACGCCTTCATCTTGCTGCTCCAGTCTCAGTAATTCCATGGGTGTGTGGTCTTGGTTGGCAGCCGCTTTATATACATGAAGTGGGCCGCCCGGGGTGGCAGTTCCGATGCCAACATTACCGCTAACACCTAATGTGCCTCCCAAAGTGGTGGCTCCGACGGCCTGCAGGGTGCTTGAGCCGGAAATAGAACTCGATACGGCTATCGAAGAAAGAGATGATGTGTTTGACACATATAGGCTACCGGTGAATATGTGAGAGTCGCCGGCATCATCACCAAATCTGGTTGAACCAGATACATCAATATGTGTGATGTCTTTTATTGTATAACTACTGGCGCTAATCGCACCAGATACAACAAGGGCTCCGGTTAAAACTAAGGTATTTGCTGCATAACCATGCACCGAAGCGGTGTGAAACATAAATTGTTCACTACCGGAAACTCCTCTTCCCTCAACGTGATACTGTACAGAACCAGTAGGCCCGCTACCCGAAGCAAGATCGACATTGACGAATGCCCAACCGGCCATGATCGATTATATTCCCGTAGATCCGGACCAGTTCTTACCAACGTGAGACCCTTCATCGGCTGCCGGGGAGATAGCTATGTTATTAATAGATCCCGTACTGATAAATGTAAGGCCAGCAACAACAGAAACGTTATCGGAACCACTAACAAAAAGCTGAGTTAATTTTAAATCAAGTCGAACGGGGCCCGATCCGCTAGTGGAGGGAACTTCTATAAATCTGTTCCCCTGTTCTGTATTCGAACCCAACACCCCCTTGCTTGAAAATCCCACCCTGACATTACGATTGCCGCTATCGTGATTGGATATCATTACCCACGAGGTCACCTGTGGGAAATCAATCTGTCCAACTCCTGTAACACCGGTGCGACAATCTATAGACCCTGTGGCGAATGGTTTACCAGAAACCTGATAAGATCCAACGTTGTGTAATCCTACTTTATATTGTTGTGTCATATGTACCTAACTCCAAACTGTTTTAAATAGTCTCAAATTATAACTATTTCCTTTTATTGCGCTTTCTTTCTACGCGCTCACGCTCTCGACGAGCTTTTTCTGATTTTATCTTTCTTTTGACGGCCGGTTTTATATAATAAGAACAACGTTCTCTATATTTCGTTAAAACGCCCTCTCGCTTAACTTTTTTAATAAATCGTCTAATTAAGCGTTCCGTACTCTCATTGTGTTTACGATGAACTGATACATTAATTGCCACTTTTCACCTCTAACTTCCAGAATCCATATGAGCTTTCCAGTGTGCCCCCACGTTTCCTAACAAATTATTAATATCGACCCCGGGATCGCCGGAAGAGATATTAGCCAAGGGCCCCTGCGGGGTTACTGCATTGCTGGTGTTTCCTCCTGAGGATAGCGGCGCAGTACCCTCGAAAAGATCAATGCCGTTATAGGCATCTTTTCCGATGGCCGTCATTAATTTTTGTCGACGTTTATTAAATTTATTTTTTGTCTGTTCTGTAGATCTTTTCATTAGATTTGTCTGCTGACTCTGTTCATCTTTTTGTATCTTTGTTACAGAACTTTGTGATTCAACAAGCCGAGGGGCTGATATACCTTGAGCCACCTCCGAAACTACCTTTGAAAGAACGCCATCTTCAAACATCACCTCCTTTATGCATTCTTTTATGAGTGGTTTTAAAAGTTTTTTTAATTCCGTCTTGTTCATTTTATACCCGCTAACACCTTCCATCGATTAAGCTGTAACGATTCGGACAATTGCTTCGCCTCTTGTTGCTGTTGTTGTTGCACAACTTCTCCACCTTGTTGCTGAAGTTCATCAAAAACAAAGTCACCTATAGCAATTGCCAGCGCTTTTGCATCCTTGCGATCTAGCGGTCTATCAAATGGAGTATCTTGGCCTTGGCTCATAAAAATATTAGTAAAAAGGAAATTGCGCAAACTTCTTCTTATTTTTCCTTTTCCATTTTTCTTAACAAAGATTAAGATTTTTCCATCACGAACATCACTCTTTGAACGAGGCATGAAACTATTCTGCGGATCTTTTTCTGTCTCTTCCCCTTCCGAGCCTGGAGCGGGTGACAACTCGTTTAGCGGATTGTCTTCCTTTAGACCTAGAAGCGCCTTCGGGTTCACGGGCTGGGCCTTCGCGTTTCGAGGCAAACCATAAGCCCGCAAATTCGTCCACTCAACCCATTGCTCAATCTTTCCTAATGTATCTTCTAAGTTCTCATCATCGATCTTGTATCCATTTGCGGCGCCGAATTCGCGAACAACCTTTTCTACCGAAGGTCGGCCAGGTTTTCCGACTATCTCACTGTATATCGTAATCTCTAAACGTTGCGGCTGAACCAACTGTCTGGGGCGACGGCATTTGCCGGTCGCGGGATTATAAACGGTGCCGTCGGGACACTTGGGTATATCAATGCACTCGCCCGTATCGGGGTCGACCATTTGAGTGTCAGGATCACAGTCGGGCTTCTTCTCTTCACACTTGCCGGTCTCGTCGTTGAAGGCTTGATCTTCGGGACATTCGCACTTGCCGGTACCCGGGTTCCAAACTTTACCTTGTTCTTTTTCTTCGTCGCTGCATTCGCCCGGTGGTGGCGGGGGCTCATCCTTACAGGGAGGATCAGATCCATCAGGGCACTTGGGTTCTTCCGTCTCCTTGCAGGGGACGTCTTCCATCTCATCAACTTTTTTCTTAAGGAAGGACATGCGCGAGCCCAAAGCGAATCTTCCCTCACCTTTACCACTATAACGCATCGCCGCGGAAGCTCCGGCGCCGGCTAGAGCGCTGAGGCCGAGGGCCTTAAGAACCGGACCGGCAAATTCACCCAATCCGCTCAAAAATTTATTTTTAAGAGTTTTTGCTGGGACCTTTAGAAAAGTTTCTGTCTTGTCCTCGATAACCTTTGATAGATTCTCCTCAAAAACGCCTTTGTTGAGTCCAAATAGTTCTTCTCCGGCGCGGCCGGTCCCCGAGGCGGGCCCGCTAATAAATAATTTTACAGGATCAGCGTTTTGCTGAATTGCTTGCTGAAGGGCGCCCGGGCCCTGCTTGGACATCATGGCAGCACCAAGTAACTTGACCACTAAACTATATTTGGGATCGCCCAGCTCAGCCATTCCGGGTCCACCTGAACGGCCAAAGTTTTTCATCGATTCGCCACCAAGCCGACGAACAACTTTGATGATACCTTCGCCGCTCTCAATTTCGCCTAGGCCGGAGACTTCGATGACCGTATCTTTGATTATCTTGGTATCCGTGATTTCGTCCACATCTTTGAATCTTTCTAAAAGATTCTGGAAAAAGTCTGAGTCCGCTAAAAAGCCTGCGGCCAATGCGCCGACGCCCACAGCAGCGAGGACTTTAGGAAACTTCATACCATATGCGGTTTCATAACCCTTGGCGGCCGCACCCTGTTTCACACCAAGCTGTTCTTGTTCTTCTTCCGTCAAAAGTATCAAATCTTCGGGCGTCAACGCCTCGTTTCGGTAATAATATTGATCCCCCATTCGGAAATCTTGGTAATAAATAACTATATAGCGCAACACCGCGATGCGAACATTAGCTGTCGTACAATCAATTTTCTTTTCTTCGAAATCTTTTATAATTTGATCATAAGCAATATCAATATCAGTCGCAGCTGTCTTGAAATTGCCATTGCCGCGCATATTTGGAAAACCATTCTTTTCCAACGCCATGCGCAATTTCTTTAATTGGTTGGAGCCCTCAGGGTCGACCTTCCTCAGTTTACTCAGTGTATCTTTAAGGGCCGCTTTAGCATCGCCCATCAATTGTCGACGCTTCTTCATGTCGAAAACTTCATCGCCACCAAGGAGAGTTCCAGCTTCACTTCGCGGATCTAAGATATCAAGAGCGCCGCGCATACGCGCGAGGCCTTTTTTAACGAAGCCGCGATCATCCTCTTCCTCGGGTTCTCCAACCTCACTTTTAAGATCGGCCAATATTGCTTTAATCGTGCCCGAGCCAGCGCGGCCGGCAAAAACCTCTTCCGCATCGTATCCCAGCTTATCCATGGCTTTGCCGTCGGGATCTAACTTTTTAATTTGTTTAATTAACTTACTCTTACCGAACATTCCAAACAGTTCGTTAAGCTCTTCCTCGGTGAGAATTACGCCGCTTTTGGCGAACTCCTCTCTTATGGCTTCCTTAATTTGTGACTCGGTTAAAATCATAGCTGAACTCATCTCTTATTCCTCTAATACTTCGTTTAAAGCACGATTAATTCGATCCGCCTTGGTAAAAATTTCTTCAATTCTATTTTTGTTCTCTCTCATCATAAATGCGCCCGGGGTTGATGGTTCAGAAACCATATCAAAACAAATCAACTGAAAGTCGTCCTCGACAATGGTCTTGCCGGCGTTCTCGGTAACCGAACCGAGTCCCCTTGAAGAAATGCCTATAGAAACACCGGAATCAACCAGTGAACGAAGGATGCCGCCGGAAGGCGTGTCCAATACCTTCATTTTGCCCATAACTTTATTGTCGTCCATCCAGATATCAGTAATTTGATGAGAAACATTTCTAAGATTAATAACGGAATCTTCCGGATGATCAAGTTCGCCCAAGGCGCGCTTATCTTTTACTAATTTTTTATAATTTTTAACTTCTCTCTCCAATATTGCTTGAGGATACACGCGACCATTGCCGTTTTGGGTCTCTGCCATCTGCATCATCCCCGATAACATCATACCACCATCACGAACAAAGCGTTTTTCATCCTCCGTCAGAAGATCCTGACAGACGCCGCCTTCGCATAGTTCATAGTATTCTCGGAGAAGTTGTGCCATTGTTTATTTCCCTTGGAGCATCCTCTTAGCCAGAATATAGACGGCAGCTGCGATAATTCCACCGGAGGCGCCAAAGGCAGCGGCGCCAAGCACAGTTCCCACCGCATTGGCGGTGGCAAGACTCATAAGAGATGAAGTTACTGCTCCGGCAGCGGCGCCAAGTCCTGCGCCGGCAACGCCGCCGGTGGCCATTGCGCTTCCCCGAGGGCCGGCGAGATATGAATCATCAAGTTCCCCGGATTCGTTCATTTGTGAGGCTTCTTCTGCCGTAGCTGCTGCAGCTGCCTGGATTTCTGCCTGCGTTTCTGGAGGCAGTTGCCCCAGCTGGGCAAGGATTCCCTCTTCACCCATATCTGCGAGTGCTTCCTCGCCGGCTTGGGCAAGTGCAGCCTCATCCCCTTCCCGCAATACTGTCTCGTTCAAGAAGTATCTTGGGTCTATTCTTTTTACATTTTTTTTATAACGTGCCATGGTTTTATTCCTCTTCTAGGCGAGGGGCCCGAGGGTCCTCTCCAATACGATTTTGCAAGCTCGCGAAGCGGGCGCTTGCAAGTTCTATTGCATTGCGCAACTCCCACAACTCCGGTGGGGCGCCTCGGTAGCCATCCGCGTCGGGTTTCGCGACGACGGCAACGAGAGCCTCGAAGCGCTCATCAACATCTGCGAATGCCTCCGCTATAGCGGCAACATTCCCATCGATATCCCGCTGTTCATAGGGTCGCTGAGATCCCGGTACCGGAATACGCTCCCCTGGCTTCGTTGCACTAAGAGGCGAAAAGTGTGGAATAGCGCCTGCGCCTCCGCCGGCCTCGCGCAATACTGTCTCGTGCAAGAAATACTTACGCCAGTTCTCGGTTATCAATTGAAATTCTTTAAAGCTTGAATATTTGCTCATTTTTTATTCCTTTAGTAAAGTAGTCAACTGCCTTTGCAGCATCGTCTTACTGGCTGTAGCATCCATTTAGTCATGATGTTCTCCTCTTCCTATTTGTATTCCGTCATCACAGATAATCACATTTAAAGCATATGATGTACCCGAACTCAGGCATCCAAGCAAAAACCCAGTTAAGAGATTATTGCCATCAAACATAAATAGTTCAGTATAACTATTAACGCCCCATAGAAACGCACCAACCCAAAATCCTATACACATGGGGCAAGAAAAGAAATAATGTTTGGGCCTAATCTTATCTAAAAGTTTTGAAAAACAAAGAAGCTGTGTAAGGCCATAAGCACACAATATAAAGATTGCGAGACTCTCTAATGTTGGCCACATTATCACTTGCATCTCCACTATAATCTGTATCGCAATGGGATATAGTAATACCCAGGTATCATCGCACCCTTCTCTGCATGTTGTGGTACCTCGCCCAACTCTGTAGAGTCCCTATCGGTGGGATCCACAAAATAATTTTCTAATTCTTTTTCGTATTCTTCGGCCTTATTTAAGGCGTCCAGTTCTTCCCGTAGAAACTCCGATATTACATAAACGGCCGCTTGTAGCGAATTCGCCCCTTTGCCCTCGGGTAAAAGAGCCTCCAAAGAACGAAAGATGTTTCCACCCTGAACTGTCTCTCGATCGACTACTCCCTTGTCGGATAAAAAATCAAAAAACCTGGCCTGAGTATTATAGGCATCTTCGACTGATCGACTTTTAGGAAATGTTAAGATTTTACTACTCTCTGGTAACAGTACAATATCGATAATATCATGATCCATAATCATTAAATTACCATCAAGAGTTTTTCTGGCCCTGAAACTTTTTGTCGCCTGGGGGCCCCCAATATTAATATTAATCATCGGAGCATATTTCCCCGGCTAGCTGTTGAATTTGTAATACTTTTTCAATCGTCTCTTTAGTTGGGAAAATCTCTTTAAAGCTCTCTAATATGCTTAAAACTTTTTTTGTTTTTTCAATCATAGTCTCGTCCGACTTGACCTCTTGTGTTTGAAGTGCGTCGGTCATAATATTTTTTAAACGACCTATCTCTTCATTAAGATACAGATTCAGCTCTAACCCATTATCAGAAAAAGATGCTATATATCTGTTGAGTAAATTTTTCTGTTCTTTAAGAAGTAACGAGTATTTATCATTAAACTTTTTTACGAACGAATGATAAATTATATCATCCATCGGCTGTAATATTCCCTCTTCTAATTTCTCAGCCGAACTCATAATTTTTATTAAAATATCTTCGTGCAGCACTCTTTGCTTTGCAGAAGTATTTGAATTAAAAACCGCTGATATTGTTGCAAGGGTTTTAAAATTAGGAATAAAGGTGCTCCATATATCCTTTGACAGGGCTTTGTTAATTTTATTAATAACTTTTGTTTGAGAATCAAATATTTTCTTAGAATTTAGGCGCCCATGAACACCCCTCGTTTCGTGTATTATTCTCTCTGCTGTATATTTTTCAACGTCCCTTGTTTCTAAAACGTCGCGATAGCATCGAAGTTCACGACCAAGTATGGTTTTTTCTCCGAAAGACTCTTTTAGAACAGATAAAGTAAATTTATATCTATCATTGTCTTTTTTAACAATAGAATCAGTTAATTCCCTGGTTACCAGTTCATACAGAATTGCAGTATTTCTTTTTTTATTATGCTTTGTCTTCACCGTTATCTGTCTCCGCTTCTTTTATTTCCAACTCTGTTATCAATTTACGAATATCTTTGGTGTTCTCAAACAGTTTCACCTCTTGATCATCAGACTTATTAATATAAATAGATTCATAATCCTCATAAAGTGCGTTGATGTTCAAAAGCTTGTTACCTGGGAAAACATCGCGAGTGGAAGTCTTCGCGCGCGGGCGTACTTTTCTGCTAGTAGGGCCCTTCTTGTTTGTTTTTCTGGTATCTTCCTTTCTTCTATAATATTTCTTACCCTTAGCCTGCGGCTCAAGACTGGCTATTGTGGGTCGATCCTCGACGCGCGCAGGAGCCGCCAATAGGGTTGACTCTTCACCAGCGGCAGCTTCTCCGCCTAGTTCGCCGGCACCTTCTTCTCCGCCTAGTTCGCCAGCACCTTCTTCTCCGCCCAAATCAAGACCGGCGTCGGCGCCGCCCTCAAGGCCTAGGTCGCCTCCACCCAGATCCGCAGCGCCAAGTCCACCACCGGCAGCTTCCGCAGCGCCCTCTTCGGTCACCGCATCGAGGGCCACTTGATATTTGCGATCATAGAACGCCTCTCGTTGATTTCGTAAAAATTCTTCATCGGACATGCGAAGTATGTTTTTTGAGATCCAATACTTACTAAACATGCCCTCAACAACATTGTTGGCCAAATCAAATTTGCTACGAAGATGTTCAATCTCTTGCAATTCTGCTAGTTTAGAGGGATTATTTAGGGCCAACTTAAAAGAAATTAAATCCTGACCACGATAGCCCAACGTAAATAAGTGTACAACAGCAATTTTTTCAAGCTCTGAAACAAAGGCCCTCTGAAGTCTCTGTATGGTGCGCGCAAATCGTACATCTTTTTGTGCTAACGTGGTTTCTCCTTGGCCGGATCCCTCTGTCATTGACAAATACTCTTGAGGTATCTTGATGGCCGAGAATAATTTATCTCGGATATACTTTACATCGTCAATATCATTGAGTTGAGATGCCCCCGCCAAAGTTGTAATATCGGATCCTACACCACCACGAATTGGAATAAAATAATCTTCTTCAACAGATAACGGATTATATCGCAAATCTACTCGACCGGTCGATGCATCAACCAAAGAATTTCTTTTCAAAGAGGTCTTAACCTTTTCCATATATTGTTCCACCTCTTGGGGCGGAATATTGCCCACATCGATTTTAAACATTCGTCGTTCTGGCGCACGAACAACACGATAAGCCAGCATAGCATCTTCAATTAAAACCAATTGACGCCAAATACGTCGAGCAGGGTCTAAAACAGAAGTACCATATGGGGCGTGCTTATCATTACCAAGAATTCTAAAGTGGCCAACTTGCCAATTTTCAAAAGTCATCCCAGCAGAATTCCATTGATACTGTACGTAATTTGGGTTTGTAGGATCCTGCCCTTCCAGCCTCTCTACTTCTCCAGAAGGTAATCCAATAACCGATTTTACACCTAATATTTCATCTACATCTAAATACAAAAAGAAGTCGCCATATTTAGACATGGTTCTCGCCCAGCCGAACGCATTAAACTCAACATTTAGCGCATCATAAAAAAGACCATGCAAAATTGTTTTAATTTCTTCATTTCTACATTCAATCTTAAGAAGTGGATTGTATCCGTTAGAGGTTGTCATCTCGTCTGCGTAAATATCTAGTGCAGACGCAATCTCTGGCATATATTCCATCTGATCAAAATCAATATATCTTTCGTTTCTGTTTTGATTCCGCATTGCCGCGGAAGTTAACATATTATAATTACGAGATAAATTGTCTGCGGAACGTTTGAACTGCTGGCCGCTTAAACTTCTAAATCTATATTTATATTTATCTAACGCAGATCGTCGTTCTTCTCTCGTAAATTGGGCCCGATAATTAATGAGGGGGCCCGTAAAAAGCCTCGTTAGTCTCTTAAAAAGAGGTGATGCCGGGTTTCTCGGATTGTTTCTGTGATCTATCTTTTTATCTGGTGGCATCTATCTATCCTTTAATAATCGCAGCATATTGTTCATTAAACTGTGCCGCTTCCTGCTGGCGCGGGCCTTCGGTATGTTTTTTATACCCGATCATTCCAGGTATTGTTGTGTTCATTTTCTTTGAAGAGGTCGATATTGACAAAAGAGCATTTCTATTATATTCGGTTAATCTTTGATTTTCTATAAGCACTGTATCTCGTACCCAGCACCCAATTGCAAACGACATAATCAAATCATCATTATAAGATCTCATCGCCTGGGCCCTTCCGTGGTGCCATATAAACGTTTTCATTTCAGAAAGCAATCGATTAGAATTAATCTTAACTAGTTTGTTCCGCATAAACTCTTCCATCTTGGCAATCACCAGCGGCCTTGTTTTAGAAGAGGTTGTAAAACCCGGGACAATATTAGACATCCACTGTGCTTGGATTGGATCAACGTAATCATGAGAAGTTTTCGTAGAATGATATATATTATTATACTCCTTATCTTTTAACTTATTAAGTACAGCAAACCCTATGTTATTATTTTCTGCGACAATCATACAGGTGCCATATTCTTTTCCAGCATCAAATAATATATCAGAAAAATCGTCTGGATTTGGTTTACCAATATATTCTGCAACTATTTCCAGGGTATCCAACTTGAATACGTGAAATGCTGAATTGTCTTGACCATCTCCACGTGCAATATCAGCAGCAATTAAATAAGACGACTCGTCTTTATACTCCTCCCATATCCAATAATTACGATCAAAGCCGGTACGATATTTTGGCTCATTCACATTATTAAGATAATAAGATAGATCATCTGCATGTATTACTGTTTCTCCAGAAACGTTGAAGTTACATTCTAGCTCCTGCGCAATCTGGCGCTGGGACATATTTCTTGTTTCTCTTTCATACCAAGCTTGATCCCTATCGGGATGCATATCCCACATAAGCGTCGTCATATAAAAATTATTTATACCTGCTTCGGCCTCAACACATGCCTTGTGAAACCAATTGCCAACCCCATTGGGGGTAGAAAGAGCGATACATCGACCACCGGTAGATAAAGTCGGATACAAAGCGGTCCATATTTCTTCAAGATTCTCAACGTGTGCGGCTTCGTCTACTACTAATAACGATAAGGCCTCTGAACGACCAGCATCTGACGAGGTCGAAGATGCCTTAATCTGAGATCCGTTTGTAAGCTCAAAAGAAGTCCTATTGTCTATGCTAATTTGAGATATCTTCACCCATGGGGGAAGAGATTTCATTATTTTTTTAACTTTTCTTACCAGATTTGTTGCGGTTTGTAATTTAGTTGCAACAACTAGAATATTTTTGTCACGATGGAACAACATCAGCCACACGATATAGGCTGCAGTAATTGTGGATATACCTAATTGGCGCGCCTTTAATACTATATTAAATCGATGATCGTTAAAATCTTTTAAAAGGTTGTCCTGGAAATCATAAGTTTTAAATGGGATTAAACCTTGTTGGGGATGCGATATCTTACAATAATTTGTAATAAAATAAACTGGACTTTTGCCAGATTTAACTACCTCCTTGACTATCTCCTGTTTAGTAGGACTATACCCCATAACACGCTATTACTACCCTTTGCGAGTGTCGTTTGAAGGCCGCTTTTTGCCTGGGCCCAGGGCTAGCCAGTCTCGGACTGCTTTGTCCAGACGATCTTCTGAGGGCATTTTGTTTTCCTCTACATCGCCCATGCCACCAATTTTATAATTACATGAGGCTTGAACGTCCGATCGGAAATTGGAAATTTTTTGTACCAATACGGCTGGCTCACCGACCTTAGTCAGAGATAGGGTGTCGCCGGTAATACTTTTGTACTCCTTCTTTAAAAAGGAGGCAACCTTCCTAATCATCCCCACCACTTCATTTTCAAAGCCCGGCTGAGCTACTTCTTTAAGTCTAATTTCCGATTGATATGTAATTGTTAGGATCGGGCCACTAAATCTTACGTTAAACCCGTCTATGACACGACGATCATTAATGAGGTGCCCCTCTTCTCGGTGTAGACCAACCTTTCTTGCCTTGCCATCTGCGCTTAGTGATTCCTCGTGAGAACCATCATATGCATTGGCCGCGGCCTGCGCAATTCCTCTAATAATTTCTAGTGTTGTCGCCATTATTTATCCTCTTTATTTGGGCGCCATCCTGTTGCCCATCTTTCTTCTCTACCCTCTACCCATTGAATGTGACATCTCCAACAACATTCAAACTTATTTAAATATAAATCGTCGCGCACGTCAAATGAATATTTACTGCAAACGGGACAAAGCCTGTTTGTATCTCTACTAAGTAGTTTTTTGTTTACTAAAAATCCGCCTGTTTCTACTTTGTCTTGTGTTTCAGATAATTTGGCAAACTTCCTTTGCTCTTCTTGAGATTGCGCTATGTATTTTTTTTCTTTCTCTTCGTCCCAAAAACGCCGCGGATTGTTTATTGCGTCATCCCCATATTTTTGCGAGATGGCTTTTTCTAATTTAGCAATATATTCTTGTTTGTTTTTTTTCATTATATTTCCAAGATTTAACTACCCTACGCGGGCCCTAAACATTCTAAATTTTGTAGTAAGGCCTGAAAAATCATTCCCCGAGCTAACCTTCATGGCATAGAACATCACTTTCGCATTAGCAATTGTAATCTCTGCGCCCGCAACACTTGCCTCGGTCGCCGTGGGGGTGACCGAGCCCATATAGTTGGAATAAGCGCGTTGTGAGTTCATAACCAAGGGATCCGATAGTGTCGTTACATCAACAGCCGGAGAAGACATTACGCTAGCCTGGCCAGTAAAATACCATACCACCTCAAATGCATTATATTCATCGTCAGCTGCTACACTAGTTTTCAATTCATTGGTGGTTCCCCGCATCGGGCACCATTTTTGACCACCGTTGTACAGCATTCGTAAGCCCATCCCTCTCCAGCCTCCCCCCGTGGAACCGTTCCAAAATTGCGAGCCGGCTGCTTCATAATTAGCCGCGGGGAGGGCTTCGGGGTAACTCTGAACCCATTGCATGCACACAACATCACGTGCACTTAAGTTGGGCACCAGATCACTCACATCGGCCGAGAAGCGAGGAACAGCAAAGGTGCCGCCGAACATATCGCTACTAGAGCCCGCAACTATAAGAAGGCCGTGATCCGGTTTAACCTCAATTGTGCCGTTGACGACGTCGGCAGTCCACGTAACACCATTAATACTGATAGTGTCATCATCACTCATATTTCCATCACTATCATAGTCAGCAAAGTCGATCGAATATGTTTCTTCCCAGCCGCTATAGTCAACGCCAGCAATACTTTTAATATTCGCCATACTTACTCCTGATATACTTGCGATGGCCTGGGCCATTATGCGATCTCAACATATGTAGGGTCCGGATTAAAATAAATTACATTCGCCGTATCGGTGCTAAAGCCCACGGCCCTCACAAAAGCATCGCTAGCTGACGGGGCTTGGTCACTCACGTACCCCTTGCTTCCGGAAAGTATATAAACCGGACCCCCTTTTACAAAGGTCCCTGAATAATAGGTACTCATATCAAAAAATCCACGAAGCAGCATTCCATTGGCAATTGCCTTGGCGCCTATTGAAATCCCAAGAAGTTGATTATGGCCGCTCCCCGTCGCTCCGGCCGATGCAGACGACCACCCGCCATCACTATTAAGATAATAGAGGGCGCCCGCTGTTAAGCCTGCGGAGGAGGTACCAAAATATATCACGTCGCCACCACCGGTATCGTTTTCAAGATTAATTGGGTTCAGGGCCCCTGTGAAATGAGTATCTAATGTAATCTTAGGGACCTTTCCTAAACCGAGGCCTCCCGAGATGTTAAGCTTCCCACCGAAGATGGAATCGCCAACTATTTGCAGCGAATTCGATCCGGAAAGCAGTCCAGCGGACCGGACACCAGACGCCGCCTTCACAACGCCGCTTACGTCTAGGGCGCCCCCGAAGATAGAGTTACCAACTATTTGTAGTGAATCGGAACTTGAAACAACTGCCGGGCTACCGGCATTGAGATTAATAAGGCCCGGCGAATTAATATCAAGGTTTGTACCATTGTTAGTAATTTTGGCAGTATTCGTTAAGCCGTTAAATGATAGTGAGTTGCCTGTCTTTATATAAACGGCGCCTGCAATCTCGGGGGATCCTGTAATAGAAAAATGGCCATTCTTAAAATTAACATAGCCTTTGGCACCGGTGATATCGTTTTCAAGAGTAACCACTCCAGAAACATTTAAGTATCCGGAATTGATTATGCCCGTTGTTAATTGTGCAGTGGTGCCCGAAACTGATGTAACTGTAAGGCCCGTAATACCGGACCCGTCACCATAGAAAGAGGAAGCCGAAATATCAATAGAAGCAGATATTGCACCACTCACCGTTAGGGCGTGATTGGGAGAGGCTGTGTTAATGCCAACACCACGTATAGAACCGGTGGCAAACAATATGGGCTTACTACAGTCCGCAGCTTCTAGACGCAAGAGAGCGCTATCAGTAGAAGACGAAGCATGAAACATTGCCGTAGGTGTAAGTTGGTTGCCCCCGTCTACAACGCCCACTTGTCCTGCTTGAACCACCATGGGGTCGCCCCCGCCGCCGTCAACCGATATCGTAAATTTACCGAGCCTATGATCAAAAGTAACATTGTCGGTGCCATTCTCAGATAGTTTTAACTGATTTCCGGTCTCAGCCATAATCTCTAGGAAGCAATCAGGATCTGTTAGACCTATACCAACCTTACCAGTGGTTTTGTCAAAAACAAACTGTGTGGAGCCTCCGAGTTGGCCACCCTCGTTAAATTGAATTTCATCACCAGAACCCGCAGCACCGGATACGATTCCGGCCGCGTGCCTGTGGTTTCTTATAAAAGAAAGGAGCTTCGCTCGACTAGTAGCTTCTGGTATTAATTTAGGCACCTGTTGGTCACCTAGCTATTTCGGTTGATAAAGCAAATATCCCCAAAGAAGTCAGGGTACCAATTCCAAATCCTAAGGCAACCAAGAATGGATCTTTGGCAGGCTTCTGCTTTAAAACCAACTCCATTAAATAATCATTCTCCGCAGTCTTAAGAATCATCATAGACTCATATTTATCTTTCCACGAATGAATCTCAACATCTTTAAAGTCCAATTGTAGGCTATAGCGCTGCTCTTGTATGCGAAGCTCATAGTCGATACGAAGATCACACTCTGCGTCTTCAAATTTTTTATCCACTGCTATTTTAGCTGCGGCCGCCGATGATAGCAACACGCCATCAAATGGGGCCGGTTCGCCGGCCTTTAATGACGTCACTTCATATGTTGCCTCTTCTGATCCCTCGGCAATTGCTATCGGAGGAAAAGCCAAAAGAGAAATTAAAATTAAAGATAATATTTTTCTAACCATACTCAAGCCCATATAACTTAGCCAATTCGCGAGATAATTTTTCAGGGTCATTATAGCCCTCTTCGACCAGTTTTTTAATTTCTTTCTTTTTTTCACTATCTAGTTCTCGATCCTTATCAGCATACTCTTTTTTTAAAATATCGATATTTTTATTATATTCCTCTAATATACGTTTTCTCTCTTCTGATTCTCGATTGTGAATTTCATTTAATTTTTCTACTTCTTTTTGATGTGACTTGCGAGAATTTTCCAATACGTCCATAAGGCTTGCCACAAAAGCGCCATTTTTGGTAAGAGCCCAGATTAACAACGCAATTATAAGCCCCATAACAACCAAAGGAACATACCAATGGTGTTTAAGCCACACCCAGCATTTTTTAATTTTATTTTTTAACAAAAGCAGGCTCATTTAAGCCCCTTAAGACGCGCCACTGTATCAACAACCGTTTGGCCGCCAATGTATACACACGTAATCATAACCCAATCTGGTGAAGTAAGATCCGAGAATAGCAACAGACCCGTTGCTGTGGCCCAGGCTAGAAGCTTGCGCGATACTAATTTTTCTAATCCTTTATCGACTATATGTCTCATGGTTTATAAACCCTCCGTTCTAATTAGAACGGAAACACAAAGTATCTCGAATTATACTTCTACATGAGCATATGTATCTATTTTCTCTATTATGATTTGTGTGTCAACACAGTCCTTTAAACTATCAAGATGCGAAATTAATATAACAGTTTTAAAATACGACTTAATCAGTTCAAGTATACGTACAAAACCTTCCATATTGTCAGCATCCAGGGCAGTCCCGGGTTCATCTAAGATAAAAATATCCCCCTTTGGCAAATTAGAAACGCTCAACAAGGCCAGTCTAATGGCCATAGCTGCTATGGTCTTTTCTGCTCCAGAACCCATCTCTAGGGGGCGGGGTTCGTGTTTGGGGTGTTTAATAAATATGTTGAGGCGCTTGCCATCATCTTCAAAAAAAATCTCAAAATTTACTATATTTGCTAATACCTTTGCAACCTCTTCATTAATAAATGGCAGCTGTTTTTTTATAATATCATAAGCAATACCATTTGAATGCATGCATCTCATATATAAATCATAAGCAGCATATTCTTGTTGAATATCTTTAAATTCTTTTTGTTGTTCTATTAGATTGCTAACCTTTTGTTCATATGAGCCTTTGAGCTTATAATATTCTAAAACCATGCCTTGACAGTTTTTATTCTCTGTGGCCAATGAACCAACAGCCTCCAAAATATCTTGCCGTTGTGCAGTTAGACACTCAAAATTTTCGATGCTCTCGGAATAGTCTTCATACTTTTCTATTTTACTTTGAAGAGATGTTATATCACTCATAAAAGATATAATTTTATTCTTGGTGCGCGCATACAATAATTCTAAATCCTTAATTTTATTTTCTGCAACAGAACGCTGATCAATTAGAGTACCATGCTTAAGCCTATTTTGTGATACCTCTTTCGGATTTAGATTGCCAAGATCGATCTTGAATTCTTTGGCACATTCAATATTTTCTACTATTTTAGCCTGCAGGGGAGCCACTTCTCTTTTTGCCTTGTGGGCGTCTCGAATAAACTTACATTGTGAATATTCATCTCCGCATGGTACCTCGTCCAATAACCTAAGCTTAAGGTTTTTAATATTAAAATCTTTTTGCAAAAACTTGGCCTCGTTGACAATCGCATCTAACTTTTCTTGCTTTAAAACTATTAACTCATATTTTTTATTCAACTCATCAATATCAAATTCATTGATAAACTCATTCACATTCCGAACCAGAGTCCTCAGCTCCTGTATTTCTTTGGTGCGCTGTTCATTTTCTTCCGTGAGCGCTCCTAGTTTTGAATTAAGATCTAGCCTTTTTTGTTCAACCTCAATAATATTAACCGCATCCACGGGAATCAGGTCCAATAATTTCTCTATTTCTTCTAGCTGTCTCTCTTTTTCCTTAATTTCTTCTTGTATATTTTCGCACTTATCTTCCTGTTCGGATAATTGACTATTGGTCTTTTTTATATCTCTAGCGACTTCAGCGATTTCTTCTTCGAAATTCCGGTCACCTACCCTGCGCAACACACCCTTAAGATCGGCACTATCTTCTTTAGCAAATTTATATTTCTTTTCAAAAACCTCTAAATCCAAAAATTTTGCTAAAATTTCTTTTCGACGGGTGGAGCCCTCCTTAATAAAAGAAAGGGAATCTAATTGTGATGCCATCGATGTTAAAAGAAAATCTTCTATCGTACCAAAATGTTTACGGATAGCGGCATCAGTTTTTATTCTGCTGGTATCGTTAAGACTATGACTTTCATCTAGAACCGGATCATAATAATCAAAATCCAAATCAGTGCGTGCCTCGTCAGTAACCTCACCCTTTAGTTTCTTGACATATTTTTCGGACCGCCTATTGATAGTATAAATTTTGTCTCCTATTTGAAGTTCCACTTTGGTACTACATGCGGCCTTATGTTGGTTTATTACATTTAAATTTTTTCTTTCGTTTTTAGATGTAGTGTTAAATATTGAATAAAGTAGCCCATCAATAATACTAGATTTACCTGAATAATTTTTTCCAAAGATCCCAACTATGCCGCTCAATTTTTCAAAATTAATTTTATTGTCTTCGCCATAGTTAAACAAATTATCCCACTCAAAGCTGTTTAGTTTCCAGTTGATATTTCTTGCAACATCTTCCTCGGCTTCAACCAACGAGTTGTATTTTTTATTTAAATGATTAACGCGTTCCATCATCTCCGTAGAGGCTTCGAAATCGCTAAGATATTCTTTCATCAGTCTCTCTTGCACCGAGATGTCTCTAAGATTTTCTTTAAAAAATCCATTTCCACTGACATCGATGCTACCACGTTGGCCGGCCGCCCTATTGAGAAAGGTGATGCTTTCTGGATTGAACCTATGTTTTGCAACCGAAACCGCCTTTTTCATAACATTCAAGGGAAGGTTGTTGTTACTAACAAGCCTAATTCGTGCCCCCGCGGGAATCGTTAATCCGCGCGGCATTCTGCCCTTGGGAGTTAATTCAATAGTAACAAAGGGCTTTGGATTAAGCAACTTTATGTGCTTCACAGTAAAGTCGTCTTTATCAACAATTTCCCAAATCAAGAAACCTTTATCATTAGTCTCGCCATGGTTCTGTTGTACTATAGAACCGCTATAGCGCACCTTCCCCTCAGTGTCTAATATTTGATTTGTTTTGTGTATGTCACCAAGCATGGCATAATCATGATCTTCAAAAATAGAAACATCGTGATCACCATGATCCATTATCCAACCAATGTCTGTCTGTACGCCGGCAATTGAACCGTGGTATACGGCTATATTAATTTTATTCGGATCGGATGGCTTTACCCAATTTTCTTCATCGAAAACAGAAAGAACGTTCATAGAAAGATCGGGTGCCAACAAAACCTCACCGGAATTTTTCAGAAGGTGTAGTCTCGGATGTTGTAGTGCATCGACGATTGGAGTAATCGCATCCTGTCTAGAAGAATTTCGTAAATTACCATCGTGATTCCCCAGTATCACATAGGTTGGCGCAATATCCGCCAAAGATGATAAAAATTTTGAACACATCTCAACAAATTCTGGGGATATTTGTGTCTTTGTGTGTGCAATGTCGCCTCCAACATAAATGAAGTCTACTTCTTCTTCTCTTAATGATTCATACATTTGATCGAATATTTTTCTATATTCGAAATGATATTTTAAATTTTTAATATGAACGTCTGCACAGTGTGCAATTTTATACATATAGGTTTTCCTTTAGGCCAATATAGATTGTTGAAGAAGATTATCGAAATTCATTCTTACTGCGGAGGCTTTGCGCGTCCTAAACTCTTCTCTTGGCATCTCTCCCAAATCTTTATAGGGATATAAGTCTATCTTATACAACTCGACATCATATGTCAAGAAGTTTTTAATAATTTCTAGTGCTTTTTTTTCGGCGTCTGGGTCGAGGGCAATGTAGACGGAGGCGTCTTTCTGGACAATTTTTCGGAAGAGACTAGAATCCACCCGCAGAGTAGAACCCAACAAAGGAACACTATTGCGGCCTGCCACAATTGCATCAAATATACCCTCCACCAAAATTACATCTGTGGTCCAGTCAATAAAAAGATCATTAAAGACAACATCTCGATTGACGGGAGGATTTTTATATTTCGGATAACTGTTATCATATGACCTTGATACAAAATAATTAACTTCTCCATTTTCATTAAACGAGGGAATGATAATTCTATTTTCATATTCGCCGGAAGGGCAATATCCCATTTTCCACCAAATAATATCCCGTTTTGTTATACCTCTCTCTTTTAAATACTTCCTCGCCATAAATCCTGTTGCGGCAAGATTACTATTTGCCAACGAAATATATTCATTTGGTAAAGAAATTACTTGTTCTATCTTTTTGGCCTTTGTAAAAAAATCTTCAAGATCGACATAATCTATTTCTGATTCAAGCTGTAACCACTCTTGTTTATGTTTATACTCTCCAAATTTACGTATTATGTGGTATAAATTACGACCCTTCGTGTCACAAACCCAGCATTTATAAACGTTCTTTTCTAGATTAACGGATAATTTAGGCTTGTGGTGTTCACAATAGGGACAATAAAAAAGATATTCTTGATTTGATCTGCGATTTGAACCTAAAACACTCTTTAAGATTCTAAATTTTTCTGATTCCATAAACTCAATCCAGCACGGGCCACCACTAAACTATCGGCTCTATCGCCATAGCCCGGTTTCGGATTCCCATGCTTAGTATATTCTACATGAAAACCATCTACCGTGTCAAGGATATAATTTAATACTTTTTCTTTTGCTTTTGTTCCTCTTGGAATCTTTATATTATTTAATTTTCTTGCGCGAGAGGCACCCACGTATTGTGGTTCCATTCCAAAAGTATCTCGAATAAGCAAAGATGCCATTCCATTAAACTTTTGTAAGATAGCCATTGTTTTAGCACTAGAGCCTCCGCTCCTAAAAAAAGTAAACGGCTGTTCTATCCACGCCTCTCGTACTACTGCCTGTAAATATCTATGGTCGTCTAAAAATTTTTTAAAAACATCTGCTTTCGCAAACAATCCTTGATGTTTTCGCAAATCGCAATGATCGCAAAATACTATTCGCCCCTCTTTGTCAATACAGGATATGCCTATAATACTAGTACTAATATCAAAACCAATAATCATTAAATATCTAACTTTAATTTAAAAGTAAAGTCTCTTTCTTCCGTTTTTTTAACCGGAGTTGCAACCTTGGCAATTGCAATAAGATTTTTATTATAATCGTATATGCCCATTTTAGAAATATAGGTCGTCTTTTTAAAACTTCCAGTAGGATCATTATACGATGAACTGACAATATTTTTAATTATTTGTTTGTCTGATTGTGTATATCCAAAATATCCCACCGAACCAGATCGCATATTTCCATATCGTATATTGGTGGGGTTGTTAGAATGATTTAATTCTCCTTTATTGGCGTTTGCAAACATCGTCAAGGTCTGGGTTTTGGTTGTGCCAGAAAAATACATGGTGAAGGAGGATGAGGGCGCCGTAATGGTACCAGAAAGAGATTGACCGAAGAGTGCCCACGAAGGAGCCGCGGCGGTGTCGACGCCGGCTGTCGTGGTCCAGTACTTCTCACTATGTGCACCGTCAGATAAATCCCAACCACCCGTTAGTACCATAATGCCCTCGTTGTAAAGTACAACGCCAGCAACACTACCAGAATATGGGCTTCCAGTTGGGCCGGTCTGTATTAGTTCCCCGTTTCTATCAGAATCCTCTAGAGTGCCATGTAGTGCGCCCGTAATATAAAACTGTAGTTTTACTGATCCTTTTTTGATGCCTGATCCATAAAAAATGGAAGGAACAGATACTAAGCCCACATTAATGGGGGGCGCTGGGTCTGGACTTGGGCGCGCGATGACGTTGCCGTCGGGATCGACATCGCCCGATGAAGCTGTCAAGTCCCTACCACCTCCGACAACAGAAGAAGAAACAGTATAATGAGGACTTACGTGTCGATATCTTTCCATTGTATTGCGAAGAGCAAAAAGATGTGATACGTTAGCAACAGATCTAATGCCATTATCGTTACTATCAACATGATACGCACCAGTTATCGAGGATGGGTTATTGTTTTGAGAACCAGAATCGGCAAAGCCTATGACTGACGCCCCCCAGGTTGGGGCGTCAAAAATTACAGCCGCATTTTTTCTAGCAAAGCTTGTTGGGTAATATTCTTTACTTATCGTAGCCGACATTGGATAAGAGCCGCTTACAACGTCTCCCGGCTGTAGGCCATTGTATCCCGTTATGCTTACTGTTTTAAAAGAAATTCTAGTGCCATCTTTTACTGACCATGGCTGCACCAATCCGGTATTAACCACACCATTCGAAGCCAGGAACTCCCCATAACTTCCCGTCTCTCGATCGATATTGTATTCGTAAAGACTTATATTGCCGGCTGGTACATGTCGTACAGATGGTGCCCGGGCGCCCGACACGGCAATCTCTTTATTATAATGTACCGCCTGATCGTATATTACAAATTCTACGGAGGGGTAGGTTACAACGGTGTTTATAAATTTATCTGTTGGGTCAAACTTATAAAATGGCATCTCATTCCTTAATAATCCAATCTAACACGCAAAGTAAATTCGTTGTTAGAATCTTTTCTTAAGGGCTCAGATAGCTTAGCTGTTGCCATCAACTCGTTGTCGGCAGAATACAGCCCAACCGTAGTAATATATGATATTGGAATATCTCCTGCCACATTCTTAACCCTAATGGTGCTAGCACTTAAATATGTGGGATTAGAGCTATAGTTAAACTCGTTGTGGTGTACCCTGCAGAAGTAAATTGTAGAGTTCAATTCGGTGGTGTTGTTAAACTGTATGTTCTTTAATCTGTTTCTAAATCCGTCGCATGCGTTATCAATGGAGGAACCAGTGAAGGAGCCGCTTACGCTCCACGAAGAAGACAAGACGTCTCCAAAATATTTCGCGCTTTCACCCTGACTTTCTTCAAAAGTAAATATGCTGGAGGTTAAAACCGCAATTCCAGCCTGATAATAGAGAAGTCCGACCGGAACATCATCGCTATTGGCGCCTCCATCAGAAGAGGTGTGTAGTAAGGTGTATTCGCCTGCGGGTGAATTAACCAGGTATCTGTCGACCGATGCATCATAAAGCGTCAAACCTCCAGTTGGAGCATTCACAACGCTGCCAGTATAAACTGTCATCTGGAAAGAGCCTTTTTTAATCTCATCTTTTGATAAAAGTCGCGTGAAATTGACAAAGAACGCATTATCAATCTTTACACCAGATTCTAACAGGCCATCTTGATCAAATCTTCTAATTCCCCCTGTTATATCGTGCCCTACTAAAACTTGCGCCATCTGGTTGTATATGTTGCACTTCTTTGAATTTTGAACATTTGTAGAGGAAGAAAGGGTTAAAGATCCAGCTTGACTTGAGTATCCCACCGTTAAATCTACAACATGATTTGCAGATGAACTTAGATAGGGATAATCGTACATAGATTGAAACATTCCATGCGCAAATGTCTTAACATTGTATTCGGTACCTGCTGAGTCTGTATACGTCCCTGACATGATCGTGCCGGTGAGGGGAACACTCTCGTGTAGTAGGGTGCGGCTAGAAACAATATCGCCCGGGCCCAATTCTTTAAATGTAGTCGTAGTCATTTTCTATTCCTTCCTAAGTATAATACTTAACTAGTTTAACGGGAATATCTATACGATACCCAGTGGTAATCCCGGTGATGCGCACATTAGTATCTATTGACCAATACTGAGTTATGGCGGTCCCATCGGCGTTTGCGATATTGGCACCAGAAGCGGTTTGTCTTCCGATTCTCTCGAACAGACTATAAGAGCTGGCTACTTCGTTGCTGGCCTTAAGTCTAAATGAAAATCTTGCTCCCCGGGAGCCCAATATTGTTGAATCAGTGGTTGCATCCGTTCCTAAAAATCCTATAAGATCGCTAGGCGATTGTACATAATACATTGCTATTTGGTCATCATCGATAAAAGAATAGGTCTGTTGGTTCGCGCTAGCTGCCGAAACCAACGAAATTAACCGATTATCCATTTGAACTATAAAAGCGGTCTCTCTTAAATCATTTGGTATGGCCACCGTTCGGGGGTGAAGGGCATTGTCTATTCCTTGATCAATCGCAACTGCATTCTCCGTTGCGCCCGGCTGATATCCGTTTAGAAGACCAGAACCCAATTGGCCAGCATATTTAACGCTATTGCTTTCTTTTGCATAATCAACCGTGGCCATATCAACCAAAACATTATAACTTCCATTAGCATGTTGCGAAAAATTGGAACGATTATACAATTTCATTATGGGAAGATAATAAACATTATTTCTGGGTATTGAAACAAGTCTAGAATTCATAGTAGAGGTGTTGTTGGTAAATGCCTCAAGTACTGGAGTCTGAAGGATCTCCAAATCATAATATTGAGAACCGCTAGGGTGGTTCTTATTGTATAGTGTATAATTAATTTCATCATCTCCGAGAGCAAACTTAGAAATATTGAAACTACAATCCCCCTTTGCTAATCGTTTTCTGCCCTCGTCCGTTAAAACGGCATCTAAAATAATATCTCCCGAATTGTCTAAAAATCCCATAAAAGTTTCCTCTTTCTATAAATAGTAATAAAATCGATAAGTTTCCCTAAGGATCTATTACCCCTGTATTTTTAAAGATCAAATTAAGATCCGTCTTTCGACCCGTTTTTTTACTAGTCAATCTAATCTTGAAGATTTTATCCCATACCGGGTCTTCTCCGGGAGTACCAAGAATATTATTACTAGGTGCCACCAATGGGTTTAGTGGCAGCGAGTTGCCCAACGGCAGGTTGATGTCGGTATCTCCTTCCAGGTTAGTTTGACTCGTCGAGGGTGCAATATAAATAAATCGTCTTCCAGGTTTTGCTAAATCTTTTTGATTAATATCTGCGCAACCACCATACAAACGAATATCTGGATATATCTGCCCATTGTTATCAATCATCTCCACCTGATATATTGCAGTTGGATTAGATATATTACCATGTATATCCACAGATCTAAAGCAATAATAATATTTTGTATTCGGCAGAATATGATCCACATAGGTTGCCAATGTAGCTGGTGTTTCGTCGCCGGCAAATTCTGTATATTCAGACAACAAGTTTTCACTAAAATCTGAGTATGTGGTTGGTGGCACCGTCGTTCTAAACAATTGATACGTATAGACAGGGTCATCGCTTGAAAATTCCATTGTCTGGGTAAAATCATTTGCACTTTTGCCTTGTGATATATACACATTATTAAATTTTTGATTATCGGCATCCAAAATAAGAACTGGCACCTCTTCTTTGACTCCGGTTTGGCCGCTCAATATAATAAGCATCCTATTGTTAATATTTCTATAGGGAACAAATTCAGCGTCAGGAGACATCGGTGGTTTATCCTGTACCATGACAGATGTACTGTAAAATGGTGAAAACGCACCAACGTTAGTTCGAGCATACATTTTCATTTTTGAGGTAACATAGTACTCGTCTGGGATATCTACTAGCGGCGCGCCAACATCGGGGATCAAGCTAGGATCCCATTCCATCTCGTTGACCCCGTTTAGACCATGAGGACCATTAATAAATTTAACACTAAATTTCTTGTATGTGTCGTCGTCCTCGGGGTCCTCGGGGTCGGCCGCGGTGCACCTGATATAATGTAGAATTAACATGCGCGTGTCTTGAGCGGATGTGCCGGCATGGAGCCTTTTCGGCACCAGGGAGTAACTATACGAGCGCTCGGTTACTTCAAGATCAGGAAGAAAATTCTGCAGAACATAATTCATCTCGTCCTCGAAGTTCCACAGGGTGATTTGGCCCTTGTCAAACGGCAATGGTACAGAAAATCGATTCGCGACTGCACCATTTAGCCCCGTCTCTGTAATGTCGAGCCACCACCCTAAATTTCCGGGCTCGCGGTAGGCATGGTGTGGATCCATTATTTATTTCTCCTATTTATAATAATCATTATCGATACCTCTTAGTCCTCAAGCATCCGCTGGTCATCGGGGTCGGTGTCGTCGTCCTCGGGCCCCTGTTCACCGCCCATTGGAGGATCGTCCGGATCGCCCGGTCCTGGGCCTGGGGTGCCTTCCACCGTCTTGTTGTGCACTAAAATTTCATCGGCAAAGTAATTGTGATTGTCCTCAACCACAATATTGTAGGTTTGTGTTGGGCCGCTAAACACTTCTGTTATGGCCACTAACGTTACAAGTTCTCCACTAATCAGTCTACACCGATCTCCAATCTCAATTCTTGAAGTATTCTCAAGTTCAGGATTTTTATATGTTTCGATAGTCTTTTCCGGTGTATATGAAGACCAGCCCTTATTTTCTACATAATATGGATGATCATAAGTGTGTTGGGTTGTGGTTCCGTTTGAGAATCCAAACTCGACAATATCACTGTGAATCGGGGAACTGGTTCGTACAATCGATTTTGCTTCTGTGCTCCTGCTAACAAGATTATAAGACATCACCAAATCTCCAGATTGAAGATCTTCAATATTAACAAGTTGAATTTGTCCATCGATAATAGCGGCTACCTTCGTACCGGCAACGAAGCACTCTTCATCCACGTCCATAGCGTCGTTGAAGATACACCAGGTCTCCTCGGCCTCGGTCATCACGTACGGCACCGCGGGCTTCCAGGCGCCTAGGGCCTCGGCAATCGCACCGCCGTCCTCGTTCTTGTCGACACCGTCGCCGGGCCGGAGTTGTAGCGAAACTCGTTCTTTGATAAAGGGCTGTACGTCCTGCTCGTTCAGTCTGATTCCGGACTTGTAGGACTCGGTGAAGGGGATTTCATTCTCACCCAAACCACAGAGTATGCCGTCCAGGGATGGATGTGCTAATACAAAAGAGCCCCGGTGCATGGAAGCGTCGGAGGTGTCTTCATTATCACGTAAATAATCATCCATCCACGTCGACCAACGGTTCGCGTTGTGTGGCCCGGGCATGCCGCCCGGGCCCGCGAGGTCTTCATAAAATCCCAATGCGTTTCCTAGGGCGCGCCCATTACCCTTAGTGGCTGTCGTAGAAACATTTACGTCAGCGTAACCATACACTGTCCCAACAACAATCTTTATTGGGTGTATGTCATATACATATTCAAACCCATAAATTACTTGTGTATCAATATACCTGAAGCTACAACTATCATCTGCAGGATTCGGCATACAGGGGATATAAAATGTCTGAACGTTCGTACGATTTCCTGTGGAGGGGTGGACCCTATACTTCTCTATTTTATAAGCAACTGTTTCAGAATAACAACCCACACCTTCGAACAACTCCGCGGGGGTACGTTGCAAATTTACAATAAGGGTCCTTAGGTCGTCTTTCATGGAGTCAAATTGGGCGAATTGAGAGAACGCAATGATGCCCGGAGTTGCCGCGGCAAGGTTCGTGGTCTCACCCAAAGTAGCGGAGATGGCGTCATTATAAACGCCGGTCGCCGGCGGAGTCGGGCCGGGGAATGGGCTCCGGCCAGTCCAAAATGATGGCTTGTCCAAATAAACTCCCGTAGCGTCTGCATCAGGATCCGCTCCCGGCTGAATACTAAGGAACGCGTCTGTGTATCCCGTTGGGAGGTCCATCTTCGGCCATGAGGAGCTAGCGCCCGGTAGGCCTCCAGCTGGCTCGGTAGCCGGGTCGCCGTCATTCCAGAGATTAGAACGGCCGAGTTGGCGGATAATCCATGTAAGATTTACGTATGTTGTGTCGCCGGAGTCAGCAAATATACCGAATTCGACGGAGTTATCGGGAAGGATCTCGCTGCTGGACGGATTTACGGGAGTAGAACGAGCGCCGGTATCGCCCTCAACTATCAAATCCATCAGAATGTCATACATTCCCCATCTCCTAAAAAAACTACTAACCCTTTCGTATATAAAATCTCCACTAGGATTAAACAAACTCGGGGGGTGAGTCAGCGGGGCAACATCCGCACCATTATCGTTATATTGGATATCTATATAATATGGTAAAGTGTCTATCTTAAATTGATTGTTTATATCGCTACCCGGGGACGTTATTTCTGAATGGGCCCGGGGTCTTACCACAATAACTTTATATTTTTCCATAGCAGCGGTAACTTCGCTGATGGTGGTGCCGCGGCTTTCGCCGTTATCTCTTAGTGCAGCATATGCAGCATTTAATTCTTGGTAGAAAGAAGCCGGCTGATCGAGACTGGGTACCCCGTTCGGGTCGGCGCCGCCTTCGTCAGCGGGCCCGTGACCCCAATTGGCGGCTTGGGCGAGATCTATTTGTCTCTGATATATCGTCGGCATCTCTACAGTATTAGTGCTATCTTGCGAAGGAACATAAAACATCATATAATAATTTGGAAGACAATGCTCGCCCAAATTAAGGGATGTAAACGTCTCCTCTAGAGCACGACTATATGAATTATAGACCCCGCGCACACTAATATCAAAGAGTGTGGTGTCGTCCGGGCCGGCGGCTGCGTCGGGCGTGGGGCCAACCGGGGTTGGTGAAGGACAAAAAGTAGTGTAATCTGCTTTATAGCCATAGGATCCCCACACCGGCGAAAGGAGGCCCGGAATATTATCATCTAAATATTGACCAACGAGGGCATCATCAGAGGGGATTCCTCGTTCACTGGTGGGCAAGTGGACTTTATTGTAGACCCAATTTTCGAAATAAGGGTGGCCTAGGCCATTTAATTCGTCTAGTAGACCCTCGGGGAAGTCAGATGGGTATCCATGAAACATGGTACCTTGGTCCCGTTGTCCTGCCCATATCGAAGATGGCTGGATCGTCGGCTGCCCAGCCGGGTCGGCCAAGATGAAGGTCCTGTAAATAAAGGCGATAGGATACTCCCGTCGGAGGGAGCCAACGGGCGACGACGACGGGGCCTCCAGCCCGTCGCCCACGGGGCTTAATAATCGGCCGTTCGCGAGGCTATAGCCATCCCCGGCTAAGACTGGTGAAGCCAGGCCATGTCTCCATGACCAATCCTCGCCGTAGAGGTCGCCTTCCCAAAAATGAAAACCCATGGCAGCACGAAATCTATCAAGCGCTAGCCAGCCGTCTGCAGTCCTCAGAGCCGGGTGACCCTGTCCGTGGGCCCACCAATCACCTGATGGTGCTCGTCCCACTGCTCTTCTGTCAATATAGGGCATTACAAAGCATATGGGTCCGGTCGAGAGAGGAGTCATATTGTTTCACCTTCCATTTGATTTTCAATAGCCATTATTTCCTACTAATTAGCTTTTTTAAAAAAATATTAAACATCTAATATCCGCCGCCGCGGGAGCCGCCGGAGCCGCCTCGTGGAGTACGGCCCGAGCTACCCATAGTACGACGCAAAGATCCTGCGCTTGTGGTGGTCTTCCTGGAAGTGGAGCTAGGGGATCCCTGGCGGCCTAGGGCTCGGGTCGGGCCCGCGGGCGCTTGGGGGGCGGTCTTTGTTCGACGCATTCCGGGGGTGTAACCGGTGGAATAATCACTAACAGGGCTGGGGGGAGCCCTATAATACTCAACTGGGATATCAACAGGCGCCACGAAGGTCCTTTGTAAATCGCCGGCGATCGGGGCGCCCGTGCCAGAGCTACCCATTCCTTCGCCGGCCGGCGCAGCCACTCCATAGTCCCCCGGAAGCGTTGCAGCCACTCCCGTCTTATATGGCGGATCGGATCCGATGAGAAATAGTTGGTTATAAGGAGAAAATGATTTAGTATATGCATTTTTAGTTTTAGTAATAGAGCCGGCTTCCTTAAGTCTGCAAATCAAATACGAATCACCATCCATATTTTCAACCGTTTCTTTGTCCAGCTTGGTCCATATAGGATCTGCCACATATCCATCTCTATATCCAGATATATATTGGACTTTTTGCAAAGAATTATAAACCATATTGAAGGTAAAATTATTCATTTTCGATGCGTCTTTCATATTTTTTACAGCAATGGAGTTAGAAATATTATTTAAATTATCCATTTCTTCTTTTTTAAATCCATTGGCGTAATCCTGTATTATATTTTTAACCACAGTACTATCAGATGCTCGCAAATCCGCATCTTTGTGCCCCTTTAAATTTGGGTCATCTTCCTGCTTCTTAGTATCTTGAACAAAAGCGGACTTGGCTCCAAAATATTCCTTGGAATCAAGCAGATTCATGCAAGATCGATCTCTAGAAATGAATTCTCTCGCTCCTTGCCGAAAAAGTTGCATACTAATACCACTTTTAGCCAATAAGGCCATTTTAGCGGCCGCTATAGAACCCCCGGAGCCAGGAGCCAAGTCTAAACCAACTTCGGCCGGATTATTATTTGCTAGTAAAATTTGCAAAGAGGTATCAAATTTCATTTTTTTTGATATTGCTATATTATTAACACCCTTTGGCATTACAATCGTAGTTGGCGATAAATATCCATGAATATTAGAATTTTTTGATTTGACGTCGGAGGAACCGTACTTGGTTAACTCTTGATTAACTCTGCCCCTCCAGGCGGCACGACTGTATTTCATAAGGGATCCGGCGGAGTGTTTCAGACCCGGAGTATAACTTAGGCCGCGGCCATGTGTAATTCGAGCATTATAAGCAGACATAAATTCATGTTCTACGTCTATAATTGCCAAATTAAGCGAAACATTGTCCACCTTGGATCTGTAGCTCATAGCTTGTGAGTTATTAGATGTGGGCGGTTTATTCAAAAGACGACTAAGTCTATTGGTTAGTGATTCTACTATCTGTTGTGCCACTACAAGACTTTCAGACGTTGCAAAACGAGGAAATGCTAGACTTGCCAGGAGATGAGACAATAATACGTGACCAGATCGAAGAGGATTAATTAGATCATAAACAGATATATAAGCATTAAGCAAAGCTCCCCACGGCCTTCCTGGCATAGAAAGTAGTTGTTTAATGCGATCTTCGCTCAATGAATTGGACCCACAATCAACGCCCCCAAGAACATCAGCCTTTTTTATATAAATCTTATAATTATCCAAAGCAGAAGTTAGCGTGTTAACCATATTATTTAATTTTAGAATTGATTTGTCCACCAGCTTCAAGCGTACACCATATCGATATAACCCATCAGTAATAGAAGACATTCCAGTATCCGTTGCGGTCCAGTGATGTATCCCGGGAGAATTCGGAGACGTAAAAAATTGTAGGGAATCTATATCACGAAAAGAGGCGATTATCTCATCTTCTTCGTTAACATCAAACCATCGATTAGCGTATGGTACTCCGGTTAATTTATTATTCAACGGATCGTGTTGTACGCGTCGGCGGAAGACCTCCACGCCCTTAATAGCAACTGAATTTGAAAAATTCGATGGATTATATAAAAATGAATATTTTGCTATATTTTTTGACAGCTTATACATATCGGCACTAAACATCACCGTCACAGAATCATCCAAATTTCTAGAATAGTTTATGGGAGAAAAATAATCTCTACTCTTAAATGTTTTTAACACTTCTAAATCTTCAAATAATCTGTTTTCGGCATGACGAAAAGTTGAGTTAATATCTTGCATACGCGAGTCTCTAGCTTGAGCGCCCAATATGGCATGATAGTTGAGGGCATATCTGAGATCTCTTATCTTCATATTGGGTACCGTTTCTTCCTGCAGGCGAGGGTGGGGTCGGCCAACGTGGCCGGCCCCAGCCATTACATGTGCATCCGCAATGGGCGCCTTAAGATTCGGGTATGCCCGAAGCTCACGGGCTGCCTCCGCCGTCTGTGCCTGTACGTGATAGGGGCCGGCCCAAAGCTGGCCCGTGGATCCATAGCCCTTGACGGTTTCACCCAAAGTATAAATCAAACTCCTGGCTGGGAACACATTATCCACTAAAATATTTTCTGCCACAACATTCCCAATAGCAAAATTAATTCGCGTAACGCCCGAAACGACTCCAGCATTGGGGTCTGCCAAGTATGGTACCAAAAAACACCCCATATAATTGTAGGGAACATCATCATATTCAAATTTGACAGAAAGGTTATAATTTTTAATAAAATCGTTCTTATTGTTTATGATTTCAATATTTTTTCCGCGGGCTTCGTCTTCGCACGAACAAAAACAGGAATCTTCAAAAGAAGCAATTTTTGTTTTTATTGTGTTTGTTGAAATAGAATTTTTAATAATACGACGAGCGTAGTTTTTTAGATGTAACATACGCATCATCCCATCTTGATTTGTAACCAAACAAACAGCCAAACGAAGGCGTTTTCTTATACTATTCAAACCAGCATTATCTATAACTTTAAAAAGTATATTTAAATCAACCGTAATTGTATTATTACCGTTTTTATACAATTTAGCCGTTCTTAAATATACATTAGGTATAGTTTGATTAAAAGAATGTTTGCTTATATTAGCCATTAGTCACAAGGATCCTGTTCTTCTGTGGTATATAGATCTCGCGTAAGTCTTAGACGCTTTGATGTCCGCGATGCCTGAGAACTAAGAACTCCAGCCTCTTTCATTATAGAATCTGGTATCTCATTATCAACAAGTATGTCCATATAATATTCTACATTGGGATAAGTATCATCTGGATTATCTAGTTTTTGAGGCTCGTTAACGCTATCGTCGTTTAAAAATGCCATTTGGATTAGTTCTAGATTCGGGTCTTCTGGCTGCAATACCTGGTTATCTTCCTGAACTGAGCCAGAATGGAACACTTCGATATCAAAATTCTCTTTAAGATAATCAGTATTTTCCTCCAAAACATCCAAAAATAAATAATTGGGCTTCAGCGCAAGATATATCTCCGCATTCAAATAATCACTTATTGCGTTTACTGTATATTCTCCGTCTCTGGCGTATGTTTTATAGTCGATTACAATATTAAGTTGTGGAATCTGTTGTATTGTCCCGCTAGTAAAGGTGGGTACGCCAGCATCCCAAGACTCATTCCGAACAGAAATTTGATTAGCACTCGACGAAATATTGTTCATTGCCACATCAATAGACCATGCCGGTACATATTGATTAGATAAAGTACTTGTACCCAGCGGCTCATTTAATAAATTTATTCTATCTTCAAACGTCTGTTGATCAAACGCAAACGCTATATCAGAACTAGCCGTCGCGATGGTGGATTCGTCATAACTAGTTTCAACCGAACTAACAAATTGATTCACTCTTGTTTCGGCGCTTGTAATTTGTCGTATAACTTTTAGAGATGGAGTGTCGTCCAAGATTCGACCATTCGTATCGTTTTGTGCCTCGGAGAAACCTCCATACTGTGAATCATATAATATATCATCATCATGAAAAGAATAATACTCTGGCCGAAACTTTCCTAGTGAAAGGAGATATTTTCCATATTCCGTAAGTTGAAGGTCTATAACCTCTTCTTTTTTGTTGAAAAATGCTACCATTTATTTATTTCCCTTGTCGCTCTTGCCTTGGAGGTACTTAGCGGCAGCCGCGGCTTTGGCCTTGGCGGCGGCCGCGGCATCGGACATCCCACGATCCGACTGGAAGGGATCACCGGGAATCGAAATCTGGCCCGGGGTAGCATCTGCTACAGAATAATCTTTACCTATGTCCACTGTAGTAACGTTAGTAGTAGCTATCAGATCGGGTAGTCGCAAGCCTCCCAAATCTTTAGTATCGATATCGGCCAGCACTTCTCCCTTCGCCTGTTCCATGATTCTCCCTGGTGTATATAGTTCGGCAGTGGGAGTTTGCGCAGGAGTAAATGCCGGCTGTATGATCCTCTCGGCATCTGTTGCAGAATATCTAACCGTGGCATCCATTTTGACTAGCTCAACTAATGAAAAATAATCATATGGCCAGTTATAGGTATATTTTTCTGTCACGTTGGGTGCGATTTTAGATATTTGATTCGTGGGGATCCCAGGAATATTTCCCTTTATATATCTATTATAATCGCGCACGCCGCGCTTTTTAACCTTAAAAACAAGCCACTTCAGGTCATCAATGCATCCATATATTTGTTTGATAAGATCTTGATCTTCTAAGACGCAAGAGGATAGTTGGTTGTTGATGGTGGCACACTCTCCTAAATCAAAATCGGTAGATGAGGCCCCGCTATCAAACATAATATTTTGCCATAGTTTACTGATGTCTTCCCGGTCAATATCCATAGTAAACTCAAAGGCATAAAATAGTATGGGTTTTGTATTGTTCAATACATAATCAAATGTAGGAGGAAAAATATACTTCTGTAGCAGTGCTGTTGAAAGGGGGTACTGTGGGTTACCTTGCTGCATGTTGAAGAACTTTCTTCTGCCTTTTTTGACAGTAAATGGTATAGCTACCACAGCTTCTTCTAGAGTGCGCTTCGTCGCCACGTCTCCAATACGAACGGGGCGCCCTTCAAAATCATCAAGACCAACCACTGGCGCCAACGGCTTAACTCTTCTATAAGTTGTACCATCAGTATCTATTACAGTTTCCGGAGTCGTAACGCTTACAAAAATACCCTTCGAAGAGTCTTTTGGTACTTCTCCTAGTTGATGCCAAATTCCCTTTGTACTAATCGGATTAGAACCCGTAATCGAAAACTTAGGAGACGTAAGCGGGGCTTCGGCATTACTATCGGCAAAATTTAAAACAGGGGTTTCGAATTTACTTTGAATCATCCAACGAACTCCATTGGCATTTACTTTCTCCATTACCTTCAGACTACCGGTAATTTGTTGAGCAAACCAATATCCAGTCGCGCTTGTGCTTGTGGTCTGTTCTTCCATTTGACGCGAGTAAACAAACGTAGCTCTAGACCTTATATCATCAAATGTGGGCTGCCCCGTAAAAGGAGCTTTATAAATAATGGTTACCGAGCTTGTTCCATAAAAATATGATGGTGTAACAGGAGCAAAACTTGCCTTAAAGTTTCCAGTTGAAGCGTCCGCATCTGCGCAATCCAAGCAGAAGGGTGGCCCAAAAGCACCAGCATTATTATATAAACTAAATGAATCAAAATCAGCTTTAGAAATGCCGTTCTTGCTTTTCAGGGTCCGATACAAATTAATTGTAACAGCATATACCTGATCCTCGACTAGCGGTGTATACTGAGTTTCTTCTTTGCTGGCCAGCAACGTCGTTAGCCCATTGGGGCTGTGGTGGCTTTTTTCCAAAAAGAAATCAGCAGTATTGCATAAGAAATTATCGATCGCCATCCCATATAGTTTGGATCCGGCGCCATAAAATCGTATATGATTAAGCGCTGAGGCGCCCGCCGTATTTCCAGATAAACTAGCACTACCGATACCACTATCAAAAATAACAGAACCACTAACATTTCCACGCAGGCCGGTATTTAAATAAGCCTCGGGCTTAAGAATCGCCTCAAAAGGTATTCTCTGAAGACTATAGCCGCCCGTCGAGCCCTCTTTTTCGGGATAGGCACTCATACTTAATATTGATTTTTGTCCAAAATTAATTGTACCCTCTGGAAGCGTGGTGTCTGCGGAGTTTAGCGCATTCTTTTTAGATACATCAAACACTGCGCTTTCCGAGTCGTCTGGGTCATAGCTTGCATTATAAACTATAAAGCTTCCCACACCAATTCCTGACTTGATCGTATTATACATAATTCCGGGGGCATATAACGGTTCTAAAACTGCTCGATATGCCTGTGGATTGCTTGCCGAAATTTGAGGCCCATATGATTGAGAAAAAAGGCGCGCCAATTCAACAGTTCTTTCAACCGGATAAAATCCCTTGTATGGCAAAAATTTTAATTTTGCAGAGCATTCTAATAATAATGATTTTCTAATCTTTGTACCGTCTGCCGTTTCTCTATTATTAAGATCGTCGTCTATTACCTTAAAATATTTCAAGAAATCAGTATGGCCATAAACATTATAAAACTTATCGGTATCGACAACTTCGCAAACTTTTACACCATCATCAAAACTATTATCTATGTAAGCACCAGTAATTTCAAACATCCCTGGTGTACTATTATCAAGCGCAGTTAACCAGTTAGAGGCGGATGCATTGATATATCGTTCTATGTGGTCACTAATCCTAAATTCGGGTACAATGGTGTGGTCCTTCCCGGTTAATCTGAGATATATCATATAATCTTCATATGTACGATAAGGGGCATTGCTGCCTGTGCCCAACTGCCACAAGGCGTCTCCGTTATAAATTGGGTCACCATTAACCGAAGCCGAACCAACGGGTACCGGCATTGCATAAAGTGCACTAGCACTAATTGAAAAACTTCCAGTAGTCCCATATCTGCAGAATTTATTTAACAATTCTCCTTCGCGACCATTGGTGCCCGCGTCAGAAGACGTAGCTAGGGTGTAAGTGGTGGTAAAGTCTATATGACCATCTAAAGGCCAGCGTGACATATTGTTTATTGTATGCCCCTGAGAATTTATAGTGTTTACGTTAGACCTTATACTTCTTGATGAATTCCATATTGAGGCCGAAGTAGCCGAACTCTGTAGTCCCATTCCCACAGTATATTGTGTACGCGCGCGCACTCTATTCTGGTATGCATTAACTTCTCGTGGATAAATCCTCTCAGAATATTCTACTACCTGTTCGTTGTTCTGCACCGTGTTTAATACGGTATTGACTATTGTATAATATGGCTGACTAAGCTCAACATCTTTCGCTATATCCAATTTATTATTAAGGCTTTCGTTGGATAGGTAGTCTAAATTATTAGCCCACGTAACTCTAGATAGTGCAGCAACATCCCCAGTCTTATAGAAAAACGCCACAGGATGATGTCGGCTACTAACAGGCTGTTCTATATAAGACGTAAAAGTATTTCCTTTCAGGCCGGCGACCGAAACACTTCCTAATGAAGATAGGTATGTAAATTGGGTCGGCTCGTCTCTTACGGACATAATATTTATTTCTTTTTGATCTCGTACGACGGGGTGCTCACCTGTTCTTATTTGTTTCCATGAGGGGTATTGATATGGACCATTTCTATGAAGCATCAACATATTAAAATTAGAGGCTAGTGAACTAAATTTATCAATTGCCGTAGAACCGGCCGGATTTAATGTAGCAAGAGAGCCGAGACCAATTGAAGGTGCATACCCCAATTGGTTTTGTGAGCAGCTTACTGGCTCTTTTATTAATGTATTTGTTCCAATAAAATCACGAATATACCCCGGAGTGGTACTATTCAATTCAGTGGTTAAAATATCGGCGCCACTGATGCTTGGCGTGCTTGTCAGAAATCCGCCACTCAGTTCAATGTATGTGTAATAATCACTACTAAGTGGTAAGCTGGCAGTTATCCAAGCATAATTTCTTGCTGCCCGCGGGATAGGATGCTGTACCCACCAATTATCTCGAACCGAGCCGGTTAAAGTAGCTGCGGCATCACCTTCGGACTCGTTGCCACCGCCGGTAAAATACGTTACGTCAATTATGTCGACGCCTGATGCGCTGGCTAACGCACTAGCAATATTGCCCGCTGCGCCGGCAGCATCCATCGTCAGCGTAATTTGAGTATCGCTTGAACCTTCGGCCGCTGTAATGCCCAGGTCGTCGCCGGCTTGGCCATTTCCTGACGTTGCATAATTGACTTTGGAATCGGTATCTCCATTAATGGCTTTGATAATGAGAGCTGCCCGGGCTGCATCGGTAATGCCATCATCGGTGCCAATCATGATTTGATTTGCGCCTCCAGTGCCGCTGGTGGACTCGCTGGCATCAAGTAAAATTGTAACAGCCGTGCCACCTAGACCACCGGCCGACACTGAGATCGATATTGTAAACGAAGCATCGTTGTATCGATCAGCTAGGAGACCAGTTGTATCAATGCAATCTACTGCGGACGCGGCTACGGGTTTCAGCTCATATCGATATTTTCTATTTCTATTAACCTTGTGAAAAGAGGGGGTCGTATTATATATAGCAGATAATACACTACCATATTGAGCATCGGTCCCAAATGGGCCAGCGTGTAGGGTGAGCAACGTTCTTAGAGCCCGACGGCCAGCGGTACCGGTAATATGAGACTGAACATGTAGCGATCCCGATTCACCACTTCCAGATGCCCTAATAGACAGGTTACGGAATGGTAATGCATTATAAACCGACTTCTCCTCGTGAGCAGTATCAAGATATCCGCGCGATAATGTCTCATATGACCCCGGGGCACTAAACAGATTAACAAATATAGTCTTATTTGAATTCGCGCCTTGCCGATTTGGAAGAGCAAAATTGTTATCATTTGCAGTAACCAAACAATCATCAGGACTAATACCAATAATTGTTGGAGAATTAACAGCAGTCAAATTTGCATTTCCTTTCTGGTCAACAATGGTGGCTGCGACATCTCCGGCGCCGTCGCCCATTCTCCACCAGAATATAAGATTGGAGGCAGCTCGCGGGGGCCCGTGGTTAATTAAGTCTAACGTCGAATTACTATAAATTGCCTTAATTTCGCATGCAGTTAAATTGATATTGTAAAAGGCCACATCGGACATATACCCCTCAAAACCATTTGCATTGGGATAACCAAGGTTTATGTTGCCACCATAAGCCTCCAGCGTACCAACAGGGGATGTACTGTTGGTGGATGCAACTTTTTCACCATTAATATAGAATACTGCATCATTCGCGTTAGAGTTGCCGTTATATGTTACGGCAACATGAACCCACTCATTACCGGTAGTTATTGCAGCGTCTGTTTGCCAAACTCCATCGGTAGTGGAGTGATAAGCTTTAAAGGCCAGGGTGTTGGCTGCCGTTAAAGATATATAACGATCACCGGCCGCATTGTCCGCAAAAATAAAATTAAGTTCGTCCGGATTTGTAAGATTCAGCCAAAAAGCCCATGTTTCGGCGCTGTTTGCATTCATCGCGGAATCAGAAGCAAAAACATAACAATTATAAGGAGAATTATCATTAATCGAGGCAGCTTTTGTATTTTTGACTCTAATGTTTTGTACGGGTAACTGGTCCACATTAGATAATCGGGGGTAGGGACTTTGCGGGTTTGCAGCAAAAGTAAACGATTGGTCTTGCCAAAAAGGATCATTGGTGCTACGGCCGACAGACTGAATGACTTGATAATTATGTTGATAGTTACCAACTCTCCCGTGTGTCAGGACGCCAGAAAGCGATTGACTAAGGGATGCGGAAGTCATTAAAATATTTTTAATATTAACCGGTCGTTTGGTTATTAAGCCGCGCGTCATATTGCCCTTGGGCCTATAAAAAAGATAAGGAGGCGTCACTTCCGGGGATTCCGGCTCGGGATATTGTGGACCCACTATGCCGCCAATATAGGCCCCATCAAGGCCCTGGGGCCCCAAGTCTGGGCCCAACAATAACTTAAACCCTTCTGGTCGATCCAAGGCGGAATCTAAATTGTTGTCACCTTTTTTTGCTGGATCATATCGATTAATGCGTACGTGCCTATGCTCTCTGCCACCCACCCACGTTTCAGAAAACGGACCCTGTAAAGGAGTTTCCGTATAAGTACCATACATGTCGTGGTGCAGATTGGTAATTTCAACATTGCCGGTGAATTTGTTTACCACCTGAGCATTCTGGCCCGTGGTTACAGAAGAACTGTATATACTAAATGGAGCTATTATATTGCCATCAGCATTCAAATAATCGTGACCACTGGGTTTGTTTATTCTGGCATTTAAAGAAAACCCAAGTCTTTGTTTGCGGTGTGGAACCGGATTATCATTTGAATCTATTAACTTTTCCACTTCAGATATCAACGCTACGTTAGCCGGAATATTCAGGCCCTCGATTAGTGGGCCCGCTGGTGCAACTACATTATATATTGCACCCCAACGCTTACTCGGATGTAGATTGGTCGAAGGGAAGGTTGGTTCCTCAGATACTGAGAATCTGTATATCTTTGATATTCTGTCGCCCACCTCGCATGCCATTTTCTTAAAAATACCTTGACGAGAATAATTGACGCTAGTTTTACCACCATATTTCTCACCATATTTTTCGGCCCGATATTTCCACCAATCTTTATTCTTCTTTTGATCCCCGTCAACTGGTGCGTATTGCCACTTCCAGCCACCTTGCTTTCTACAGTCGTAAGTGCCAACTTGTCTTGGAGTATATTCTTTGGTACCCAAACTACCAGCATTCCCGGGCTTGCCGCCGGGCGCCATCTCGCTGGCCATATATACAGTACCAATCTCCAGGGCACATTTACTGTTGCATGCGCCGGGAGATTTATCCTCTAAAGTGGGGAACTTAAATTGATATTTATTTCTTTCTAGTGCGTGACTCTCAATCATCGTACGAATATTTTCTACAATGTCGGCCGATGCTGGCGCCAGTTGATTAAGCATTATGGACAAAGAGCTATCAAACCACTTATAAAACTCATAAAACTTCTCAAAATCTATCTTATTGTTTTGAACCTTCTCGAAAAAGGCCGTACGAGCCTTTTCCATCAACTTATAGTTCATACGATATCTGTTTACTGGCTCACCAATTAAATTATGGAATTCGTGTAAAGTTGAAAAATAATTCAACATTTGTTCAGAAATATTCTGGTAAATGCTTTTTTCGAAAGCAAAAGAGAAATTAACAGGGCGCGTTTCCTTAGTAAACAAGTCCCTCTCTATTTCATTATAGATGGTTATCATATCCTGAGATTTAAGGTTCTCCGGAAGATTCTGTCTTACCGCTGTAACATAATCTTTATCAATTGCAGTCGTATCATTCGAAGCAAATCCATAGCCCTTTCCTTCGTGATCGCTCAACAATAGGGGTCCAAGCCACCCATATGAACCTGTTGATGGACTTGTAGAGTCTGTTGATATATCATATACCGTAAATTGCCCATTAGCATCAGAACCAGTAATATTAGTAAATTCCCAATTAAGCGCCAATGTCTCTTGTTCGCTTAACTCTCCAAAAGAAGCTGAGGGCTGAAACAAATATGGATATGAAGCAGCACGCAAAGTACCATGATTCTGTATATCTTTCGCGTGGGCAGCCAACGTGGTGTTCTCTAGATAATTAAACCAATAGCGTATAGAACCCAGCTTGATATCGGAATACTGTAATAACGAACCAGTAAAGTTTGTACGATGGGCGCCCCCATATAGTCTTCGGGATCCTGTGACAAACATTTTTGGCGGAGCCGTAATACTTCCCGTTGCATTAAATTCATTAATGATGGTACCATCTTGCATGTTTATACCATGGAATTCAACAATATAAGTCGGGCCAACGGAACCAGTTGATGGTTCCATAATCAGATTTGCATAAGGATACTTTTCTGGCTTGATTCTTACGGCCAAATTCCAATTTGTATTATCATAAACATCTTCGTATAAACTACTAGTAAGTCGCGGAACATAGCCGCCGGCTGTACCGGTTAACACAAATTTTGCGTTTGGAGACCCCAGCTCATCACGTACGGCATATACTTGGAAGTTTACAGCATCTTGTTCTGCCCACTCCGGATCCATCGCGTCTTGAGTCTCGTGTGAGGAACTGTGTAAACCAAATATAGAAGCAGAAATAAACTGCAGACCAATAAACTTTTTATCGGTCCGCGATAGTTTCTCGGGGAATATAACATTTGCTTCGGCCGTAAAAGCAAAGCCATCAGACAAATTGCGGCTACCGCTTATATAACTTCCTGACTGGTATACTGTTGCTTCTATACTCGATGTGGTATTAAAGTCTGCATATCTTTTTGCTAAAACGTGGCTCGTAACGTTATTGCGTAATTCAAATTCAATATTATTTGCATACATATTAAATTTAATAAGCTCGTCATCTATTCCGTAGCAACGAATCAGGTTCCGGAATGATTTTTCGGCGCCTTTTGATTTGTATATATACGATAGATTGTTGTATATGTTTTGATAAATTGAATTTTTAATATCAGTTAAGTTTTTCTCATATAGCCTTTTTTCTGATCGATCAGCTAATTTTTCTAATATATCAACATCCAAAAACATTTCTGGGGATATTAGGCCGGCCTGTTCTAGGAGCCTATTTGCAAATGTTAGAGGCTTATCACTACCGGTTATATATGTTTTATCCTTAAGTCTGTTGAGAGATTCTATTTGAAGGTGTAGGGTATCAAAATAACTGCCCATTATTTGGGTTAAATATTTTAAATCTTTGCTCCCAAGTTCATCCTCTTCTATAACCCACGTGGGCATCGCATTAAAAAGGGAGGCGTTATTTGTTGCATCATGCTGAGAGCCAGACGCGGCTAGTTCAGCACTAAGGGACACTACATCGGGGTGAGCGTCGTAAATAATTGGATCTTCAAATTCCCTAATTGCGGCGCTGGCTGAGAGTATAGCTGAACCAGTATTCCTAGAATATGAATCATACCCCGTCCAAGTACCATTACTAATACGACCAGAATAATCTAGAACTTTAGCATCGGTAGTGGCATCACCCGTAATCCCTTCATTAAATTTATAATATACACCCAATCTGGTATTGGCTAGGCTTGCGGATGTAACAATGCGGCCAGGCGTCGGATCGCTGTTGGTGCCGCCACCTACTTGTGTAAACCAATAACGACCAATATCTTTAGAAGATCTTTGTGTTTTCCAATATCTAAACTCGTCGATTGAACCAGACAGTTTTCCAGCGCCTGCGGAACCTGATTCACTGATATTGTTGGGGGGGACAATTAACGCACCAATGGTGGCGTTTAGGGCGCCTGTGACGATACCAATATTGCTCCCCGTGGTAACCGAATGGTTTAGAGCGCCATCCTTATAGAGGCGAACATCAACGCCGTCAGAAGCTGATTTAAAAGTAACGGCATAATGGCTCCAGGTTTCTAGGGCGCCCGTCAAACTTAGCCCAACGGATTCGGTTACGAATCCATATGGTGTCGTACTAGACCCGGAATGACAAGTGATGAGGAAGGGCGATCCTTTATACCCTACACCACCCGTAACCTCTACTCTAAGTCTTCCATATCCGTCACTACCAGAGTTTTTAAGGTTCCACAGATCAAATATAACCTCACGACCAGTCAGATCTTCATCAAAAGCGGTCTTCTTCAGCCAAAACTCAACACTTGCCCCCTTATTCACTAAATCAAATTCTAGGTTTGATGCACGATTAGAGGCGGTTTCATGATAGTTTGATCCCGTAAATGCAAGGCGGAACGGTGACATCCCATCTGGGTTGGTGTTGGGCCCTCCTTTTATATAAATGTATTCTAAATTAGAGGGGGTGCCGTACTGGTGGGCAGTACTTGCGAGGGCGCCCCAACCATCAGCAGAAAACAGTGCATATCCATTAGATCTGGGATATTTATTTTCAAATATATATAGATCTACGTACGAAGAACTATTTTCCCACTCTAGTTTCTCTCTAAGTGAACCATCATAAGGATAGTCTCCATAAATCCATTTTATTGATCGATCGTAATACTCTACTGCAGATCCATACCTGGCAAAATTTGCTGGATCTGAGTAATCTACCGCCGGTATAAACCGGTTGTCTTTTACAACATCAGCTTCGTGAAAGCCAACAGACTCTACTTCTCCAGCAACCTCTTCTTCGCTTAGATTGGAAAGATTTTTTATCTCCTGCGCTTTTTGAAAGTATTTGCGTAAAGACATTATTCTACTCTAAATTTAAACATCTCTGGTTGTTCTACCCAAGAACCAATCGAGTTGTTGTAATATGCCAGTTTAATACCATATGCATAATCCTTTTCGAGAAGATTCATGTCTAAATCAAAATAGTTTCCGGAAACATCATAAGAAAGATATGTTTGATAATCACTACCGGTGCCGTATGGAATTACTTCTAGCTCGTCCGTCAATCTTAAAACCTTATATGAGGCGCTTACTAGCGTTGTGTTCGATATTGCCGCCGTAGCAACTGAATATATGGTTGGGTTCCAGTTTCTTTCTCTAATAAAAAATCGAAAGCGCGCGTCTTCCGTACGCATATATTGAGATCTAAGATTTGTTATATTAGAAACATACTCAAAAGTGGGCGCATTATTATGGGCGCTTAGTTTTTGAGGAGCAAATGAGCTTGTATAATATTCAATATTGCTTCCTTTAGTTTCTTCCGTACCATCATGCCAAACATCAAAAATTTTTGTTAAAGAAGTGGCGGCTGCCGTTAAAGCAAGGGATGCCGAATAAATTCCAGTTGATACCCACCCGCCTGTGATATTGTAATCCGATGCTGCAGCAACTCCTCCGCCAGCCGGCAAAAGTAATTTTGAGGCGGTCGGGACTGTAGATCCCGAATAAACACTTACCAGCAGAGATCCCGTAAGGCCCACACTAGAAGAATTGGGAATATCTATTAAACGACCTCTTACATAATTATACATATATATTGTATTCAAATTATCTGCGGCAGGCGCCAACGAACTACTATAATAAAAATCTCCACGATCATCTTTTGTGCGAGAATCCCAACGCGCTTCAATAACTGGTCTTTTATAGAAAAACTCTGTTGAACGAGCGAAAAACTTTTTTGTGTAATATGAAAAGCTAGCAGACTCTTGATTGTTGGTGAGCTTAATTAAAAATCCGTGATTGTCAAAGTGTAGCGAGGTCCCAGACGTTTGCATCCACCTTTCCACCGCGGGCGTTACATCAACTTCAAGATCTTCCCAACCATTTAGGAAGCTAGCTGTAAAATTATAATCAGATCTATAATCTCCGCCGCCGCTACCTGTATTCCAGGCGCCTGCGTTCCCGCGGCGATCCCAATTAGACCCGGTACTATCATAGGTGAGATCTTTATACTCCTCCATATCTAGACCATATCCCTCTTCCCAAGAAGAAGAAACGGGATAAATATTTAATTGGTAATCCTTTCCAAGGGTATAGGGATGTTCCGCGTTATAAAGCTTCAAATAAAAATTAACACTACCACTAGCAGGAATTTTACTAGCATTTCGATCAGCAAGTATATCTGGCGCGCTAGCGGTTAGAGTGCCTGCAATAGGAAATTTTATAAGTATTCTAGAAAGTTCGTTACTGGGGCCTGTCGATGAAGAAACCTGCCCGTACAAGGAAAAAACCTCCAAGCTATCAGCAGCGCCCATATTTGAACCGGTGCCCCGAGTTGACAGGTTGGCCTCAAAAGCATTGGCTATCGTGTTGTCCACAGCGGCTACATATCTTTTAATTGCCATTATCTTACCGATCCTTTAATATCAGCGTCTGGATATTTTAATTCAAAAATAATATCCTTTGCACCATCAATACGACGGCCGTCGGCCGACGTCGCACCATCAAAATCATATGCATAACTGGAATAAATACCGCCGGATTTATTAACAGCCCTAACTGTTAAAACGTCAATAATCCCGGGAACATCCTGAAGTACCCTATACATATCAGAAATATATACAGGCTCACCAATGTCGCCCACCTTGCTAAAGTATTTTCTAAGCGCAGCGTTAGCCAGATTAAGGGCCGTAAATCTATTGGTTTCGTAATCAGTGACTATTATATACTCCACTCCAAAGTTGACTATTCTCGCGTTTAATATGTCAATGGTGTCATTCACCATTTTATACCGCGAAAGCCAAGTTTTTAAATTCAATTTAAGTGTACTGTTGGCAGAAGTTAATCTCATCGTCTCTGGGTCTTCTGATATAACATATAAATTAATATTTCGTTTAAACTCGCTGAAATCACGCGATGCAACGCATCTCTTTAAAGATCCATATTTTGCCGGCATGCCATAAGTGATTGCCTGATAGTCTTCTAATGTCACGGCGCGGTGTTGGGCCGCATAATGCGCAATTACCCTTTGACGTATTTCGTCGGATGATGGAAGAGAAACGTCCCCCACTATCGGATTTTCATTCGTAAGCTCTAACGATGTTCTAACCGTCTCTCTGGTATCAAGACTAAGGGCTCCGGCATTTCTAAACTTAAAATTGGCAGCACCAACTTGCGTTACGCTGTTAACCGCGGCATTAACATCCTGCGTGGTATTAACTCGATAAGCTATGGTGAGAGTTGTATTTGACGGAGCAATGCCAAATTTGTCTGTACTTATAAGTCTGGTTGGATCAAATTCTGTATCAGTAATATAATTACGCCCATGTAGGTCTAAAACCACCTCTGAGGGGTCGACTATTGATTCAGACAAAAGCTCTGAGTCAGATCCGTACCCAAACTGCATATACGCAGTTTCGCCATCATATTCCAACACAAACCTTCGTGCAACCGGAACAGCTTTCAAAATAGACGGAGCGGTATTTCGATCGGAGTTGTTGTTGTTAATTGCCTTATAAATCACATTTTGTGATAAATTGTCAACTTCGTAGTACATATGACTTTCGGAATCTTTTACAGAAATAATGTCAGCTACCTTGTTAGATTTCAGTGGTATCTTTAAAAATCTCTGGAAACCTCCTAATGTGATGGTTTCTCTAGTAACTCTTCCCGAAACTATACGACCCTGTGCGCGAATAACATACGTTGTGGGTGCGCCAGTAGTAGAATTTACTGCGCCGGCTACCATTAAATTTGATGACTTGGCGAAATCTACATTTTCTAAAAGCGTATACGTGCCGCCACCAACAGAAGAAAACTGTGAGCCCGCTTTGAGTATGGGTGCATAATTGGTGTTAGGTGTTCCACCAGCAGTTGTAGTAGAAGGAATTTCAATATAAAATGTAACAAGGCCATATGAAGAAGGGCTTGGACTTAATTTAAAGCCCATTTGGCGAGCTAATCGAATAACGTTGTTGTATTCAATAGCACTATCTAAAAAAGATTCGTTTGTTTGATAATCTAAATAAAAAGATAATATATCCCCAACATACGAAACAGTGTCCAGCATTAGCGAGCCGAAGCTAGCCTCATTAAAATCCTTAAAAGTGTTGGGGTAATATCTTTTAGCATAATTTTCTAAATCCCGACGGATACTATCAAAATTACGGCTAGTATAGTTAATGGGTTGTAGTTTCTTGGGCATAAGTTAAAGTTCCAATTATTCTATTTAATTAGCCTTCGTCGGCACTTATCTGCAAAAATGTTGATACCTGTATTGGTAATATTGTAAAATATATTGTTACCCCCATAAAATTAGGATCAAATTCGTTGCCAACCTCCGAAGTAGAAAACTTTATTGTATTAATTCCAATGTATGGAAGATATCTATCAACCTGTTTTCTTATAGTCCTATCAATCTCTCCAAAAGTTACGGGCGAGTTTTGTTCAAATAAATAAGATCTAAGGCCTACACCAAAATTGGGATGCATTATTCTTTCACCCCTGTTGGTTAACAAAAGCATTTTAAGATTTTGTTTTGCTAGGTCTTCATATGTGGTGTTTAAACCATATGGGCCGAATGTAGGATCTACAGTCAGAGGAAGTGCCACAGATAAACCTTGATCATTTGCTGACATTAGTAACCATACTCCTTTTTAAAATAAATAGAATTGTTAATAGAATTGTACACAAATTAACAAGAATCCTCTTCTTCTTCTAGAAGGGCCTCGTCTTCTGCCTTGTCTAGGTCCAAAAGGCCCAAAAGAAAATACAATATACCAAATGGGCCAGGAGGCATCATAAACAATCCTGGTAATGTTCCGGTAAAATCTATACCCGTCTTCTCAAATTTGGGAAGCAGAGACGGTGGCGGGGGTGCATTGATACCAATATCAAAACATGCGTCGTTGGCAGAAAGTTCAGCAGGGTCCCATAAATCATCAATCATTTCCTCATTGGCTTCGTTAATCCCGCAGAACATTAAATCGACGAGGCCTTCTGCTTTTATATCAATTGCATTTAATACCCCGGTTGGATCCGCTTCACCGGCAACTTCTAGCCCCATCTCCATTCCGTCAATAACCTGGTCTATAACTTGACCAGTAACGTCTCGTATTATTTTCATGATTGCCACGTGAGGGTCCATAGTTTCGCACACTCCTCTAAGAATTTTAAGGGGCGTTTCCATTAGGGCCTTGAGTATATATCCTCTCATGTCAATCGCGGGGGCACCACCAGTAGGATTTTGAACTCCGGGAATACCCACGGACCTGTCCTCTCGGATGCCCGAGCCGCGTGGGGTCTCCATCGCTGTCAAAAACAAATATGCCGCTGAATCAACGGTACCATAAAACAACTCATTGATTCCGGAAGAGAATCTGGTTTCTGATTGATAGAAATTATTCATTAACGCAGTTGTCAGGGCCAGGTCTCTATCAAAAATCTTTGAGAAGAAATATTGAAATTTTGGATAATCCGGAGAACTCTTTAAGTTGTGTGAGTGCTGGCTAGATTTAGTTGGATAATAGTCTTTCACTTCGGCCAAAGTAATTTCACCTCGATCTAGCTCTGGTACCGAAAATTCCATTATTGGTATACCAAAGCTGGCTACCTCATTTCTAAAGTTTGCCGGTATAGAGGTGTCCATCGTCTCGGTTACTTCTTCAGTAAGCGGCTGCTGTTCGTAGTGGCCGGCGGGATCATCCCAGGGCAACTCCGATGCGTCTACATCCCCGTCGTCGTCGGTGTCCAGGCCCTTATCTCTTATCCAGGCCCACCCATGACCTTCTTGTAGAGGCGTCGATTCGGGATACCCGGGATCATTGCAGAAAGCTGGTGGTTCGCCGTGGAGGTGCCCGTTCGAAGGGTCTCGGTACTGACCGAAGTGGCCAGAATGCGTGCGATTCATGTAGCCGCAGCCGGTGTCGGGATCGTCAGCTGAATAATACGGCTCCCATTGTGGAAGCGAAAGACTTATAGTCGAATCCACCTGTTCAGAAGATTGAACCCGAGGTTTATATATAGAAAGCGGAATAAACGCTTCACGATCATTGAATATCTTATTAAGCTTGCTAGTGTCAAGAATACCCGATTCGAGGGCGGCGTCTTCGTCTTCTTCACTGTAATCAAGCTCGATATATTCCTTTAGCAAGGTGGAAATTGTTCTAAATTTGCGCTTCTTCGCCTCGACGTCCCCAAAGTTTCGATCGTATTCAGCCGGGACATAATATACCAGTCGATATTTGAGTTTGGGATTGATAAGTGTTTTATAGTCCATGGGCCCCGGGGGCTCCGGGATTCCTGCGGCGGCAGCGGCGGCCGCCCGGGCCGATGCATGGGGATCATTAATTTGTATATAGCGTCGTAATTTCGATAGAGAGGCGCCGTCTTCGTCTTCGACGCCGGTTAACATAAGTCTGCTGGTATAAACTGGCTTAGAAGCAATAATATTTTCTACGCCCGTGTCGCCGGGCTGGATGTCCCAGGTGTTCGCGTCCCACGTTAAGTAAGGCTCTAGTTTGAATCCACCGTATGCAAATAATTCCTTAATACCGGGAACGGTGCTGTCGATAGAAATTTTATGATTCCAAATATTAGTAGAGGTGGCCAACGCGTTCTCCACATCCACCGTACCTTTGTGAAAAGGTACACCACCGAGTGGTGCTGCAAACCCAAGAATAAATCTTATAAAAATATCCTCTATCGACCTTGCGTCCTGCGGGCCGGCGCCGGGCTTAGATATTATATTACCGACAGCGGTGGCTGATCTTTTCATTCTCCACATCAAAATATACTTAAGTGCGTTATTATCGATCAAAAGATCGCTAAGCCTATCAGAATTAATACCCAATGTATCTAATACGTCCCGGTCGAGTTTTGGATCCTCCCGATTTATTTTTCTTCCCATCCATTCATTTGCGTGTTCAACAAATTTGGTCGTAAAGTCTCCTACAGAGGTAGAGGCACTTGAATTTTCTATATAGCGTTGAGCCTCGCGAAAAACAGTAGCCGTTACAAAATCTCTTACAACATTTAATTTCCACACTTCAGACAATTTAAATGCGGAAAGGGCACTCACATTTTTCAAGAAAAACTTAACCGCGGCTATTTGGAAAAATAAAAGTTGTGCTCCGAAAATTATACACCCATCTAATGTATCTTCCATCGACATAGTGTCGTTGCACATTGAATCATTATATTCGTCTTGTACGTCTTTAACAATACCATTCATATCCATCAGATCCCCCACCTTTGATGGGTCATTAATACAATTTGTATTGTCGCGACGAAGGAGCATTTTCATAAAGCTTTCAGTACTAAATCGACCATGTCCAAGTATATACTCAGTAAAGCCATTAACAAGTCCAGCAGTTACTGAATGATGATAACTCCTTTGATTAGCTTTAAAGAAGTCTTCTAGCCAACTATCGCGGCATTCGGGGGTATCAACAACATTTTCGTGTCCTTCCAAGAAGTTCTTAAAAGAAGAAAGTGCCATACCGGCAAAAGCATCAAGTGCTGGGTTGTGTAACTTCGAAGTGACATAGTTATCGGCTACCGTACCCAGATTGTCAAGAAGCTCTTGCCTATTATATGTTTCGGCTATAAAAGTTGGATTATCTCTAAACACGGTCGGACCGGTAATGGAAACCGATAAGATGATCTCGTCCCCCCCTGTGAGGCCCGGCGCTGCTCTGGCAGCGCGCGGGGACCCACCACCGCCATATTTTATTACCTCTTTTTCAATATTGGCCATCGACCACCCACCATCCGTAAATCGGAAGTGAAGATGCTTTGGAGAGCCATGGCTCCCGGTACCGTGGGACCTGGTCTTACCCGCCCTAAAGAAGTCGGTGTGCAGCTCCGGCTCGTCTTTTAAAACTTCGATCCAGTCGAAGGTCGGGCGGTACCTGATTGAATTAAACGATATGTCTGGAACCAGGTCTTTTAAAGCGTCCTTATAGGATTGGGGAAATTCATAGTTAGCTAAAGGTAAAATACCATTGGCGCTTGCCTCAGCAGCCGCATCCATATCGTTGCCCAGCTGAACCGCTGCTGAAAAATCAAAGTTTTCTAAAAGCTCGGCCAGCGCGTCGACGGCCGCGGTGAGATTGTCCGCTCCTCCAAATATATCGGAACCATCCTCGGCCATGCCGCAGTCCTTCATCAGCTCCCGGAAGTCGTTGGGCTCGGAAAACTTATCAGCCAGGTCACGAAGGCCCTTGGCCATCTTCCCCATGGGGCTATTGGGGCCGGAGTCGACACCCGCGCCCTCTTCTGGGGTCGTAAAGCCGGGACCTTCGGGCGCAAGCTCAAGTGCGCATGCGGCAGCGGAGTCCCCAGCTGACGTCGTAGATGTTAGTAAAACAGCCTTGAGGCCATCAACAGATAGATAAAAATTAATCGCCACAGACTCCGCAAGAGCGCTTATTAACTGTGGTATAGACCTATCAACAAGAGGGTTTGGTATATACCCCGGCTTGGTGGGGCATGTTATGTTTATTTCAGGAATTTCCAGCTGTATTCCATTTTCAAGCATATCTAAGAGGTTGTTTAAATTAAACAGATCGGTCGCAGATAATAGGTTAGACTCATTAAAACAAACATCATCCACATTGGGGAGGATATTATTGCTTACTAGCGTATCACAAATAGAATCAATATCTACCATATCGCCCAAACAGCCAAAAAAGGTCACTATCGCCGTATGTGTATTTAGATTTTCAACAATTGCTGGCTCCTCATAGGCTTCATTAAACTCTCTAACCGCTTCCACCACATTAACCGGAGCAGACATTTTTAAAAGTTGACAAATCTCAGAAGGGTTTAATATGTTCGAAACCCGAGATATATACTGCATTCCGACTGCAGTTGGAATATTATTTGCCTCAAAACACGCATGTAAGGGAGTTCCTTCTGTTTCGCCTAGCACATCAGGAGTATCTTTATCCGGATTTATATTAAACATGTCCGACAAATCTAACTCACCATAGTCTCCTCCTGATAAATCCTTCGCCGCGCACGAGTCTCTAATTATATCTGCCATGGCTTGAATCAGCGCGGCGACAATCTCCATCAGCGCATCCTCGATCATCTTTAGCATGATCTTATCCAGACCGCCAGTCATGGAAAATATAGGAATCTTTATTTCTATATCGGGCAATTTAATTCCCATGGGTGGCTTTCGGCCGGCCCAGAGATCTCCGGTTTCAGACACCAGATCTCGTATGTCTGATCTAACACTATTCGGATCAAAATTGGAGTTAAACGCGAGACATTTAATAGCTTCTATAATTATAACATCAATGCCTACTTTGTTGAGAACGTCTTTGATAATGGACATCTCCTCAGAATTCTGAATCTTTCTGAGGCCTTCCATTACTTTTTTAATCGCGTCTTCTGCCTTCTGTTCTACCTTGGAATACTGATCTTCCAATATGAGCTTCTTGTTTACAGGGTTTTTCATGACCTTGCTTTGTAACTGTACGTTGGAAAATCTTAAATACAAGGTTTTATTTTTGGCACCGAACAAGCCTGTTGACTCCATGGTCCCATCAACATCAATCGAATTCGGGCCGCCAAAAGCCGAATTATCTTGAATGGGTGTCGTAAAACTGTCCTGTACGCCAGCCATCGCCGGCGGGCTGTGGGGGGTGCCACAATAGTTTATTTCATATTCTCTTAGATAAGAGCTGGAATAATCTTTTATAAAATTAATAAAAATGCTGTATCGTTTATCATAATTGTAAGAAGGATCTGTTAGATCGAGTAAGTTTTTCCATTTACTCAAATAAACCATGGTCTGAAAATTATCGAAAGGATTTTTTAGGCTATATACAAAATAGCCCACGTTACATTGAACATAGTTCAAGGACACGTTTGGTTGCATATAGGAGATTTTTTTTAATTTATAGGCGGCGTCTAAAAGTATTGTAACTTCATCGTTTTGGGATGTGTTCGAGCTAAACCCATTTAATCTGATAATTGTTCTTATCATACTTATTGCGTCTGCCAGTTGAAGAGCCTCTTGCCCAAAATCGATATCTGGTATTATCTGTCCATCAAAATGCCTTTTTTGTATATTATATTTTGAAAAAAGAGTTTCAATCTTTTGATATTCTTTATTGATGTTGGCCCATTTTAAAGTTACTACAGTTCCGGAGTTCCCAGCAGTAATATCATTGTTTTCATACCACCATTCTCTAGCAAGATCGAAGCTAGTGGACACCGTATCATATGCGGGTGATCGAACGTCGTAGATATTACCAACGTCTAAATTAGTTGCAACCAGAAAATGCCAACGAGAACCCGGGCGGCGCTTCTTTCTTGCCGACACTATTGATACGTCGGCTCTAATTTGATCATAGAGTTCGTCGGCTTTTTCATAATTCCAATCCGCGGACAGCTGGCCCATGTTTTCCGCAGGGAATCGATTCGGGTCGATCTGGCGCAGGTCTTCGTCGCCGGCTGCCCTTTCGTTTATCGTAGCTAGTGTTGCTAAAAACCTTTGTTCTAGTCGATCTGCAAGATCGTCGGGATCCATTCCCGCGTAGTACATCTCAGGATAATAGAATTTAAGAAAACCCCGTATTGCATCACCGAAAATTCGATTTTCAAAGCCCGATATTATCTCTTCTTTTGAAAGGTCGGAATATTCGGCCGGGGCCGTAACAATGATATAGTTTAGTTCACCGTCGGCATATGGTATTAATACTTCCTTAGAAAGCCAGTCTGTGATTAGTCGTGTATTGGCCATAATATTTTTGTGTTAATTGGTGTGATTATACTTACTAAGTACGTACGCTGCTCCAGTTTCTTTAGCATATTTCAGCTGGGCCATATTGCTGTTATTAAGGTGATTATAACACTGAACCTCAGCACCCTTGATAATATCAATCATGTTCTTAACCCCTTGTGCCAAAACCGCAGGAGAGGGAGATGTTAGAATACCAAAGAATGGAGAGTGGTGAGTGTGTGACATTATCTCGCGATTAAAATCCTTTTGGGTTGCTAGAAAATTATATAATATTTCGCGAGTATCATTTATCTGTATAAATATCTCCTGCAATGCTGAAACTAAATAATCGCCTTTAACTAGTGGCTGCATATCTTCGTCGTCATTGTTCGCGATCAGGTCTATTCCGGCATTAACATTCACATCTCCTGTTTGAGAGTTCTCAACATCTGTACATGTAACAAGTTTTATACCCTCTCGTCCGACGATTCGTATGGCATCCGCTTTGAGCGCTACTGCGGATGCGGGCTTAAGATATGTTGTGTTCCCCACCGTTCCGGGCCTAAGATCTAAATAATGATCAATATCAGATTTTTGAGAAATATATATGCGCGCGGCATCCATAGTGAAATTAGGATTTACATATACGGCCTCGTTCTGTGCGTCCATTTGTGTGGCTCGGCCGCCCATTCTACCTGCGACTAAATCAATCGCTGCACAATGAGTATTGCCTAGGCCGCCAAACCCATCACCAATAGTTCCGGGCCGATCCTTACCCAACACAATCCAAGAGTTGCCATTTGATATAATATCTTCTGCTTCTGCGGCGATATAGTTTGGAACGTCGGTGGGGGGAGTTTTTGCATTTCCCACCCCAGAATACATAAGTTTAGCCTCATCTGTCATCTCCTCAAACTGTTGTCTTACAGCAGGAGAAATCGACAATTGTATGGGCCTCTTGTTGTTTCCTTGTGGTGCCAGCATTGAAGGTTTCTTTAATTTAAAGGTCCCAAATGATCCTGCGCTATTGTCGTTTTCAGGTCCTGGATTTGTCAGGAAGCTGTTGTCTTCGTCTGCCATAATATAATTAGTATCCTATATCTTTTTTTTAATCAATGGGGGGTATGGGTCTGCCGGGGATCCCACCCTTGTTAACAACCTCAAGCAAACCTTGAGCAACTGCACCACGTTTTAATGTCCCCCTGTCGTCTAATACTCTTCCTGATTCTGTAACTTTTCTGTACCCCGGCTCAAAGCAACCAACGCATTTTTCAAATTTTATTGCTATTTGTTGGCCCCAGTATGTGCCATCCAGAGAACAGTCCGATACTTTACTCCCAAATATTCTTTTCATCTCTTCAAACATAAAGTCAAATTGTTTATCTGGGTCGTGTATGGCCGTAAGAAGAGCTTGTTTGTTCCCCGCGTGAGTTGGCCAAAATCCAAATTTTTTTGCAAATCTTACGCCACCGCCGCCGCAAACGTTCAATTGCCAATATCCGAAAGAACAATAATAATCTTCGCCGCCGGTACCAGTCCATTTAGTTTTCTGGCGTGGAGTAGTAAAAATGGCTCGTTCAGTACGTCTGGCGTTGGCGCCAAGATCGCTAACTTTGTCACCAACAGCATTGTTCCTAAAATTGGATTCACTTTTGGCATTCGCCACCATGCCAGCAATCATAGCATCACAGAACCCGGGGAATTTGCCACTTCCCTTCATTTTGTTGAAAAAGTCAATAGTATCCTTTACGGGTACCACTGGACCAGGAATATTCATGGGATCTAATTGAAAGCGTTGTTTCATGTGACTTTTCCAGGTGTCATCCATCTTAACGCCCGGTAGCTGAAACTGTATATCGGCCGGGCGCGTTAACAGTATAGGAGAAAGAGAATATTTATCTCCATATCTATACTCACAAACCAATCCTTCGGGAAGCCCGACGCCCTCAAAATCAGATCCTGGTGCACAAAATGCATCTGGCGCCATGTTAATTCTGCCCTGATGTATTCCTTTAACAGCGGACAAACTTTTGGGTGGCTCTAGAGCTGCGGAATTATATTCGATCGGCCAAACTTTATAAGTATAATACCTGGGTACTTCAGTAATCAACACCTCTTCGCTGACAGAGGTTGAATTAAAGTTGGCCCTAAGTAATTGTATCGGACTTGTCATCAAGGGCCTCTTTTGTTCGGTGCTTCTCAGTATTATAGCAAGCTGAGGACGATCGGATCCGCCGACTAAATCTTGTTCATATTGTGCCTTAGCTGGCGCTCTAAGCGTCTGAGTCGTAGAGGTTCGCCTTTTACTTAAAGAGTCCTGTTCCATGCTTAATTCCGCCTGGAGAAGCGAACCATTAAGCTCTCCGAATTTAATATCTGAAATAGTTTTATATTTTCTTGCCATACTAAGTCACCAAACCCGACCGGGGCCTCAGGGGATTCTTCCAGGTATCATCCATTTTGACGCCCGGCAGTTGAAACTGTATAGGGGCCGGCCTGGTTAATATTATGGGCGCCTGGGCATATTTATCTCCATATCTATACTCACAAACTAATCCGGGGGGAAGCCTAGTACCTTCAAAGCCGGTACCCGAAGCAACAAACGCATCTGGCGCCATATTAATTCTACCCTGGTGCATTCCTTTAACCTCGGATAGGTTTTTAGGAGGTTCGTGGGCAGCGGAAGGCCCCTCCGAAACCCAAACTTTATAAGTATAATACCTGGGTACTTCAGTAATCAACACCTCTTCACCGACAGAAGTCGAGTTAAAATTGGCCTTAAGCAATTGCGCAGAATTTGTCATCAAGGGCCTCTTTTGCTCGGTAGCCCTTAATATTATGGCAAAGGCCGCGCGGTCAGTGCCCTTGGCCAAATCTTGTTCATAAAGACTTTTAACGGGGGCCCTAAGTGCCTGAGTCGTAGAGGTTCGTCTTCTGCTTAAAGTTTGCTGAGCGGGGCTGAATTCTGCCTGTAAAAGCGAATCGTTAAGTTGGCCAAATTTAATGTCTGAAATATTTTTATATTTGTTTACCATGTTATATACCGTAGTTCGTCTATAATTACCCCCAACATTTACTTTTATGCGCTTGGGGCCGCCGTATGAGAAATATTTGCTAGCGGCGCCGCGGCAAGCAAGCGCTCGGCCCACGTTTTATATGAACTCTGATCAAAGTGCACCCCTGGATCATTAGCCTGATAAGTTAGGCCAGTCGTATGTGGTACCATGTCATACCAGGTTACAGATGTGTTGGAGAATATATTTCTTTGAAAATCTCTTATCTTTTGTCTCAAAGGGTCATAACCAGTCTGAGTTGAAAAAGAAGGGCCGAACCAATAAATCTTTGCACCGGTTGCAATAAGAAGTTTTGCCCACAACCTTAATCTTATTCCATACGCGGATTCTTTCTTAAAATATACACGACTGTCGTTTCCTCCAAGCTCTATGATAATGTGTTCTGGCCGAAAATTATTAACTTCAGAAAATAATTTACCATACGGATTCTCGATTTCCCAATAATCCCCTTCTGATTTCTGTCCCCAAGCTAGCACTCCAGTACCAGATTTCCACTGCGCATGCATTGTGATCCCCTTCGCTTTTAGCCCGGCTTTCAAAGTAGATCTAAAAGTGACTGACGAGGTTTGACTGTCGCCAATCAACATAAGGTTTCCAGGGATAATGGCTTGTGGAGCCGGGGGAACATTCATGTGTGTTTGTAATACAGCACCTTTCCAAGAATCATCTATTTTTACGCCTTGAAATTGAAATTGTTCGCCAGCAACTTTAGTAAGCACTATAGTGTCTATTCCATATTTATTCCCATATCTATACTCACAAACCAGCCCCGGCGGCAGCGATACCCCCTCTAGACTAGAACCCATTTCGGCAAACGCGTCTGGCGCCATATTAATTCTACCCTGGTGCATTCCTTTAACCTCGGATAGGCTTTTAGGAGGTTCGTGAGCAGCTGAATTATATTCAAGTGGCCAAACTTTATACGTATAATATTTAGGCACCTCGGTAACCAACACTTCTTCGTTAACGGAGGTCGAATTAAAGTTAGCCTTGAGTAGCTGTACAGAATTTGTCATCAAGGGCCTCTTTTGTTGGGTTGACCTTAGTATTAAGGCGTAGGCGGGAGAATCAAGACCCACGTTTAAATCAGGCGTATACCAGTCTGATCTGGCCGCTCTCCACGCACTTGAAATGGACGTGCGCCGATGGCTTAAGGAGTGTTGGTTTGGTGCGTTTTCGGCCTCAAGATAGGAGCTATTAAGCTCACCAAATTTAATATCCAAAAGAGATGTTTTTTTCCCACGAGACACTATTCAGTTTCTCTGTTTAGCACATCGTATATATCTGCTTTGTCTTCTTCTGAAAGTCCCTCAATGCCATGGCTTTGTTTCTGTAGAAGCGATGTTAGCTTAACCATCTGCTCATTAGAGCGCTGTAAGTTTTCAATGTATTTGGCTGCGATTGGACCAAGTTCGCGGCGAGTAGTTTCTCCAGTCTTCATATCGCCCATGGCCTCCATAAGAAGTGTTTTGGCCAATGCACGATCCTCCCGAATATTTCGGGTTGCTTCGTTGATATAATCTTCTAAATTTCTCCGCTTTCCCATTTTCCTTTAAATACCCTATATTTTTTACGAAGCTTATTAAGGTTATTAACCACTTGTTTGGTATTCAAACCCGTTATCTCTCTTAAGTATAAATAAATAGCTTTTTTATTGAAAATTTCTATATCGGCCGAGGACTCAAATATAATCTTAACCGCTTCAAGAACTTTTTTTTCATTATCCTTAAGCATATCCACGTCCCAACTAGACATCTCTTTAGTAAAATTCTGCCAAAATTCCTGCTCTTCTCTTATTTGGTCATATTGTTTCTCAGAAGATACCACATCTTCTTCAACTTTATTTATCATATCCTCAAGGTACACCTCTTTTTTGGCACGAGATGCGTTTTTCTTTACCTTGTGAATAAACCAGTTTTTAGTAACAACGCTAAAATATGAAAATGCTTTTGATCCCTTATCTGGATCATATTTATCAAGTATTGTAGTAAGCCAAATCTTACAGTCCTCTCTTAGAGAGTCAATGTTGGGAAGTGAGGTAAACCTATAAGTAAAAACTATTTTATTAACCATCTCGTTGAGTGCTGGCTGGATAAGCGCAACATAAAGCTCAGACTTGCGCTCTCTCGTGGTATTTGGTTGTGAATATTCTACTATTGCTTCTTCGTGAACCTTAGTAAAATAATAATTTTTAGTTCTCTTGCGCCGCTTCTTCTTCTTCTCTATCATCGTCATTCGCTAGTACCTCTTCAAGGGAATCTGTATCTGTTGTAAGCCCATATATCTGATCAAACCGTTGTACTTCTTCACGAAGTAATTTGGTTTTTAGTATTAGTTCCTCGATAATTGGTTCACCATGATACGCATCCATATTATATAAAGAGGTTACAAACCCTTCATACATACGTAATGCAATAAACAAATCTCCTAAATTATCCGACGTATATAAAAGTTTAGATAACACATTACTTAAATACCAAATCAATATAATATTAAAAGCCACCGATACTAATAAACCTAATACTAAATATGTCATCTGTTTTGCTCTAACTCATCCCGCTGCTTTTTTAATTCCTCTCTAGAATCCTTAATAAATTCTTCTGTTAGGTCACCCATTTTTCTCCCCTTTGCCTTCTTTTTACCATAAGAGGGCCTGGTTAAAAGCTTCACCAGGGCACCTCCACAGTCGTCGAGATCGCACTTTTTTAATTCTTCGTCAGAAGAATGCATCGTCATAAACTCTCTCTTACACAGGGCGCACCTATAGGCATAACGTGGCATATATATTGCGTGCTCTACTCCGTATCGTTCAAAACATTTTCAACGAAATCGGGAACAGTTTTTACTTCCACATCTTCTAAAGTTACTACGGGAGGGTTGGTTATGACCAGTTCTGATTGAGAGGTGCCATCCACTTGAAAATTCATTTCTTCTAATAGAGGAACTATATCAGTTTCCTCCATAAGACACTTTTGAAGCGCCATCATGAGGGCGCCCATCGCTTGGCTCGATAATTTCATTATCGCCTCGTAGTTTCTAGATTTTGTATTCTATCGTGTATACTTCGAAGATGTGCTTCCAATTGACGTGAGTGTTCTCGAAAAGCATCCCCCAACATTACCTCGACCAATTCTTTAACCTCTGCCTCAGAGACGTAGTTAAATAGATTTTCATTTTTTTTCTTGGTAGACATTTATATTCCTTTCTTGATTAGTCTATAATCAGCATTATACATCATTTCTGCTAATTCTTTAAAGTCCACTTTGGGACTCCAATTTAATTCTTTTTTTGCCTTACTCGGATCACCAAGTAAAAAGGGCACCTCGTGTGGTCTAAAAAGCCTGGCGTCTATTTTTACATAGTCGCTTGGATCTCCCAAACCAGCGTATTTAAACACATAGTTTAAAAATTCTTTAACCGTATGGCTTTTTCCTGTGGCGATAACATAATCCTCCGGAGCATCCTGTTGTAACATAAGCCACATAGCCTCTACGTAATCTCCGGCATATCCCCAATCACGGCGCGCGCTTAAGTTGCCCAAATACAATTCCTTTTGTAACCCCAGTTTAATCTTGGCGGCCGCCATAGTAATTTTTCTCGTAACAAACGTCTCTCCCCGACGAGGAGACTCGTGATTAAACAATATACCACTAGATGCGTGTAGATTATAGCTTTCTCTATAATTTCTTATCAAATTGTGTGCAAATACTTTAGCGCAGGCATAAGGGCTCGCTGGGCTAAAAGTGGTCTCTTCATTAAACGGAGGAAGTGGATTATCACCGAACATTTCTGAAGATGATGCTTGGTAAAATTTAGAGTCCGGACAAATTTCTTTGTATGCGTTTAACAATCTCAACGTGCCCATTGCAATTGTATCAACCGTTTCTTCTGGCACATCAAAAGAAACACGTACGTGCGATTGCGCCCCTATGTTATAAATTTCGTCGGGCATATGTTTATATAGCAGCTTCCAAAAGCATCCTGCATCGTGTAGATTTCCGTATTCTAAAATAAAATTAACGTTATTAAATATATGATCTATTCTGTCGGTAGCTAATAAAGATGTGCGTCTTTTGACGCCTATTACACGATATCCTTTTGATAGCAGAAGCTCCGCTAAATATGATCCGTCTTGGCCCGTAACTCCTGTTACTAGTGCTGTTTTCATATGTTTTTCCCTCTATAGTTTAAATTGTTTATCAAAAAATTTTCCACAATTGCAATTATTTTTAAAAAAGTTTTTGGTTTCATCATTGAATAAGTAAAAGATATACGAATTCAGCGAGCGCTCCAGTTCTTCTTTGGTGCCCTCAGAAAATCCATCACAATAATGCCATACTTTAATCTGTCTTCCGTCTACAGAGTATAGTTTACCATCTTTAACTGTAAAGTTTCTAATATTTATTGATTTTTCTTGCATAGCCGAGCTTATGTAGTCGAATCTCAAAGGCGGTATTTCGGCCGGGGTAGGGGCCATAAGCCCACGTTCCTCCAGAAACTTAAAAATTTTAGGAAATTCTTTCGGTTGAGGGGCGGTGCCTCCTCTTAGAAAAAATTCTATATCATCCGAAAATTTCGCTTGTACGTTGTATATGGGCACGTGAGGTTCGAGATGACGCCCGGGCGTGTAATGGTTCGATCGAGGGCGATCATGATCGGAATCGACTATTTTAATTTTAATATCGGGAATAACCATACGGTGTTCTTTCATATATCTATGGTTAAGTTCCCTAGATACCGTGATTCCCTCTGTGTCTTGAGGTGCAGATCCGGCATAGTCTACTGACAATTTTGATAAAATATTTACAATATTTACCCCACCCTGTTCGGCATAGAATTCATGGGTAGGTCTGATTTTTCGATTATAGAAAAGCTCCCAATAATCTAAAGACGCATCAACAACAGCCTTTAAACCGGAAGTACCATTAAAACATATTACATCAGCATTTATATTTTCGTAGAATATGCGCACGATACCTTGTTTGTCGGATTTAATAAGTTCCGTTTGAGCTTCGTGCACATCTACATTATAATAATAATCATACTTAAGCTTGGGCAATGGTGTAAAGGCATCATAATGTAAAATCAGCGTAGGTTCATAAATAGTTACAACGTCGCCGTCGCCGCGGCGCCACGGAAAAGTTATTTGATAGTCGTAATCTAAAGTACCTAATATATCATGATCATTTTCTTCTACAAATTCAGATAATCTTGCGCAAGTAATGGTGTCGGCGCCTAGAATAATTAATTTATCATACTGTTCTTTTTCCATTAACTCTAGTGCTAATGCATAACGAAAAATGCCGTGATTATTGTGATATTCTGTTTCAAATTCTTGTGTCGTTTCATATTCTTCTACATTGTCGTTTGTTACAAAATGAAGTGTAACATCCGGATGAAATTTAGAAAAACTATTAACAGCGCATTTTGCTATCTTCTCGTGAGCAGCACCGAGGGCATATATTAAGCAGCCTATTTTCATTTTTCACAAACCCTTTGCTCGTTATACCATTTAAAAACCTTCATTATACCATCTCTAAAAGGGGTAAATTCAAAATTGCCAATTAGGTTTAACAACTCTTTATTGCTTCCGTCTTTTCTATATTGTCCATCTAGAAATTTATTA